ATGCGATTTAATAAAACTCCCGACGATAATATTCTAAATATTATTACAGACTGTTTTGAAAATCATGACTATGATGCAGACGGCCTGGGTGTAAGTGTGTATGGCGACGATAAGTATTATGAAGATTATATTCTGGAAAAACTTCACCAGCTTGAACCAATGCTTGCGAGCGGAAAAATTACATACCACGGAGAAGATGAAACATACTGGAGATTTATTCTGAACAACGGAGAATGGAAAGAAGAATACGGGAAAATCTATTATGAATCTGACACACCGTCTAAAGTAGAAAAGAAAGACATTCCGGAGTTTCTTGGTCAGATAGTTGATATCTTTGAAGATGTACTGGAAAAACATAATATTTCACAAAACAATGAAGATCCAATTATCTACGGAGATATCTACGATATGATAACAGATGAGCTGAATCTGATGATGAAACGGTGGTCTATTTATGAAGCTTAAAGAATTGTTATCAGATAACAGACTTGCTATCGAATACAGGACAATACATCCAGAATACGGAGATATTCTCACGGGAAGCTGCCACTGGAACGGAACTGAATTAATTCCGGACGACGGCGACATCTATTCCATTGAGGATGAAATCGAAAAATATGTATTTATCCAGCGTTACGATGGCCTCCCAGATGATCTGACTATCTGGTATAAGAGTGACTGGGTATAAGTTGAAGCTCCTTTTAAACACATTGTTAACAATGAGAAAATTAGGAATCATATAAAAAAGGAGAAGCTGAATGAAGTTATATACATTACCGTTTTGTCCTAAATGCGAACTTGCTAAATCCAAACTGGATGAAGCTGGTTTTTCTTATGAGATTGTCTGCGATGAAGAACAGGCAAGAACTATCGGTTTGAAGGTTGCGCCGTGTTTGGTTACTGACTCCGGTAAACAATACGGCTTGAAGGAAATCATTTCAATTTGTAAAGGGGAAGGTTATTTTGAATGATTTCAAATATGCTGACAAGCAAAAATATTTAGATTTCATAGAAGACTATTCTAACGCATCAAATGCTGCGACTGGCAGTAAGGTAGATGCAAATGCAAACGTAGAAAAGAAAACCGTTGCAACGCTGGCCGGAGAAATCTATAAAAAAGAAGGTATAGGAATGAATCGGCTGGCTATGCAGCAGAGACTGACTGAATTATATGGAAAAGAACTGGCAGATCAATATATCGAAGATCTCGATAAACATAGAATCTACAGACACGATGAGACATGCGTAGTTGGAACCCCTTATTGCGCTTCGATCACAATGTATCCGTTCTTATTGCATGGTCTCAAGAAACTTGGCGGATCGTCAACCGCACCGCATAATCTAAGATCTTTCTTAGGTTCTTTCATTAATCTGGCTTATGCGGCAGCAACAGAATTGGCGGGCGCAATAGCAACGCCTGAGTTCCTTCCCTATATGGATTATTTCATCCGTAAGGAATACGGTGACGATTATTACACGCATGCTGATGATATCGTAGACCTCTCTAAAAACAAGAGGACTATTGATAAAGTAATAACAGACGGCTTTGAACAAGTTGTATACTGTCTTAATCAGCCTGCAGGGGCTCGGAACTCGATGGGTTCCCTTTTACGGTAACGTAATTGCAAAAAACGTGGTGAACTTACAAATGTAAGGTGTCGCATTATGCGGCTAACGGTAGAAGCTAAGTATTATGTAAGAGTATTGTATAATAAATAAAGAAAGGAGGACACTTATGCCAGCTCCATTGATTGATATTACTGGTTTAAGATACAGTAAGTTGTTCGTAAAGAAACGAGTTGAAGATTATATATCTCCAAGTGGAATAAGGTTTTCACAATGGTTATGTCAATGTGACTGTGGTAATGAAACAATTGCAAGAAAAACACATCTAACAGATGGTACAAAAACAAGTTGCGGTTGTGAAGCTAGAAGACTAACGTCTGAAAGATCTATGAAAGACCTAACAGGACAACGTTTTCATATGTTGGTTGCAAAAGAAATTACCGACCCAATGAAAAAAGAATATTGTAAACTACATAATATTCCTTTATTCGAAATAAGATATGATGAAAATATAGAAGAATCAATCAATACAATACTTAATGAAATATATGCTAATACCGTGCCAAGTTCTGAATAATCAGAAAAGGTGTAACGACTAGGTGTAAACCGTACACGACCGGTGAAATTCCGGCGTGGAAGTGCCACGCCCCTAGAAATAGGGTGAAGAGATAGTCTAAGCCGCTAATAAATATCGGGAAACCGACGGTAGTAACTGATCAATCAATTTTCTGGAACATTGCTTATTTTGATAAGTATTATTTCAACGGTATGTTTGAAGATTTCGTGTTCCCCGATGGAGACACAATGAAATGGGAATCTGTATCATGGCTGCAAAAACGCTTTATGACATGGTTCAACGAAGAACGCCGTCGTGCAGTCATAACGTTCCCGGTAGAAACTATGAACCTTCTTGATGACGGAGAAAAGTATCTCGATCAGGAATGGGCTGATTTTGCAGCTGAGATGTGGAGTAAAGGTCATTCATTCTTTATGTACCGTTCGGACAATGTTGACAGTCTTGCTTCGTGTTGCCGTCTCAGAAATGAAATTGAAGATAACCAATTCTCTTACACGCTTGGAGCTGGTGGTGTGTCTACTGGCTCTAAATGTGTAATTACAATGAATCTGAATCGTATTGTTCAAGACAAATATAACGAATTGAATGAAGCTCATTTAATTTCTGATTTCGATTCTTTAATTATGAAAATCAATGAAGCAGTTGACGAACAGGTAACAAGAATCCATAAATACTTAACTGCTTTTAATACGATTCTCGAAGACAGAAGAAAAGCTGGATTAATTCCGCTTTATGATGCTGGATTCGTATCTCCAGAACGCCAGTATTTAACAGTTGGCATCAACGGCGGAGTAGAAGCAGCAGAGTTTCTCGGCTGCGATATTAAACCAACGGATGAACGCTACGAGAAATTTATGAATAACGTTCTGAAAACAATCTACGAAGCTAACAAGCGAGACAGGACTCATAAGCTGATGTTTAACACGGAGTTTGTGCCTAGCCTTTTTAGTGGGCACGTTAAATCTTCTCTAATTGACTTGGAACTCCCAATGGGACAACAAGGGGCAAGCGTAATGGTAGCCTGAACGACTAAATGAGAAGACGCAGAAATGCGAAGCGATAGTCTGAACTGCATGGTAACATGCAGAGAAGCGGTCGAGTGTAAAGACACTCTCGGAAGTACCGTTTCCGCCAATTGTAATGAGACATTCGAGAAAATACGTAATGGAGAAATGCTACAGAAAGGAAGTGTAATTATGATCTGTAACATTTGCGGACGCTCAGACTCTGAATGTCATATTAGAAAAATAAAGAATATGTATCTTTGTCCACGGCACACTACACAATACTATAGAAATGGATCTTTCAACGACAACACAATTTATCAACCTAACGAATATATAATATATGATGATTATGCTGAAATAATCTTAAAAAATAAAGATTGCAAAGAAGTTGGAAGAGCTATTATTGATATTGACGATGTTGACAAGTGCAAAGAATATAAATGGCATATAAGAAAAAGTAATAACGCTCAATACGTTATCGCGTCAATCAAAGGTTCTCAAAATAAAAAGATTCATTTACATAGATTGATCATGAATTATGATGGCAAATTAGATATAGATCACATCAACATGAACGGTCTAGATAATAGAAAAAAGAATTTAAGAATTGTAACTCACTCTGAAAATAAAGCAAATAATAAATTTATTGGAGTGAAACTTGTTCCATCTGGAAGATGGCAAGCATCTATTTGTCGAAACTATAAAACAATTTATATTGGAACTTTTGATTCAAAAGAAGATGCAATAAAAGCCCGTGAAGAATTTATAAAATCATTACAATTGGTCAGTTAAGTAACAGAATGGCAGAAAATCTTGGTGTCAAGCATGCCAAGTGGGATTCAGAAGATGGTTACAGAGTCCCACGCAAGTGTTACAACAGCTACTTCTATCTCGTAGAAGACCCAACTACAACTATTATCGACAAGTTTATTTTACACGGAAAGAAATTCACACAGTACCTCGACGGCGGTTCTGCGCTGCATTGTAACCTTGATGAACATCTTACAAAAGCACAGTATCGCAAGCTGATGGATATCGCTATCCAAACTGGCTGCCCGTATTTTACTTTTAATGTGCCGAATACAGTCTGTAAGGACTGCGGACATATTTCAAAGATGCGGCTCAAAGCTTGTCCAAAATGCGGATCAGAAAATCTCGACTACGCAACTCGTGTGATTGGGTATCTGAAACTCGTCTCATCTTTCTCTGAACCGCGTCAGCAAGAAGAACACGAAAGATATTATGCAAACCTTCCGGAAAACAACACAGGTGAACAAGATGCTTAAATATTTAAAAGGTACAATCGTTATGCAGGAGGTTCCAGATGAAATATCTCTTGCTATTGTAATAGCCGGGTGCCAACATAAATGTCCTGATTGTCATTCAAAATACTCTTGGGACGAAAACCAGGGGCAACCTCTTTTGCAGAATCTCCCAATTATCTTAAAGGAATATGCAAAATATGTTTCTTGCTTTTGTTTAATGGGCGGAGATCAGGATCAATTCGAATTAACAGAAGCATTTAAACAGGCGCATAAAGCAGGTTTGAAAACTTGTTTGTACACCGGGTTAGACGATATGTCTCAACTAAATCTGAATCTGCTAAAAGAACTTGATTATGTAAAACTTGGAAAGTTTGATAAATCTCGCGGCCCGTTAAGTAATCCTAATACTAATCAGAAAATGATGAAGAAAGATTACTCACCGTTTGGAGATATTGAAGACTGGATAGATGTCACTTATAAGTTCTGGGTAAAAGAAGATTTAATTTAAAAACATGTCATATCTGGTGGGAACATTCGAAAAAATGCGTAATGGAGAATAAAGGAATATTACAGAAAGCAAGGTGAAATTATGTCTGATAAGACTAATTTAAAAACTGTTTTTGCAATAGATCCGGGAAATACTTATAGCGCTTATGCTGTCATGGCAGAACAAGAAGGAAAAGATTACAAGCTGTTAGAGTTTGGAAAATACATCAACAAAGAATGTATGCAGAAAATGATCGACTGGATAGACAGACAGTATCCTCCCGACGTTTTAGTGATCGAACGAGTTGCCAGTTATGGCTTAGCGGTTGGCAAGGAAGTTTTCGAAACCTGCGAGTGGATTGGTCGATTTTCTCAGGAATCAGAAAAATATATTCCTGTTGAATATATTTACAGGAAAGATGAAAAAATAACAATTTGCGGCAGCATGAAAGCGAAAGATACCAATATAAGACAGGCTTTAATAGACCGCTTCGCAACAAAAGATTTTAAAAACGGAAAAGGAACAAAACGTGATCCGGATTTTTTTTACGGAGTATCTAAAGATTGCTGGGCGGCAATTGCAATTGCCTGTACGTATTTGGATATGAAAAATGAAAACCAGAAAATCACACAATTGATACATTAATTGATCTATTAGAGCGCCACAGCTTGGAACGAGAAACGACTCGTCGACCAGCGTACTCGGGAGCGATGGAGAGTCTGATCAACTCATCCACAAGAGGGGGTAGGGCTTGTGGGTTTAAAAGAAAGGATTCAATATGGCACGAAAGAAAACTTACATTTACAGAATGCTTATTGGAAATAACGAAGAAATTGAGGTTAACATATATGTATATGCAAGAAACGCCAATACCGCGTGCGATTTTTGCAGAAGGATATATAGTGATAAAAAATACAATACATACAAGGCAATTAAAGTTGGCCTTTCTCATATAATCAGAGAAACACAGGTTGTTTCTGAATATGAGACTCAGAAACTTAATAACTCAATTGCTTCTAAAGGTGATAAATACAGTGAAAGAGAAGTGAAAGTGCCTGAATTCATCACAAAAGAAGAAATGAGTGAACATATATGACAATATTGTTTTTTAGAGTAGAAGATGTTCTTAATTTCCCTGAAACAGAAGCAAGATCGCCAACCGGACGGATTGGGATTGTTGATAGACTTGTAAAGGAATTAAAAAAGAAACTCGACGAAACACCTGTTGGAACACAACTTGTGCTATACGGTAACTGGACAAGCGACTGGAATTTCAATGAGGAGAAATGCACAGAGGATGGTAAGTATTTAGTTAAAAAACTTGAACGTAGAGGCCTTCATATTATGGATAAAGCTACGGGGGATGATCCTATAACAAACTATATATCCAGAAAGCATGTTGAAAAACATTGGGTGCTTGCGTAATGGAAACAAATAAATCAGTTGTTTTTCTTCTTTTTGGTATTATTGTGTCTCAGCTTATATTAATCATCCTGAAGTTAACAAATGTTATTAACTGGAGCTGGGGATGGGTTTTCTCGCCTTTGTGGGTTCCTTACTTACTCTCTATGTTAGCTGGGATTATTTTAGTTATATATTTATTCGCACACAACTTAAAAGAAAGGATCTTCCGAAAACATGGATAAAGATTATCTAATTGTGAAAAATCCAGATAAAGAATTCAGAGAAGAAGTAATTCGCCGCATTAAAGCAAATAACGGATATTGTCCGTGCAGATTTGAACGAACGCCTGATACAAAATGCCACTGCAAAGAATTAAGAGAAAACGGAGATTGTATTTGCGGCTTGTTCATAAAAGTTCCTTGTAAAGAAGTAACAGAGGAGGAGTAATATGCAAGGTGTTGCAGAATTTCATAAGGTGTCTTTCAATCAATTTTTACAGGATTCTAAGAAAACTGGTTTCGTTGATGATACAACGGATTCTGAAATTGTAAAAGCAATCTGGGAAAGTATTAAGCTGCCACAAAGAGCTACCGGCGGATCTGCCGGATATGATTTTTATCTGCCATTTAATTTTTCGTTGGAGTCTGGCAGAACTGTAACGATTCCAACCGGAATCAGGATTGATATGCAGCCCGGATGGTTTCTTGGGCTTGTTCCGCGTTCTGGGCTTGGTTTTAAACACGGTATGTGGCTGTTGAATACGTTTGGAGTAATAGACAGCGATTACTATTATGCAGATAACGAAGGTCATATTATGGCTAAAATCGCCGCAAGAAGCAATATGTGTTTACAAAGCGGAGATCGGTTTATACAAGGCTTATTGATTCCGCATGGCATTACCAGATCTGATTCTACTCTTGGATTTAACAGGACTGGCGGGTTTGGATCCACAGGAGAATAAACATGAACAAGTTAACAATAAACAATCTCATATTTAAATGCATGTTGTCTGATCGACTTTCAGACCGAATGAGATATGGAGCAGAAGCAAAACAGAAAGTTAATGAGTTGGAAGAAACTTTTAATGAGTTAATCGAAAAATTAACTCAAGCAAGTGAAAAATTACTCGAAGCAAGCAAAATAATTTCAGATCAAACAGAATTGCTTGAATGCTGCTATTCTGCACTTGGCGACAGAGCATCCGACATCGTAAACACTTGGCAAATATTAAAACAAAGATTAAAAAAGAAAGGATTAAATAATGAGCATCGAGAGTTACCCGATTTCAAACAAAACAAACAACGAGTTGATTCCAACAACTATGAATGAAATCAAGCCTATGCTTTGCAAAGATAGCCACGGTGACGCTTATGTTTGTATTGACTGTACGTCTTCATGCGACTTTGGAAAAAGAGCTGTCGAACTTTTAGAAAAAGAAACTAAAGGACTTGTAGGAAAAATGAGCAAGAAACAAATTTGTGATGCTTCCAGAAGAGTTGAAGCAATGGAGAATTATCTTGAAGCAATGTCTGCGCCAGATCCTGTAGGATTCGTAATTCAGAAGTACGGCTGTGAAAACATCCGGATTGCAAAAAATAAAATCTATCAATGGCAGCATAACTATGGCACAAACCTTGGTATGATCTCTAATAGAATTAGAGAGATTAAAGACGAAATAGCTGCCTCTCAAACAAATGTGAATAAAGATCCAGTCATAAAAAAGGACGCCTCAGTGAAAGAAAATTTACAGTCAAACACTATAGAAGACAAGAAGCTTACAAAACGACAGGAAGATAAGATTTCACAAAGCCATCTCGAACAAATGAGACTAGATTATGAAGATGAATATTTAAAATTAGCAAAACAAATTGAAGATTATAAGAAAGAGATCGAAGAGTGCGAAAACAAGATGGAAAATATTGTTGATCGCATTAAATCCATCAGAGCCGTACTTGATATTTTCAAGGAAAAGGATGCCAAGTACGTTTAAAAGGAGGTGATTCAAAATGACCCCACATGAATTAATTCTCAAACTTTCTTCATACCAGGGGCCTTGTTAGTATGCGCTTCTGTGCATACTGCCCGGAAGATCATAACACCGCAGAAGTAAAAGAATGCGTAGAAAAAATGTACAAAGAAATATATGCGTTACAAGCGGACAAAGATAAGCTGCTCGAAGCCATTATAAAGCTTCGGGCAGCATATCGTTCTGCTACAGGAAAGGACTATAAAGATGAAGATTATTCTACCGAAGACTGAAATACTTAGACCAACTCCCACACGGGAAGCGGTAGAAGCAATTTATAAAAACATCGAAATCGCAGGACGAACCTGCTATAAAAGCGAAGATAAAATCACACCGGAAAGCGCAAAAAAATTTGTGAGCGGACTTATTAAACGCGGCCATGAAGCAATGATTGAACATGCTTCGATGACAGTACGGTTTACTGTAGATCGCGGAGTTTCTCATGAAATTGTTCGGCACAGGATAGCATCATTCGCACAGGAATCAACTCGTTACTGTAATTATTCTCAAGATAAATTCAGTAATGAGATTACGGTAATCAAACCTTTTTATCTTCAGGAAGGAACTACTGCTTATAATGCATGGTACGCAGCATGTAAGCAAGCAGAAGAATCATATTTTGCAATGCTTAACGCCGGATGTACGCCGCAGGAGGCGAGAGCTGTACTGCCTAATAGTTTAAAAACTGAACTTATCGTTACAATGAATATGCGTGAATGGAGGCACTTCTTTAAGTTAAGAGCTGCTGGTACAACAGGCAAACCTCATCCGCAAATGGAAGAAGTTGCAATTCCACTTTTAAAAGAATGTCAGAAACTTATGCCTGAACTATTTAACGACGTTATAATTGAAGGTAAGTAAAATGCATTTAATTCGAATTAAAACAGAAAATCTCGGTTTAGTTTATATTAACTTAGAAGATATCTCATTATTCTATTTCGATCCGAGCATCAATAAAACCAATATTGAAACAAAAAATAAAAAAGTTTTTGCCATTTCAGGTGACTGTACGATTAAGTTGTCTAAAATAATTACAGTTTCAACAAATGGAAACACAACCACTTTGGAGTAAATATGGAAAGATTAAATATGAATAGAATAATTGATTACAAAGATTTTCAATTTGACGAGCATGTACAAGTAGGCGACATAATAATCATAAATAATGAGTACTATACTATTACACGAATAACTTACGAGGGCGATGACAACTGTGTTCCTATAATAAAATATGAATGTGATAGATTAGGAACGTTTCCTGATACAAGAGATATGCCTCCCTTTACTGATCATGTTGTGATTAACAAACTAATGCACACTGAACCATTTTTTCAAACAGAAAAAGAAATATCTGAAGATGTAAGAAAAGAATTTATGAAATTATTGGAGTAAAAAATGACAACAGAAGAAAGAATTGAAACATTCATTTTAATGTGCGAAAAGATGAACTTTAACCTTACAGATAATTTCTCAACATGGTTGAGTGAAAACGGTTTCTTTACAGCTCCGGCATCAACTAAGTATCATGGAGCTTATGAAGGCGGTCTTTTTGATCACAGTGTCGCTGTCACAAAACGACTGATTCAACTGACTGTAGATAATAAACTTTCTTGGCAAAGAAAAGAAAGTCCATTTATCATTGGTATGTTCCATGACCTTTGTAAATGCGACCAATATGTTGTTGTTGCAAACCCTGAACCCGTGATCAAAGAAAGCGTAGCAATATGGGAAAATCATTACGAGTATAACGAAAATACCATCCTGAAAGGACATGGAGCAAAATCTGTTATCCTGCTTTCTCAGTTTATCACTCTTACAGAAGAAGAAATGTTATGTATAAGATATCATATGGGGCCATACGAAAAAGAAGAATGGCGAGAATATGATTTAGCTATCCGTAAAACAAACGGATTATGCCTGTGGAGTCATACAGCAGATATGTTGGCCAGTAAAGTTGACGACATATAAAAAGGAGATATATGATGACATATACCGCATCACCAATTACACCAGTTTATATTGGAGACGCCGCAATAAACTCTGATGTAATTAACAATAATTTTAGGATGTTTAGCACGGCTATAAATACTACAACCGCAAACGTAAAACAATTGTCAGACTATGGTGAATACTATATTGACGATAAAATAAAACAATCCGAAGAACGCATGGCTAATAAAATATATAACATCATCTCTGAAATAATTGAAATTAATATGACAAAAGATGAATTTGTTAAAATGTTATTATCTGACGAAACGAGTGATGCTTAATGGTTAAGTGCGGCGATCAATGTACTCCATGCTGCGACTTTTGCGTATTTGCTGTGCATGAAACATGGGAAGATAAGGAATTAGGCGGAACAGTATACGGCGGCCCCATACATTGCGAAAAACATCCAGATAAAAAACACGATTTGATTTGTGAAAACTGTGGCTATTGTGAAGATTTTTATTGTTTCAAGGCAGAATCGGAGAAAACAAGAGCTGAAAGACGACATAAAGACTTCCAAAAAGCGATAAGAAAAAAGAAAATCACAAACACTTGGAATGACGGAAATGACTATTATAAAGGACTTCATCAGTTCAGTAAAAATAAAATACATTGTTCTTGTCCTCTGTGTGCAACAAAAACAAGAGGGAAAACTGCAAAGAAACAAGGTTCTGCTGAAAACTGGTCAATAAAAGATAAAAAAAGAATTGAAGATATGAAAGAACAGGAAGAGGAAGAATGATCGGAAAACTTTCGGGACTCACATTCAACCGTGACGGAACCCAAAATATTACAGTAACAGTCAATGCTGACTTTTCAACTGAATACGATGAATTAAAAGAAAAAGATATCAACATCGAGATTAAGAAGTATTCAAAAAGAAGATCATTAGATGCTAATGCCTATTGCTGGGTTTTAATTGACAAAATAGCTGAAAAGACAGGAGAAAAGAAAAGCGATGTCTATCGGCATGCAATTAAAGAAATCGGTGGCGTCTCTACAATAATCGTTGTAAAAGATGAAGCAGCCGATTCACTTTGTGCCGGATGGGAAACACACGGGACTGGATGGATGACTGAAAAAACAGTTAACAGAAAATATCCTAACTGTACAAACGTCACGCTCTGGTATGGTTCTTCTGTTTATGACACGAAACAAATGCATGATCTGATTGAAAGCTTGATTCAGGAAGCTGAAGGCCTCGGTATTCCTACTATTACAGAAAAGGAAAAAGAACAGCTTCTTGGAAAATGGACGGTTAAACAAGAAGGAAAACAAAAGAATGAGTAAAACAAATTGTATTAATTGTGGCGCGGCAAAAGATACCGACGAGATTAAATGCCCATTCTGTGGCACAACATATCTTGATTTGACATCTATCGACTTCGCTTCCGGTGATCCTGTTGTATGTCAGTTTGTCTTGCCTGACAACATAACAATCGGCGATTCAAAAGCAAGAGCTGTTATGTCGATGTTAGCAATACCGCGCCTGGAAAACATGTCCATAGAAGCAAACAACACAAGTATATATGGTGACTGGGACCATCCGATGACTACGTTTACAACTGGTTATGACATGAATATCGGTGTATCTTTTAAACCAATAGAAAGGAAAGACAGATCTTTATTCACACTTACGACGTTAGAAACAGGTGGTGATTGATATGGCAAAAAGTATTATGCAGGCTGAAAAGAAATGTTACATATCCGGCGCTGAGTATAATTTAGATTGCCATCACATATTATGACCGGAACAGCAAACAGAAAAATCTCCGATAAATGGGGAATATGGTGTTGGCTCCGGCATGATATACATATGGATCTGCACGACAGAAATAAAGAACTGGAAATCCAATTAAAAAAAGAAGCTCAGAAAGTATTTGAAAAGCTCTATTCACATGAAAAGTGGATGGAGCTTTTTAAAAAATCTTATTTGTAAAAAATAGAGGTAAATATGCTGTTTATTAGTATTTTATTGTCTGTGTGGTTTGTACTTTGGATTGCATATGCCGTATTTATTAAAGACATTGGAAAGCTTTTTGGTTTATGGATGGAGATTCAGGACGAAGAAGAACATCCTGAATTGTTGTTAGAAAAATCAAGTGAAATCTACCATTTAAACTGTAGCCATTGCAACTATACGTGGTGGTCAATCGAACCACATACAAACTATTGTCCAAACTGTGGAGAAAAGTTAAAATGAACAAAGAATGGCCTGAACGGACGAACGTTTTCGAGAATTATTTTGAAAATTATGCGAACATTTTCGAGAATAATTTTGAAGATTATTTCAATGGAATAGTTTTATATGAATCTATAATAAAAAATATTAAAAATAGAAATCAAACAATAGGTATGTCTACACAGAAAACAGAAGAACAAACTGATATTTCTTCGTGGCTGGATTTATTAAACTAGAGGTGCAACATGACAATTGAAGACATAAAGAAAATGGATAAGGAAGTTCTTACCCCTGGCGACGTTGCGTCCATTTTAGGATGCGATCCTAACGTGATTCGCTTTCAGGCCAAAGAAAACATTAAACAATTAGGATTTCCAGCTGCTAAAATCGGCAGCCGAGTTAAAATTCCTAAGCAGGCATTTATTGCATGGTTTGAGGGAAAAACAACTTAAATTTGATTTAGCCGATACTATATGATATAATGCAACTCGACAGCAGGACACGCAAGATTAAAGCTGTTAGGTAGTACGGTCGGTAGTAACACAATTTTTTATAAGTTGCAACAAACCAGAAACCTTGAAAAACAATACGGAGCGGTATCGAAGCGGTCATAACGGGGCTGACTCGAAATCATACATTACAAACAACAGAAACCGTTGAAAATCAACGGTTTCTTTCATTTTAAGCTGCATTTGGTCGGTAATAGTTAGGTAGTAGAGCAATCATTTGATTGTGTCCGTGACTGCTTTCAGATCTTCAAGCGGACTGCTTTGATACTGACTGCGAGTAAAATTGTAATCAGTATGTCCAATCAGCGCAGCTTTATCTCTATCGTCGCCTTGTGCATGCTTGAGTTTATCCGCATAAGTATGCCGGGCAGAATAAGGAACTTTACCCCAGATTCCCAATGATTGAGTGATTGGCTTAAAAACAGATTCATTATAATAGTTTGTTGTCATTTTTCGAAATCCAACAAACTCTTTTGTGTGAATCCGATAACAGTACATTGGAAATAAGTAATCCGTTCCTTCTATATTAATACGCTCTAAAATATAATCAATTATCTGTTTTGGAATAACAACATTTCTGTCGATCCCGGCTTCAGTTTTTATGCCTTCTGTAATATAGTAGACTGTTTCGTTGTCAATGACTGTTGATTTAACCTGATCTTTCTTAATTTCAAGAAATTCACCAGGCCGAAACCCAAGATAGCATTGGCAATATATATACTCAGCATAACGTGTTTTTCCAATTAAACCTTTTATTGCTTCAACTTCAGGCGGAGTCAGCGGGTGACGTTTTGTTGTTGTGTGTCTCCCTATATATAAGTTATCAGTAACATCCTTCTGAATGATGTTTGCATCTACAGCATATCCCCAGATAAGACCGGCTGTAACTTTCATTAATTGGTGCGTTCTCTTACCAGCTGGACATTTATCCATGCAAGCTTGCAATTCTGCAGCTGTAATAGTTTCAATTCGTCTGTATTTTAAATCTGCAAAATGATTGTATGCTTGTTCGTAACCTAATAATGTTTTAGGTTTGACTCTGTTTTTATAGAATTCTTTCCATTTTTTAAAAACTTCATCTAACATGGTAGTATTGACTTTAGGAGATTCACCGTTTAGCAATTTATTAAGTGCAGCTAATGCATCCTTTTTTGTCTTAAAGCCGCTAATTGTTTTCTTGATAGGAGATACATGTTTTCCTTCTTCTTTAGGCGGCTTCCATCCAACAACGATTTGAGCAATCCAGCATTTTCTGTCTGAGCGATAAAAGACAGATCCTTGTTTATTTCCTCTTGACTTCGGTTTGCCCATTATTTGTGCTCCTCTCATACAATAACGCTATTATAATAGGAAGAAAAGGATCATGTCAAACGTAGGAGGTAAGAATGAAAATAGATTTAGAAGCATACATTTATCAATTAGAAAAAGATGCAACCAACGCGATTTACGAGGGTCGCAATAAAGCTTACGCAAAAGGAATACGAGATGCCATTAAAGAAGCTAAACTTTTTGCGGAACCTGGACATAAAATAAAACCAGCAATACAAAAAATAACTTCATCTAAAACTGGAGATCTTGTAGAATATACTGTCTGCGGTAACTGTAAAACATGGGTTCTCGAAAAAGAAGCTCTTTATTGCGGACATTGTGGTCAAGAAATCGACTGGTCAGACTATAAAGATGATGTTAAAAATGAAGCAATCTGATTAACTATGTAGGAAAATCGAAAAACATATAAAAACAAATAATCATTTGATACTAAACCGACAATAAAAAAGGAGATTTATTATGAACAAGGTAGAACTGATTGAAAAACTGCAGTACAAAACTAAAACCCCTATTGCCAAAGCCGAAGTAGAACGTATTGTTAATGGATTTATGGACGAAGTAAAGAATGCTGTTGCCAACGGAGACTCTGTTCAGCTGACTGGATTCGGAACGTTTGAAAATCGTAGGCGTGCTGCTCGTGAAGCACGCAATCCTCAGACTGGGGAAGCAATTCTGATTCCGGAAAAGAGAGTTCCTGCTTTCAAACCCGGCAAGGCGTTTAAAGATGCTGTAAACAAGTAATTATTTAGAAATTATATTTAATAAAAGATAATATTGTCGGTTTAATATATACGGCCCCGTCAAAAGGCGGGGCCTTTCTTATGGAGGAAAATAAAATGCATGTAATTACCGCAAGATGGAGTAGTAAATCTAGCACTTCTTATATAGCCGGTTTAGAAAAACTATACCAATCTGGAAAAATAACAAAAATTGATTATATTTCTATGAAAGGTGCGGCGCTAGTAATGCTATTTGGATATCCAGAAAATGAAATCTTAAAATGGATGGAAAAAGAACTATCGCAAATAAAAGAAGGTGAAAAGAATGGCGAATATAGAGGAAGTAATTAAAGGATTAGAATTTTGTGCAAGGCCTGGACTAAAAGGGTGTTTATACGAAACAGATGAATGTCCATATATAAATAACGGATGTAGACTACAAATGGAAGCGGATGCTCTTGTATTGCTAAAGGATCAACAAGAAATTGTTAAGTGTAAAGATTGTAAACATCGTGATCCGGAAGACAAAAAATGTGATTGTGGACATGCTATCCAATGGCAGTTACCAAGACTTGACAATTGGTACTGTGCAGATGGGGAAAGAAAGGATTTAACAAATGACAACTGAACGAATGATTGAACTGCTGGAGATTGAGCACGAGTGTATGAAACGCGGCGCACACGACGAATGCGACCGGGATTGCGCGAGGTGTGAGCTGGTCCAGGACGATCACGACCTGGATGAAATGTACACAGGTGTTATTACCCTGCTGAAAGAGCATGGGGAGCAAATAAAAAACCGTGATGAATCACTCAAAAAAGCACGGGAAGAAATCGAATGGCTTCGGGGAATACTGAAAGAGCAGGAGCCGATAGAGCCTGTTGATGATGGGCACGGAAGCCTCATTTGTGGTAATCAAGGATACGAGTGTGGATGTGTTGGAAGGTATAATCTTACAACTAAAGTAGTTGAGAAATACTGCAATTTCTGCCCGGAGTGTGGAAGAAAGGTGAAGTGGGAATGAAGGAACGTGTTCCACATATGTGCATTACCTGCCAGCACTATGAACCGTACCATTGCACATTAAATGATGGATACATTGGTTATCTGTACTGTGAGGAACCAACAAAATGCAAAGCATGGCGTTTGCATGAAAACTATAAAAAAGGTGGAAAGTGGTACGACAGCCGACCGGAAAAAGTGGTGAAGCAAGGATGACTAACAGTGCATTAACATGGATGATGAATGACCCGTATTGCATTGTTGCTATAAATGTTGTTGTGATAGGTGGATGCATAGCACTCGCCGTTGATTGTTGGAGAAAATGGCATTAGAAATGGTAGTGAAGTGTGATGACATATTGGGATGAATTAACGGAAGAGCAGAAACGGAATTGCTATGAATCATATGTCGGTGATTGTATCTATGAGAACGGAGATAATGCAACATATTGGTCATATGATGAATGGTGTTCTGAATGCGAAAAATCTGGTGAAGCGTTATTTTTGTAAAATTGCTGTATAGAATCAATTAACATACGAAAAGGGGGCTATAATGTCGTTTAGTGACGCTGTGTTGGCAATGAAACAAGGGAGAAGAGTACGTCTGCCATGGTGGAAAGGATATTGGTACATTGCCAACGGCACACTCAGAATACATTGCGCTGACGATAGAGACTTCAACGCATTCAGCGCAGAAAACACGGAACCGCTTTATACATTGTCGTTTATGGCGGCTAATTGCTGGGAAATAGTGCTGGATTAAGTAGCTAAAATTGCTGTTTAATGGCAATACGGAAGCCAAAATCCGGCACCCATCCGGGATAGAAGCGGGGAGAAGTCGAGAAGCTAACTTGCACTAAGCCGAGCTGGTGAAAGGCCAGCATTTTAAATCTTAAATTGCTGAATGGAGAAGAAAATGACAGGATGGATTAATGTAAACGATGCATTGCCGAAAAGATGCGAAAATGTTCTTGTTTTTATAGAACACGACGCATGGAAAGACAATAAAAAATATCGAAAAACCGACGTTGGAATCGGTTATCAGACAGACGGTTATTGGCATGTTTATGGATTCGCCATGCCTGTCGAGGGACTATATTGGATGAATTTGCCAGAACCGCCAATTTAAAGAACTTAACTTCGCAAAAGGAGCATATTCGGAATCGCAATCTTGCTGTATTACGAAGCGAAAAAAGGGGGTGGCGCTATGCAGAAAGCAGTTGATGAATTTAATAGCAAATATACTGTTCCTCAGTAGCATTGCCCGGAAATACGGGCATTAACAGATGTAAAGTTGATGTATAGCGAAGCAGTATAAAAAGAGGTAGATTGATACGACAACAAAAATAGATGATTTTATCAAAAGAGTTGAATCGACTGCAGAAGAAGATTTCTTTACTCCAAGAACGTTTTATCATCTTTCGTCTTCAATGTTTCATGAGATGTGCGATCTGCTGAAAGAGCAGGAAAAACAAATCAAAAAATTTGAGTTGGAAAGAAGTTTGGATGAGAGTCCAGACATGATGGGAAAATGGTGAAGTTTGATGAATAAGACAATACAAGGTATGGAAGGAAGGTCGGTGAAGTTAATGACTAAAACGTTTTGCGACAGGTGCGGTAAAGAGATAACGAAAGAATATGGATGGATCACACATAGGACGTTATATGCAAGTATAAGACTTTTTCCCGGGAAGAAGCATGCCGAATGGTCTGAGCCATTTGATCGATACATATGCCCGGAATGCGAAGATAGTTATATTCACTGGTTTATGAATCCAGAAACGAAAGACGGGCGGTGAAGTGGGATGCCTGACAGGGAGAAGGTTATTAGAGATTTGGAGACATATCGGGACAGGGATTTTATCCGTGAAGGAAAAACTGTTTTTGATAGTGATCCTCGATACAGGAAAATGATAATCAATAATGCAATTGCCATTCTGAAAGCGCAGGAATGGATAAGCGTTAAGGACAGACTGCCGAATTGCAACGGATGCTACATTGTATGGAGACCGCATTTTTACCATGATAAAGGTATGCCATCTATTTGCTATTTTGACGGGAGCAACACATGGCATGATTCATACGGTGTAGATTTCTCAAGACTACTTGCACCAGAGGACGTGTCGCATTGGAAACCATTGCCGGAACAACCTTACAAAGTGGTGAAGTGAATGGACAGGGAAACTATAATCAAAGCAATTGACATTTGCCTTGGACACGGAAAGTGCAACGATTGTCCGTATTATTTAGGCGAAAAAGGATGCACAACAATGGATTGTCAAGACTATATGTTACAGGATACTCTTGCCCTGCTGAAAGAGCAACAGAAACTCATTGACGACATTACGCGGAGGAGGGTAAACAATGGGGAGTTCGATTGACCGAGAGAAAGTTATTAAAGGACTTGAGCATTGTGAGTTTGGTGGTTCTGGTCCTTGTTACGAAAATGATTGTCCGTACTATCAAAGTCACGACTGCACAGATGAATTGAGAAATGACATTCTTTCCCTGTTGAAAGAGCAGGAAGCGGTTGAGCCAAAATACAAAGAACATATGGATGGATTTGTTGCCGGATTTAAAACTGTTTACCGGGAAACCAACTTTTGAACAGTGCAAGGAGATGAAGTGTGAATGATTGACCGAAAAAAACTAATTAACGAGTTGGAAATACTAAAAAAATGTAACACAAGAAACTGTATTGATTGTGAATTCTGTATTAAAAAACCCGGAAAATTATCAATGTGTATGCTTCGGGAATCAATAGACATATATGATGATATAATTATATTTCTGAAAGAACAGCCAGAAATTGTCCCATGTAAGGATTGCAAATTGAATATTGGGACACCGCACAATCCTATGTGCAAGAAAGATTGCAATAGTCATGAATCGAATTGGTTCTGCGCTGACGGGGAAAGGAAGAGTGATGATGCTTGACAAGGAGAAGGTTATCAAAGACCTTGAGTTTTGTGTGAATGGTCATTTCAAAGTGGAATTATCATTGGCAACAAAAATTCTTGCCCTGCTGAAAGAGCAGGAAAACGAATATGAAAATGGGTTTAATGACGCTATGCTTGGCAAACAAGAATTGATGTATGAGGGTATAGATGGAAAATGGCACAAGAAGGACTGGTAAAGTGGGAATGAGCGAGTTTATTATGAAAGCAAGCACAGATGAACAGGCAGAGTTTTGCAGACGATACAGTAATATGCAGGAACTTGTCAGGTGCAAGGATTGCACTTTGCGGAACGAGATAAACTGTCCGCAGTATTACAGACGGACAGAGATTTCGGACGATTATTTCTGCGCTGACGGGAAACGCAAGGAAGGTCGGTGAAGTGAAATGAGCCTTGACAGGGAGAAGGTTATCAAAGGGTTAGAATGTTGCACAAACATAAACATGAAGTGCGAAGAAGAAAAATGTCCGTATTGGAAAAATGATGATTGTAGCGATGACCTTATGCGTGATGCCCTTTCTCTGCTGAAAGAGCATGAAGCTGTTGAGCCAAGACGGGATGCAAATTGCGTGAGGATGTTCCGTTGCGGTGCTTGTGGTAAATATGTCGGATTTATTGATTCAGACCCAGGTGATCCTAATGAGCAGGACAATTATTGCAGGAATTGCGGACGGAAGGTGAAGTGGGATGGCAATTATAAAGCAATGCGATAAATGTAAAACAATCGTTGGTGTCGATGCTTTGATAACGATTAACAGAAAAAGAAAATGCATAAACCAACATGATGGCGAGTACATTACAAGCATACAGACAGATTATGACCTTTGTGAAAAATGTGCAAGGGAGATTGAATTACTCTTTATCAGCGTAGAAAAAGCAGATGAAGTGATTATGACTTAAATGCTGGAAAGTCGGTAAAATGGAATGGTTGAAGAGCTGAAACCGTACCCGTTCTGCGGAGGGAAAGCGAAAGTAGCAAAAGTGCATCCTTCTTTCATGCTCAAGAAATTACATGACTTATACTTTGCTGCAGGTTGTCCTCAATGTGGAGCGTCTACAACAATGTTCAGAACAAAGAAAACTGGATCACCGACGATGAATGAATGGTATGACGGTGAAGCAAAACAAAAAGCAATCAAAACATGGAATAAAAGAGTTTAAAGGCGGTGAAATAGGATGACTGAAACCATTATTATCCTTTGCGCATTGGGAGCAGCAGCAGTTACGTGCATAATTGGGCTTATCGTTGTTACCTTTAGGGAAAAGAAAATAGAAAAGAAAACAGGAGAAAAGCCTACATATTACAGTGCCGTCGGTAACTGGTTGAGTGGAAGAAGAAGGTAAAGTGGAATGACTGAACGGGAGAAAATTATTAGTGAACTCCAATCTGCTTTGGAATGGTGTCAACCGGAAGACAATCCAAACGGGAGCATTGCAGTGAAAATATGGGCAGCACGTAATGCTATTATCATGCTAAAAGAGCTGGAGCCAAAGCCTGTAAAAGTATATGACGAATCGTTCTACTTTTGTCCTAAATGCAATCATCAATTTTATGGGTACTATAAAAGGCCAAACTATTGTGACAGATGCGGGCAGGCGGTGAAGTGGAATGAGCCTTAAATTTGTAAATAGGATTTGCCCGAACTGCAAAAACCCAAACTATATGGTTTTGCTTGGAGATTTTTCAAAATTATACAAATACAAATGTGTGAATTGCCACAGATACTTTAACGACATTGATTTTGAGAAAGAACCACTTCGGCCTACTTGGAAAATGGAGTGTATGAATACAAAAGTAGATATGGTTGAAGTGGTTCGGTGCAAAGACTGTATTTTACGTTTTACAGAAAAATGTATATTGCACGATAAGGCATTCCCAATAAATAAAGGAAACAAATGGTTTTGCGCTGATGGAGAAAGGTCGGCGAATGGAGAATGATAGTAATAACTACAATGAATTCACTCCCGGAGCATTGTTATGAATGTCCATGTTATAATAGTGGGAGCTGTTATTGTCAAGCTGATGAAGAACATAAATGTTCTGATTATAGACCTTTCTGGTGTCCGCTGGAAAAACAGGACGTTATCGTACATTGCGAAAACTGCTTTTATTATGATCCAGAAACTGGACGATGCGCAAATAAAACTGTACATGGTAATGCAAAAACATGGTTCTGTGCAGATGGACGAATGCGGTAATAAGGAGGATTTTAATTATGAAGTTAACTAATATTTTCAAAAGATTCGGTGAATGGGTTAAGGAACTATTTTCAAAGAAATTTAAATCAACAGAACAGATATATTGGGTTAACCACATCCATGACGAATATGTGAATGCTTCACAAAAATCCGTCGGAATGTATGCCAATGTTCACGGATTTGAAGGGCTAAACGATGATGGCAGCTGGACTTACTGGGTCGGTATTGATACACGGTTTATTGGTATTCGCGTTGCAGATATCGTAATCCGGTGTAAGAATAAGAGTACCTATGATCGTTGGATTTACCAAGCAACTCACGATCTAAACTCCATGCCAAGTGCTGTGCGAAACGATCCTAATCTTTACTGCCGTCTTGGAGACGATGTTGAAATTGATTTCAAGTTCCGCTGGGGCGACGAAGAGAAACATTTCAACGTAAGGTTCAGTGGCGATAGATATGCCGAAGAAAGGTAACTCGCTGTATTACACACCATTTAATGAGTACAAAAAAAAGAAGCCTTTCGGCTTCAATCCTGTCTGGGTAGTGGCCTTCCGGTCGGCTCGGTGTTGCACTGCTCCATCAGGGGCGCACCCCATAATCTTGCTTCGACAATCATGTTAGGTCTGAAGAGGGATGTTCCATCTGACCTTCACTCCGACACAAAGATGATACCACAAAACAAACAAGCAAGCAACTGAAAGTTGCTGCTTTATAAAGTAATGCCGGGCGATAGCAACCAAGAGTTTATTTTTAATACTAACATGATGATACCAAAAGATAAAGATGTTGAAGATTTTCTAAAAGATCTTGCAGAAAAAGAAAACATCAAATTGGACAAAGCCTCTTAAAGGAGTTATACATGACGAAAGACTTAGAACTACTTCAAGAATGGAAACAACGGTTAGGACTTCAGAACTGGCAGATAACATTAACCGACAATGTTGATCCTGAAGATATGACAGTCAAAGACGCAATGGGCTGCACAAGCTATCAGGAAGTCATGAGAACAGCTTCTATTCAGATTATTAATCCTGAAAAGATCGAAGAAACACTCAGACCATTTGATTATGAAGAGACACTTGTACATGAATTGCTTCATTTAAAACTTGGTCTTCTTGAACGAGGTACTGACTGGGACAACAAACTTCAATTGAGAGTTCTTCATATGATTATTGACGATCTTGCTCGTGCATTAGTCGACGCAAAAAGAAATGGAGGATCCAAATGAGGAGAACCATAAGTGTTATCAGATGTGACCGCTGCGGAAAAAGAATATATGAAGGAAAATATCATATCATTGAAACCAAATACAATCTTGGTAACCATGTTTATTCGTATGAAGTATGTGATGACTGCATTAAAACTTTTTTTAAAGCATTGGAATATAAAAATAAAATGCAAAGCATATGGGATAACATATCTGAAGAAAGATTAATTGAGGAATAAAAGGAGAACAAAATGAAAAATAAATATAAAATAATTGCATTGATGGCAATCTTGGTTTTATGCATATTTGTATTCTCTGGCTGCGAAAGTAATGGAAATTCAATAGAATACGGGAAAGCTTCCGGCACTATCGAAGACACAACAGCTCAAGCGCAAGTTGCCGGAAAGTTAGCTAACAATCAGCCTACCCCAACCGATATTAATTATTCGCTTGAGCGCTACAATCTAATCCGCAGAACATATTGGGTAAACGGGCAAAGAGAAAAAGCCAATATGCTTATATGTCCAGTTGAAAAACCTTTAGGATATATTGTAATCTTTGCCGGAAATACTGTAGCCGGACGGTTTGTAGTCGATGGCAAAGTCAGCAGCTTAAACAGTTTTCTCACGCCGTCGAACATCGATACATACTACGCCAACGGTGGCGTGATCACAACAGAAATGGCCGACGTGGACGGGAGTTACGGAGAGAACGATAACGGTATATTCTTCTTCACTCCAAACGGAAACTATATCGAATGGACAGGAGAATATCTGTACTCTGATATTCCGTTTGAAATCGATAACCCGATTGTAAAGGTGGTGTCAGAATGACAGACAGTGAAAAGAAAACTACGATAATTATCGTAGGAATAGTAACGGTCATTGTTGCTGTTATACTATTCTTTGTATTGACTCCTACCGGCCGCAAAGAATGGAATAATACAATGTACGAACTGCATAAAGTGGACGATGCTACGTTATATTCAACACGTAAACAAGTTGAAGATACATGCAGGTCTATGATGTCCAGCTATACAAGTGATTTGATGACATATAATCAATATAAAGACAGTGACAATAAAGAGAAGCAAGGCTGGGCCGAGCAAGCAAAGATGCGAGCAAACAAAACAGCCGCAAACTATAACGAATATGTTCTGAAGAACTCTTTTGTTTGGCAAGGAAACATTCCGGCCGACATAAAGAATAGCTTAGATTACATAAAATAGAGAATAAAGTGGAGTAAATGAAATGGATCTTAAAATTTTTACGGATAATATTGAGGATGCTGCACTATTTCAAATACACAATCTTCTTGCTCAGCCTGTATTCTCTGAATGCAAAGTACGTATTATGCCAGATGTCCACGCAGGAGCTGGATGTGTAATAGGGTTTACTGCAGACCTTGGAGATAAAGTAATTCCCAACGTAGTCGGAGTAGATATTGGTTGCGGAATGTTGACAGTATCGCTTGGAGATAGAGATATTGACTTTAATAAATTAGATTCTGTTATTAGAAATAAAGTTCCTTCTGGATTGAACGTACATGAAAGAGATCTTCTACCGTTTCACGAAATGTATGATTTGATTTGTTATGATAAACTGAAGAATCTTGATTGGCTTGAAAGAAGTCTTGGAACTTTGGGCGGCGGAAATCACTTCATCGAAATAGATCAAGGAGACGACGGTTGTAAGTATCTCGTAATCCATACCGGAAGCAGAAACCTGGGAAAACAGGTTGCGGACTATTATCAGTCTATCGCAATTAAACGAATTAATAATAATAAGGAAGAACTGAAAAATAAAATTAATCAAATAATCCGAGACTACAAAGAGCAGGGCCGAGAAAAAGAAATTGAACAGGCAATCAAAGAAATCCGAAAATCATTTTCTAATGTAGAAAAGATGCCAAATGAACTATGCTATCTGGAAGGTCAGGACAGGCTGAACTATCTTCATGACATGGAAATATGCCAGAAATTTGCAATTCGAAATAGAGCGACAATCGCTACAATTATCTGCAAATTGATGGCATGGCCAAGCTCTGATCATTTTGAAACAATTCATAATTATATTGACATTGAGTCAAATATTATTCGCAAAGGAGCTATCTCTGCAGAAAAAGGCAAGAAGGTTATCATCCCGATTAATATGCGGGACGGCTGTATTATCGGGATCGGCAAAGGCAACGAAGACTGGAATTTTTCTGCTCCGCACGGAGCTGGTCGGATTATGTCACGAATAGAAGCTAAAAAGAAAATTCCGTTGGAAGAATACAGGAATTCAATGACTGGAATCTTTACAACTTCTGTTTCTGAAGACACGTTGGATGAATGCCCTATGGCTTACAAACCAATGGATGAAATAATCAATAACATAGAACCAACAATCGAAATACAGGAAATTATAAAACCTGTTTATAATTTTAAAGCAGGAAAATGAAATGAACGAACTGTATAAATGGCTCCACGATGATATAACTTGGTGTGGAAACGAATGTTCTAATTTGGAATGCGAAAGAAATCTGGCAAATAAATTGTCTAAAGAAGGTTTATTTTCTATGAGTTTATTCAGAGAAACAGAAACATGCCCGCTATATAGGAAAGAACACAAAAAGGACGGCAAGCAAAATTGAAAGATAATTTAAATGTTTGGACATGGAGTTATCCAGTAAAATTTTATTTAAAGAAACCATGGAGATGGTTTCGTGAACTAAAATGGAATATACAGAACGCATGGCAGAGAACGACGAAAGGATATTGCTATATTGATTGGGCTAACTTTGATATGTGGTTTAAGGAAATAGCTCCGAAAATGTTGAGAGATATGGCAATGCATGGACGCGGATATCCGGGAACACATCCTTTTGAAGATCCTGAAAACTGGAATAGTTGGCTTCATCGTATGGCAGATCAAATCACAACTTGTCAGGATGAAAATGAAGGTAACGAGTATTACGAACTTTACATGAACTGTTTAATGAAAGAACCTCAGACAATTCTTGCAAAAGAAGAAACAGACGAAGAAAAGGAACTAAGAGAAAAATACTACAAACGATGGCTCGAATTAACTGATGAGCATAAAGAATTATTTAAGAAAACGATGTACGAAATGCTCGAACATTGGGATTGCTTATGGGATTAAGGAGAAATTAGATGGCACAGATAATTACGGCCCCAAATATAGAAACACCTGTATTTCCGTCTGTATTTCTTGCTGGTGGAATTACAAACTGCGATGACTGGCAACAAAAAGTCATTGAAGAATTAAAATATAAAGATATAACTATTTTTAATCCAAGACAAAATCAATTCGATGTAACAGACAAGTCTGCTTCATATAGACAAATAGTATGGGAATATGAACGTCTTGAAAAAATGGATATCTTTGCTATGTATTTCTGCAATAGTGATTCAGACCAACCAATTTGTATGTATGAACTTGGAAGAAACATTCTTCGCATGCAAAACAGATTTCCAAGTAGCTGGCAGAAAAGAATTATAATAAGTGTCGAAGATGGATACAAACGACAAGAAGATGTAATCATTCAAACATCTCTTTGCGCTCCGGATTTACTCGTACATACAGGAGTTACTCCGGAACTACATGCGTATCGCATAAAGAATTCACTTCGAACAATTAACAATTTATAAAAGCATATAAAAAAGGCGACACTTTCGAGTGTCGCCTAATTTATTGGACTTTAGAATACTCACCGCTTACCCATACAACTTTACCTGGGATTTTAATAGCATGCCATCCGTTTTCTGCTGTTGCAACCCATTCATACATAGCGTTTTTATTTACTTGTGAAACTCTAGAGAAATTCAGTCCATTTCCGGCTCGGAGGTTTACACGATCTGTTGTTATAATAACCCTCTTGACCAGGGTGTTTGATTCTTTTTTCACAGTGTTTGACTTGAGCTCAGATGAAACAAACATGTTATAAAACTTCTGGCCGTAATCTGCTCGTTTTTGCTTCATCGCTTCGCTCGTATTGGCAGGCTTTTCATACTTTGTCATAATAATATCAGATGGCTCTTTAATATTCGTTGCATTTATAATGGATTCGTAAACTGGTTTATAGCTGTCTTTCAATTCTTTCCACATATAATTCAATTGAATGTTTATATCTCCAACGGAAGAATTTAAAGATTTAGCATAAGCCAGTAGTCCTTCTTTACGTGTATAAAAACACCACTGGACTAATCCGAATGCATGTCCGTCTCTTGCGAAATTAATTGTTCCGCTATCAGCTTTTTGAATATAGTCTGGATCTTTGCTTCCTGTAACATTTTTAGGATTCAGAGAGCTTTCAGCCATTAAATTTCCCATTAAAGCAGCCGTCCCGTAAGCGTTGTGAGATTTTTCATAAATGAATTTCCAGATTTTTTCTTCGTTCACAATGATCACACTACTTCTTTATGTTCAACGTTAGTGTTTGAATCAACATAAAGCTTAACTGCTTTGTTTGTTTTAAACAGTTCTTTAAATTTGGCTAAAACATCATCTACAAGCTGACTAAAATATTCAAATGAAATAAACTTTACAAGATAAGGAAACTTTGCAACAAACATATCATACACATAACGAAGTTTTAATTGTCCGGTGCCGCTGCCAAGCTCCCTTTCAGCTTCGGTGACGGCGAATAAAAGCCATTCTTTAATTTTAGCAATTTGCTCTGCACGAGGAAACTTTAAAAACTTAACAACCAAGTAGATTAAAACAACGACAGCTGCAATTGCAGCAAGAACGATATACCAATTATTAGCTAAAAACTCCATATAATCATCTCCTTAATATTTTCCTTTTCCGTCACCAACGACATCCAAGAATTTTGCCATCATATACCAGCCTTTACGACTGAAAGCATTTATTTGCGCCCACTGTTCTCCGGGTGAAATAATTTCAACGCGTGTTCCTACGGGAAGTTTTACCCACGTTGCGCAAGATGTAGACGGATACTGCCGCATCTTTACAGGAAAACCGTTATCTGCAACAACAACCGCAATAGATCCTGTTGAAGGAACAGGAGTTGGTTCTGGTTCTGGAGCAACGTTGTTTAGAATTTTAGATATTCCATAATAAGACCATTTACCTAAATTCGTATCAACCTTTACAGTTGGACTTGTCATGTGAGTAATACGTAAAGGATTAACCTGAGTAACAACACCGACATGATAATAATCTTTTAAATCGCCGTTATAATATTGTCCGCCTTTTTTGTATCTTGCAGGTAATTTGTTTCTGGGATCTCCAGGTTCGTAAGCTTTAAAAACAATATCTCCAAGCTGGAGATCGTTAGCGTTTGAAATCTTTTTAAGTTCTACAATTTCTTTACGCGCAGCCCAGTTTGAACCATGAATACCGGTCCATTTGAGACCCATTCGACGAATGGCTCCAATAATTAATCCGATACAATCGCATGTACCGTCGCTTCCATCTCCAGGTTGCTTATAGGCAGGTTTACTGTTGGCAATAGTTTTAATTTTTTTTAGGAAACTTTCTACTACTTCGTTGTATGTCATCCGTTACTCTCTCCTTCCTCTTCTGTAGACTCGTCGTCTTCTGAAGATTCATCATTTGTATTGGTTCCGCTCTTCAATGAAATACTTAATTTAGATTTATCGAGAATTGTTAGCAGCATCTTTTCAGTAAGACTGTTTTTTGTATAAAATCCGGCATCAAATATCCGAATAACAGAAACGATAATAGCTAAATACACACAAGCAACTGCTGTATCAGGCCGCAAGTAAATTAAAACAAGCAGAGCAATAAGATAAAAGATAAGAAACCATGCACTACTTCTGGCAAGCCATTTGCTGAATTGGCGTCGTGGATCCATTTTGTTTTTTGCGCCCATGATAAACACCTCATTCCAAAAACCCGCCGTTGTCATTAGTCGCATCATATACTCGTTTTATATACTCGAAGTCGTGTTTGTAGACATCGTTCTCCCAGCCGTATTTTTCAACTAACCTTTCATATATTTTGTTTTCCTTAAAAAGGTTTGCAAAATCCTCATGTGAATGTGATTCATCTTTACGGCATTGACGGGCAAAATTAAGAACGTGATTCTTGATTCTTGCCGCTGCAAGCTCGTCAAGACGTTCGTCTGTTTGATCCTGTCGGATATCTAAAGAATCAAATCTGCCGTCAAGTTCATTTAAACGACTTTCAAAAGAATCGAACCTGTCTTTTAGAAGTTCGTAGTTTTTATTTGTTTCTGATTGTATTTCTGTCAATTTATCATCAAGGTCAGATTTCATACTTGCAACAATACTTTTAAAAGAATGGGTTCGTTGTTCGTCTATTTTTCGAAACGGCCATGAAATACATTTCCATAGCCATCTCAAAGGATAGATTTTTATTTTTGAAACCTCAAAAAATATCAGAAAAATAAATACACCAATAGCAATTGAAATAGGAACATTATTTTCTATCCAATCTGTTATTGGCTTCGTAAAACTTTCCATAAAAAACACCTCGCTCAAAAAGAAAAGAGCGAGACTGTAAAATCGAAACAATTATCTCTAATAGTTTCGCTCTTTTTATTAGTTATTCAAATAAAGAATCGATTTGCGCGTTTGTAATTGCGCTGTAAGTGGTATCCTGACCAGGAATACCGAGATCGGTAATATCTTCTTTTGTTGCTAATAACGCATTTGTGATATGCCCTTCGGCATTGGTTGTAATTTTGTATAAACCTTGGTTATAAGCCGTACCTTTTGCTAACGCATGAGAATATGCTATATCTCCGTAATCGCCGCGAAAAGCCGTATGCTCTGTTGTGCCGAGAGCTAAAGACTGACTTATTTCAACATAGATCGATCCGCTCCAACGGTATGTTTTATTGTCTGCCAAATTGACATAGATTTTATCTGTTTCGCCCGTAAGCGGAAAGCCGTCTCTTGTAGAAAATTCAAGCACATCATCAACATAAGAAGGAAGCTGGGAAGAAGGAACTTTTCCGTTTTCGTCAAGCTCTGCAAGACCGTTATTAGCACCTTTTAAATTTGTATTAAGTTTCCCGCTGATATCCTGATGCTGAGTAATAACAGTACCAAGATTAACAATACCGGAAGTTCCAACAGTTTGGTCATTCATAATAATGCCGGTTATTGTACCAGTATTGTTAGTGGCTCCTTCAGCAATTCCATCGAGTTTTATTTTATCTGCTGCGCTCATCAACCCTGTTGCAGACTCCGTTGCTTCTAAAGGAAAATCAGATACTTGAGATTTGGTAATGCGAATGTCATTAAAAACCGCAGTAACATTTGCCCCGGACTGGGAAAAGGATGTTAATGTTTTTCCAACGCCTGGGGTTCCTGTAATATCTCCGTTCTTTGACGAAAATGCATTAGCAATGGATTGCATCGTAGCAATTTTATTTGTTGGTGGATTATAATTACTATCAAACTCGTAAGTTGTTTCTGGCGGAAGCTGTGAAGACGGCACTTTCCCGGTTGAATCAAGTGACGCAACTCCATTTGCCGTTCCAACAGAAGTGTTATCCACTTTTTCATCTAGAGCATCCTGAACGCCTTCGATAACAGCTTCTATAACATCGTTTGTAGGATAGTTATTCAGCTTTCTGGAGAAATAAGTCAGCCCTTCGGCATCCAGAAATTTCTTTTGATTCGTTGCCGCGTATGTATTCGGCATTCTACATTTCTCCTTTCTTTAAGGATGCGCGAGCTGTTAACTCGCTACCTATTGTAGTGCTTTATACGTTTGCGGCTGCAATAGCAGCGTCAATTTCACTGTTTGTCAGACCGATGATTGCGGCGTATGCGTCAGAAGCATATTGTTTCACTCCGTGAACAGTTACCATAGACGCAGTATCTGTATTTGTACCGAGAACAGCATCTGCAGATCCGGCAGCATCAAATGCAGTTGAAGCTAAATAAGCAGCAGATCCAAGTCCGTGAACAGATACTTCTGTTCCATCTACGTCGATAGTCCCGTTGGTTGCGCCTTCAGAAATGGATTGAACAGCAGTTGAACCAGCGGCAAGCTGAGCGCGAATAGCCGGAGCAAGCTTAGCGGCCGTGATTGTATCGTCCGTAATAGTTGCAGTTACACGATGCTGGCCGTCGATATTGATAACCACCATATCTCCAGATTCTGATCCGGAGGTTACGTATTCAATCAAACCGGCGACATCAATATAGAGCTTGTCTTCTGAGTCGTTTGCCAGTGTGAGTTCAATGAAAGTTCCAGCATAAGGCCATGGATCATCAGGACCAGGAGCTTGTTTTGTTACAACAGCACCGGATTCAACTACCATATCCTTTGGGATATTAATAGCCGCTCCAACGTTTTGCGGGGTTCCGGAGCCGTTTGGAGTAACCTGGAGATGATAGACAGCAGCATAATCTCCAGATGCTGCATCTTTTACAATACTGTATGTATCTTGATTTGCAACTGGAGATACATACAAACCTTTGTTAGATCCGGTTGTAATCAACTGAAGTCTGTTGTCAGCTTCTGCGCTGATGTTAACACTGATTTCACGATTATTACTTACAGAAATAGAATCGTTTGCGTTGGTTACACTGTCAAGCTTGGAGTCATAGCGTTCAATGATTTTTTCCCATAAGTGTCCAACGCCCGTGGAATTAAGAAATTTTTTAGTTGCAATGGGTTCGTATGCCACAATGAACACTCCTTTATACATTTATTTAAGGAGGCGGAGATGTTCTCCCCGCCTCCTTCTTTTACATATTGAGCCTTTGGTTAAGAAGTTCGATTTGCATTTGTTGTTCTGCGATAATTTTGCGCATATCCGCAATTGACATAGGTTTATCTTCGTGTTCTTCGGCTTCGTGAACTTCGAATATTTCGTTAGGAGCTTCCTCTATTGTGATTTCTTCTCCTTCCGAAAGCAGTTCACGAAGATCGTCGAATTCGCTCTCTGTGATTGCTGATATGTCGGCAAAACTATATCCAGACGCCTCTTTAGGATACGATTTCATCCATGTGTCACGATAAATATGTTGTTCATCAAGCGACTGTAAGAATTGTCCTTCGTCTACTGAACATACATTGTATTTATGTCTCTTTGTATTCCATTTGAGAAATACGCAGCCAACATCAATTACCTTATCGTTTTTAATTACTTTAAAATAAGTCATGTTGTTTCACGCTCCTTAAAGTGAGAACATAAGCACAATGCCGCGTCTCTGGAATTCTTGGTAATAGATATAAGTAGACCTTGGTTCGCCTGTCGGCCAAACAGAATACTGGTAAGAAACAGAACTCTGCGTAGCGTTGTTTGATCTGGTCCAATATGTAACAGACCTAATCCAAACACCACCTTGAGATCCTGCTGCAGCAATATTGTTTGCCGTATCTTCAATGTCGCGGCCGCCAATATATCCATGTTTTGAAGCAGTGTCTGCGCTGATGTAGACATATGACTTACCGCCGCCATTAAGCGGAATCCATACGTCACCTTCTTTGATTGTGTATGTTTCAGTATACAGCGTTGGATCATGTTCAACATCCGTAATGACTTGTGCATTTTCAGGAATTGTAATACCCATAAATTTAACACGATCTTTGTTGCTGACAAACCAACTTATCTGAGAGCTTTCTGAACTGATAAGACTTTGTGTTGATGCAGTCATATCGGCATAAGAAGGAACATAAATTTTATCCGTAGTATATTCAAGGTTGTTATAATTTCCTGCACCGCCTTTTGTGACAATGCTTACAGGTTTAATAATAGATTGCCAGCTGTAGGGGAGAGCGTTAAAGCATCGAGTGGAAACAAATGAACGCAGCACCGAATTGCGCCATCCGCCGGTTGTATCGTTCTGGGAGCTCGGATACATCTCGTAGAATTGAGAAAGCGGAGCGTTCGCAATAAAGGAAGCGCTGTCCATTAAGCCCGTTCCATCGTCTTTGTTATAAAGATGGTTTCCGCGATAGTGCATTCTCCATACCTCATGCGGCCAACTCGCAAGCTCATTTGCGGCTTTAGGGCCAAGATCGTCATACCAAATCTTACACCAATGAATCCATCCTTTTGCAGGGAACCGATATCCTTGAGTGCCATAAGCCATAGCACCAAACGAAAGAACGGAATCTGTAGTTGTCTCTTGAGCTCTGACCATTTCAACTGTAAGCCCTGAAGCGTTATATCCATCGTATTTATTAAGAGAATACGTTTGGTCAGGGAAATCATCTCCGCCGTAAGAATTAGAGTGACTGATATACCGTCCACCGTTATCGGAGGCTACAAGCAGGTTTTTCGATCCTTTTCTGTGTCTTAACACAAGAATTCCCCTGTTTCTGCCATGTCCAACAATAGCTGTCCTGTCGCCCCATAACACCTGAATACTATGGTTTTCTGTTGTGTTATTAGACTGATAGAAGTAAACTCTGAATCCTTCGGCGCTTCCTGTTGCATCGCAGCAGCTGATCATAGTTGCGTTTGAAGTTACATCTGTGTATTCATAATCTACAGCAAGAGTAAAGCTTGGAGCATCAGCATCAAACAGTTTTACGTTTTCCATTCGAAGTATCTCGTTACCGTTAAAATACCGATTTTCAACAAGTGTTTCTGAAACCACGTTATTGAAATTGAAATCTCTGCCGACTGTGATATCTATATAGTCTTCATCTTCAAAGAATTCAGATGCTCGGTTGGTTTTTGTAATACCATGAATCTGTGCAACATTCATATCTTTTAGCTCAACTAAGCCAGGTGTAGGAAGACTTCCTTCTTCCCAAAGGGCATATACGTCAATGTTACCGCGTACATATCCGGTGGATTTATCCCAACCTTTGAATACGTTATACACGCCTGCAATTTCTTTGTCTTCCATGACAGGAAAACCAATTGTGCCATCTTGATCGTAAACAGCTTCGCCGCCAAATGGAATTCCTTCACGAATATCGTAAAGATTGCCATTCGGTTTATCGTACCATTTGACAGTATATGTATTAATTGCTTGAGAATACATTGCCGTAACGTCTTTAGCAGCATTAACAGCGCCTTCAATATTCTGCCACCCTGTAAATGTATAAGAATATTGCCCTGTTGTATCGATGTATATCGGTGTATCCACTTCGCCAGCATCGATAGGATCGTATGCTGTGCCGCCAAGATCAATATATTGAATATAATCTCGTCCTTGGCGATCCTTAATCGCAGATCCGTCCATGTTTTTAAACGTAACGTTGAAGTAAGGAATCGAAGCATCGAAAGTGATGGTTAAATTTGGAGAAGTCCAGATGCGGTTTTCTTCATCAAGACTATCTTCCATTGATCCGACGCCCCACATCGCATGAATGGTTTCAAGCTTCTTCTTAGACATCGAAGCTACATGAACAGTTCCCGTAACAACAGGAGCGTCTTGCTCTTCACCAAGTGCATTGTATCCTTTCCATGTTCCGGCAATCTTATATAACACGTCCAGATTGGCAAACTCCCAATTGACTCCGATGGCTCGGATTCTGCGGGTTTGAGATTGCTGAACATTCATAGCTTGTGTCATATATGTCGCAATCGCATTGTCAACAACACTATTGCAGTTTTCAATGCGCACAGAGATCAGATTGTTTCCGCTTTCCATGGAGAGAGTCTGAACTTTATTAAGGTTGTAGGCCACAATTCCGGTAACGGAATTTAGTTGCACGGTTCTTAACGGAGCAAACGAAGGCAACGTAATCAAACCTGCCTTTGTTCCTCTTGTATCAAGAGTTTCCAACTCAACATTTGCGGCCATATTTAAAGCCCCTGTGAAGTTAGTCATATTTCGGATCGAAAGATCACGAAGCAAAACAGAAGGAATGCTAACACCTGTACCTGACGGCCAAGACGTATTAACAGTTTCTCCACCTAAGATTGCTTCTGTAAGCTTTGTTGCACCGGAAGCTGTAAATGTACTGTTTGCAGTTTCGTTTAACGGACGAATATATTGAACCAGTCTGTCGGGAGTAATATAAAGAGTTGTGTTGGAACCAACAGAAATATTGTTAAATACAGTTTCCTGCCCAGCGTCTACTTTCTGACTTCCAACACGGTTGTCATCAACGAGTAATGTAATATAGGTTTTCGCATAAGACTTAATTGCAAACGACCGTCGTCCGCTTTCACAGTTAGTCCGGAATTGAGTGGAGTTTGTCTTGGAGTAATAACCATACTTGCCATCCATATAAGCAGTTTGGTAAGTTAAAAATTGTTTACGCCAATACGTTTTAGATCCCTGAAGTCTTGGAAGATAAGAATCGTCATATGACTTAACTTCGCCGTCGATAATCATCCCGGAAGTTTTATAAGGAAGGATGTATTTATTGTAAGCGTCTACCATCATAGCTGCATGAGGTCTAATCGCTTGATAATTATCCCATTTTGCAAGGATGTCGTTCACATTCCATGCTCCTGCAGTACGAAGGGAGATGTACATATTAGATAGTTCAGTCTGGAACGCTTCTTTGATATTAACCCAAATCGGATTATCTACGGCATTAAAGTAACTTCTGCCATTATCGGTATCTCCGTAGTCAAGACCGTAATCACCAAATGGTTTACCGTCATTGTCGGCAGCAAGAATTGTATCCATGTCATATGCGGCTTTGATGTTCCACAGATATTTTCCTGCATCTTCATCCCAGTCATAAGAATAAAAGGTATTCTTACTAATGTTATCGTATGCGGAAAAATACTCAATGAACAGGAAATGATATAACATTGAAGGAATCGCAAAATAATTACCGACTTCACGTTTGAATTTCGCGCTGTCTCCAATCGTAGAAACAACCCAGGCTACAGTATTATCCCATGAAGATACAACATCATTCAAGTCGCCATCGTCAGGATTCATTCGCCATTCAAAGTGTTTAATTTTTTTCGTCTGACCTTCTTCAATTGTAGTAGTTTGCCATTCTTCATCTTCAGGGTTATAGACAGCAGCAGTACTGCGAAAGCGTTGCGGCTCGGTATCGTTTCCGGATACTTCAATACACGCTTTTGTTGGATGCTCGCCTTCGCCATCCTGACCAAAAACAGCTTTGTTCTTTTTGCTGTTACAAATATCTCCCATTGCATATAGAATAGTTTCTCCTGCTTTTACAAGTTGAGAACTGAACCATACGTCTGTTGAATTTGTGTTATGGATAAATACGGCACAAGGCTTACCTTCTACCGTATCACGTACGCCGGGACGCTGTCTTGATTCTGTAAGATACGGCTGGAATGTATTATACCAGTCTACCGCGTTAATATTGTTTGCACTTTCAGAGGATGCAACATTTACTTTTATGTTTAGGTAATTTACGCCAATTGCGTTTTCAGAGATTTTGTATTTTTTACCGCTCCCTTTAAAATCGATATCGAGATTATAAGAAGACCGGCCGTATGCAGCAGACGAAGTTCCCTGCACCTTAAATACAGTACCGGAGGATTCCGGAAGTTCCAAAACCGTAGCCCCATCCGTGATCGTGATTGTAGCAGGAACGCTATCGCTTTTGCTGATTGTCATTCTCGGCGCATTGATCTGAACAATTGTTAGATTCGGTGCGGCTGTATGAAGAGCTGCAGGCGTAATACGATCTCTGTCGTCCAGAATTGTGTTAATCTGATATCTGGATACCTTATCTTCTGTTGTGCTTCCTGAAGATACATAATTCTGCATCATTTGTTTCTTGGATAAGTTTGCGTTATACACGCGAATGGCATAAACCCATACGTCGCAGTGATCCGATCCGATAACGAGCGGATTTTCATTATGAACAAGCATATTTGCATCATATGGATTTACCTTGGATGGAACACCGTCCAGCCACAATGTCATAATACGCTGTTCAACAATGTTTTCTACGAGAATAGAAAGGTCAATTCGACTTTCTTCGCTGTATCTGAAGTCCTGTCCGGCAACATTATTAAGCATAATATCGCCGTTGTTAGCCCTCAGAACAATCCCTTTTGTAGCACCGTTGTTTGTATCTTGCATAGCAACAGCTTGATACTCATCACTGTTTGTAACACGAAAAGAAATATCGATTGTTTTTCCGTTAATGTCGCTGTCGGCAAATAGCGACCTTGGGAGCGTTACATGATTCCCTTTCTTAACAACAAATGCGGCAGCTCCAGATGGGTCTGTTTTAAACCCACCGTTTTCCCAATCGAATTCTTCGCTGAAGATAAGCTGTGCAAACTGTTCACGATCTGCATCTGTATTACTGTGTCCAATCGGATCAAGAACGTACTGAAGACTGTCATCTGTATAATAATCCAACTTATAATCGCTGCGGTTTGCAACTAAAGTCATAGTTGCTTGAACATTTTTACATGAAAGCGTAACCGTTACTGTTTCTTCTTGCATTGGAGAATACTGGTAATATTGGATTCTGCGGCTTGCAGTTTGACTTCTGGCATCACCGGATCCAATTTGAATTGTACAGTTTACAACTTCATTATCCGGATCGAAAACGAAATAGGGAATATTAACGAGGTCGTATTGTGTGCATTCAATAGAAGAAGAGGGGAACGCAACGATTGGTGAGATTGCGCCATATCCCCATATTGCAACAAATTGGATAGTGTTGGCGACGTCTTCCGGATTGTCAGCAGAAACCATAGTGGCAGTAACGGTATTTAATCCGGTCTCAAAATATTCTTTATTTATTTCTACAGTAATTGTCAGGCTTCCAGTAACTGTTCTTGTAATTACATGTTGGCCGATATTGACAGTTACTATATTGTTTGTATTGGCTTCCGCGGATACGTTAATAGGAACATAAATATTACTGTTCGTTGTATACAGCATAATAGGATTAATAGAAGATCCCCAGTTAATCGCAAAAGCAACGGAACGAACAGTCCAACGTCTTGTTAACGAACTTCCACCTGCAGATTCAATAGTAGCTTTAACAACACTGTCGTCGGATGGAACAAGACCAGCTTTCGCATTGAAAGAAAATCTTGCTCCGCTTTCTTTGTTTTCTGTGAGATATAAAGTGTCGTCAACATACCATTTTACAGTAACATCTGTATCGTCTGAGGTAGTTACCACAAAGCTGAATATAGCATCGGCACCATTTCTGACAGTGTTTACCTTTACAACCTCTGACAAAGAAATGGCTGATCCACCGCCGCCACCGCCGCCGGCAGGAAGCTGAAATGGAGTAAATACATCATTGGAAAGAGTTTCGTCGCCTTTCTTCAGATAAAGATAATTGTTTTCATCAACAAAACCGCCGTCAAATACAAGCCCGGTTTCAATTTCTTCAATTTGGTTGTTATCGTATCGGACTTCAATTCCGCCTTCAGAAGGAGTTACTTCTCTGACGAAGTTGCCGAAATTATTCAGACGATCACTTAAATCGTTTACAGTGTTTGAAATCCCGCTGACTTCCGTTGCTGAAGCGGCGTTAATATTGCTTCTCGCTTGAGCTTTTTGCTCGTTTGTCAATTCCTGTTGGGAATACGTTAAAACGTTTTCCGGGAGCTCATCAGCTGCAAGTGCGTTGATGTTCTGTCGAGCCTGTGCTTGCTGTTCTGGTGTAAGAACCTGTGGAACATAGCGTACATTGTTGCCTTCCGGCACGTCTTCCGCTGCGATAGCACCAATATTTGCGCGTGCCTGTTCTTTTTGTTGTTCGGTAAGTTGTTGTGGTGTATATTTAACACCATTTGGTGATGAAGCGTTAATATAAGAAGACGTATTAGAGTCCCATCGATAAAGATAGTCGGTAGATTTATCTACATACAGTTTTTCAATTTCTCCTTCAACAGGAAAACTGTCGAACGAATCATACTCCTTAATATTGAAAGCACTTGAATTTATTTGTGAAACAGGAATTTCACCGTCTTCGTTAAGTTGTGCGACGCCACCTGGCTTACCGTATGTGTTTTCAAGGTTTGATTTAAACCTTTCCAGATTTTCCAGTGTAATTAAAGGGTTATCCGGAGTAATAAACGGCATCAGGTTTCATCTCCTTTCGTAGGATAAGAGGTGGGACACGAGGTCCCACCTCTGTAATAAACTTTTGTTATCATGTTTGTTCAATGTATCTGTTTACAAAGTTAACAGTAGATACAGAATCTTTTACAACAGCCAGACAAGATTTAATTTTGACAACAGATGGATCAAGATCGTATCCGGCAACAGTTTCTCCACTTTCGGTGAATGTAATAACAGTTTCAGCCGGGACGTCTGTGATTGACCATTCGAACGGTGTAGTGATCCCGTCTGCAGTGTTATCTGCATTGTTTAATGTAAATACAGCCCCGTTGTAGTTGTTTGTAATTTGGAAAGTTTCTGGTAAGGATTCTATGTTTTCGAATAATTTTGTAACCTTTACTGTTCCAACGTCCATCTCATAATGATTCGTAACATAAACTTCAGCAGGGTTGGATGAAGTGTTCGTACGGGATACAGCAACAGTTCCGGTTGAAGGATTGTATGTTGTTGTTAACGTATAATTTGCAACTGCTTTACCAGACGCAATTGTTTCAACAACGGAATAATTTCCAACAGGCAAATTATCAATTTGCTTATATCCGTTAGACTCAATATCCGCATACGTAAATGTATCAACAACATTATTGTTCCAATCTGATACGGTAAATACAATGCCAGACTTTTGATTGGAAGTCAGATCACTATCAGATAAGTCGCTTGTTGAATCAAACTGTTTAACAATTTGTAAACTTCCAACATGTTGTGTATAAGTGTTTGTAACTGTAGCAACTTTATTTGAACCATCTGTAATAATAGCATAATTTGTCTCGCTTCCATCAATAGAATAAGATGTTGTAACATCAAAATCTTGTACACTTGTATTTGTTTCAAACACAGAGTATGTTCCAAGTGTTAGATGTTCGAGAACCATCTGATTGTTTGTCATGTCTGCATATGTAAATGTTCTGCTGAACACATCTGCATCGGAAGAGCTTTGCTTCGGTCCGGTAACAGTAAAACTTATTGCATTGCGCTGAGTCGGAGTGAGTTTGTTATAATCTCCGGCCCACGCTTTTACAATGGTCAAAGTTCCTTCCAGAATATTAACGTTGTTTGTTACAATGATCGTTTTCGATTCGCCGTCGCCAATTGTAGTTCTGTTGGTTGCATTTCCATTTACAGAATAAGTAGTAGTAATCTGATAATTTTCAATCGTATTATTACTCACTACAACTATATATTCACCAAGTGTTAACTGTTCAAATGTAACAGCATCGTTAATCATGTCTGCATACGTAAACACCTGATTAAACGAAGATGAATCCGAAGAAGATTGTTTTGGTCCGCTTACGGTATAAGTAAAAGCATTCTTTTGAGCAGATGTAAGAAGACTATGATCACCGGTCCAGACGTTGCTAATGGTTAACCTGCCTTCAAGTTTATTAACGCTGTTTGTAACAGCAATCGTCGCAGAATCTCCATCGTTAAGAGCGACGTTATTGCTTGCGTTGGCTCCAACTGAATATGAAGTTGTTACAATGAAATTTTCGAATTCAGCGTTTGATTCTGTAACCGTATAAATGCCGAGCGTTAATCCTTCAAATGTCTTTGAACCATTTACCATGTCTTCGTACGTAAATGTTTCTAAGAATGTTGTTGCATCTGAAGACTTTTGTTTCGGACCTGTAACTGTAAATGTTACGTCATTTTTCTGTTCGGAGGTAAGCCTTGCATGGTCTCCTGTCCATGTTTTCGTTATCGTTAATGAAGCTTCGAGCTTATTAACATTATTGGTGACAGTAATTGTTTTTGTTGTTCCGTCAACAAGAGTTACTGAGTTGGTTGCAGTACTGCCAACTTTATACGTTGTCGTAATCTCAAAATTTTCAAATGAGTTATTTGATTCCGTAACTGTGTATTCGCCAAGAGTAAGATGCTCAAGAGTCTTGCTTCCGTTTGTCATGTCAGCATACGTAAACGATGAACTATAACCGGCAGGACCAACAACGGAAAAGACGACTGAGTTCTTTTGCGCTGCAGTAAGTTTTGCGTCGTCTCCGTTCCATACTTTAGAAATAGTCAGGTCGCAAAGTTGTTCGTTTGTAAATGTCGCATCGATGTTTCCAGATGCTGCCGGAGTTTTGGTTACAATCAAATTGCCGTTAGTGTCGTCTGAAACACTCACGTTAATCCATTTTTTAATAACGTCATACTTAATATTACCGTTGATATAATTTTGGTCAACAGTTGGGACAATTTCTTCCAACATAAACCAATATGACGTCTGAGTGTCGTCGCGGCTGGAATTCTTAACAAACGTTACAACGTCTAAAAAATCAACATCCTGCGTACTGCCAATGTCTGCAATTCGAGTAACAGGAGTTGCGAGAACTACATTCGACACAGCTTGGGTCGTACTATTGTTTCCGTCAACCTGTGTAAGTTTTATTGTAAATGGGTGAGCCGACATATTTCCGTTTGTAAAAACAACACGAGAATTAAAGCTAAGATTACCTGTCGCAGAATAAACGTTTGTAAACAAAACTTTATTATTCTGCTGATATGTTGGCGTAACGCTAAGCGTTCCGTCAAACAAATCATGGACTTCAACGGATACGCTATCTGTTGAACTGTCAGGAGTTGTTCCTGTCATATTAGCGGTTTCCGTTATAATATAATTAAAAGTTTTTGCTCCGTTTGCTCCAAGGTCTGTGATCTTATATATGATCTGTCCAAACTCAAAGTTTGCAGTATTCTCTCCGGTCATAAGAGGTACGGAAATATTTGCAGGAGATGGGAGTTTATCTGTATTTCCGGATATTGCAACGCTTAATGAATCAGCATTTTTAAATTTACGATTCAGAAGTGTTTTCATTCCTGGGATGACTAAATATCCGGTAGCATCATAAATACTTTCAAATACAATTCGATTACCGTCGCTGTATGTTGGTGTAATTTCAAGTATACCGTTATATAAATCAGTAACCTGAATATCTACAGTATGAATTCTTGTATCGTTTGTTGCTCCGGCAATAATTGTCGATTCTGTTACGATGTAGCTGAATGTACGTGTTTGCTGTTCTTCCGTTTCGTTAAGAGTATATGTTAACTCCATGAAATGAAAGTCTGCCGTTTTTTGCCCAACCGGAAGAGGAACGGCAAACGTTGTAAGATAAGGAAGCTTTCCGCCATTTGTAGCATTTATAGTAACTGACATTGTATCCGATGCAACAAAATTACGATTCTCAAGCGTTTTAATACCATTGATAATAATCGATCCGGATGCGCTGTATACACCTCCGAAGTTAAGTTTATCGCCGTCTGCATATGTTGCTTCTGGAATAAGATGACCCTTCTTATCATCAGTAATTCGCACGGCGATGCTATGAACTTTTCCATCACCTGCAACGCCGGGTAAATTTGCTGTTTCCGTTACAAGATAAGAAATGGTTTTTACGTCGTCATACTGATCCAGTTGATTTTTCATATCAGTTAAAGTATAAGAAATAGTAGCAAAACTAAAATCTGCAGAATATTCTCCTATAGTAATAGGCACCGATATCGTTGCCGGAGAAGGAAGTTTCCCATTTCCGGTAATAGACATAGAAACAGTATCTCCATTTACATATTTGCGGCGGGAAATAGTTTTCGTTCCAATAAACGTGATCGATCCGGTCGCCTCATAAGTGTGGATAAAATTAAGATTTTTTTCTGTATCGTTTGTTTCAATTTCGAGAACGCCGTCTCTGATTTCATCTTTAACAAGAACCGTAACGGTATAGACAACCTTCGAGATCGTAACTCCGTTTTTATCGACGTCAGTTGCTTTAACCGTATAAATATGAGTTCCGATATCATCCAGTGTATAATTGATCGGAGGGAATGAAATTGCCGTAGCTTCATCTGAAGCTGCTCCGACAAGAGTTGAAATGTTGTCCGCAATTATTTCGTTTCCTTCTTTTATTTGAACCATGAACTCTCTTGCGGCCATAGCGCGTCCATTTAATTGCATATTCCCCTGGAAGACAACACGCCCCATAGCTGAATATGTATGGACAAAATAAACTGAATTGAAATTATCGCTTTTAGTTATTTTTAACGTACCGTTTCCTTTATCTTCAATTGTAACGGAAACGGTATACACGGTGTCGTCAAAAGACGCTCCGTTTATAGTGTGCCTTATTTCTCGAATGTGATACTCAAATGTTTTTATTGTTTGACCTGTTGGTAAATCTCCCGTGTCAAAGAAAATATCACCGAATGTAAATTTACTGCTATTGCCTCTCGATGGATAAATCGTAACTTCCGTGTTGTCCGGCATTGGAGCACCTGATGTTACAGCTTCGATACCAAGAGTTACAGAATCTCCGGTTTCAAATCTTCGGCCGGAAAGAAAAACCGCACCTGAAAAGAATACCATTGAAAACATTGCATCTATTTCATCGTCAGTTGCAGTATCCAGATCATCATTTTCGTCAATATATTCTTTGATTGTCTGATCTGATGTACTGGTAATAGGTAGCATAGATCCGTGCAGGATTACATCTCCGGTTTCACCATTGACGCTTTCCACTTGTCCGTTTTGACCTTGATATGCAGGAAAATATAACGGTGTATGTGTTCCGTCAATCCATTTCAAATCAAGTTTTGTCCATGTAAACTTTCCGCGTTCAAACACTGGGATAAGAGACCATTCGGAATCTTCTGCCGGATGATTTACGCCATCGTCTGACACTTGATAGGAAGCTGTAACTTCCGATCCTGAAACAAGATCAGAAACACTCATAATCATTTGAAGCCATTGAGCTTCTGTGCCAGTATAACCGTTTTCAACAGCTGTTCTATATAAAGAAACAGAACCGAGTTCTGTATAATGTCCGTCTCTATATTCGGCATACAGCATACCTGCGGTTCCGGTGTCAATGCCGTTTCCGATCCAAACACGGGTAACATCTTTATAAGCAGGGAGGAGCTCCTGGAACTGTGCAGAAAATGTAAAAATACCATCAGCCATTTGTATTCACCACCTCGTTAATATGCTGTAATCCGACATAACCTTTCATTTCTTTACAAACTCCGCGTACGTTGCCTGTAAGAATGACGTTTAATTGTGTGTAATACCATGCATTATTCTGGAATAGTAACGACTCTTCCTGAGAAAGAATTACGTTAAACTTACTGCTTAATCCGGCTGTGTTCTGTATTTGACCGGGATACACAATTCTTTCCAGTATAATATCGTCATTCTGCCTATACGAAACAATGACTTTAACAATGTCTTCCCGTTGAAATGGCATTGTAAATGAATGCAAAACGGTTTCGCCTGGAATAAACATAGCTTCTCACTTCCTTTCTCAAAAAGTAGGGGAGCAGGTCCTGTCAATAACAGGACCCGTCTCCGTTAAATTGCGGGATTAAAATCTCCGCCTTCAATGTGAACATTTGGTGTTGTCTCGTTCGAAAGAATTTCAACAGAATGATCTGTTCCGGTAAATAAACCGTCCGTAATAGTTAAACTCATATTTGCCTTTCCGGGGAAATTTGCAGACTCATGATAGATTACAGCAGAGGCTGACATTTGCGTTGCATCATCTCCGATTTTTCCGGGAGAATTATCTCCACGTATCGCAGTAATGCTGCCATTGTTTATAGTAACTGTTCCGGCCCTCATCAGAATGCCGCATCCATCAGAAGAAGTAAGCGTTCCGTTGTTCATAACGAAAGTATCATTATTGGCAATATACACGCAGCATGATTCGTATCCTGTTGTAGTTACATTGCCAAACAAATTCCCGTTATTTATAACAATAGAATTGCCGCCATGACCTGATGTTTTGTCTGTAAAAATGGCGGCAAAATCGTGAGCAACGACATCTCCGCCGTTAATTTCGATGGAACCTTGATTAAATGCACCAATACCGCCGTTGCTTGAATTGATTTCGCCAGCATTAAGCGTGAACTTGGAACCTATTCCTTCTACAACGAATCCAACAGCATTGGATCTGTAAGATCCTCCGTTAACAATAATCTCTCCTCCGTTTGTTGCTTGTGCAACACGAGCGTTTGTTTGAATAGTGCCATTTTTAAACGTAATTGTTGCCCCGTTAACAACAAACGCATAATCCGATCCGGAGTATGAAAGAGTATTTCCGCCAAGGTCTAAAACAACATTTTGCGCGACTGTGATTGGCTCAGAAAAGGTTAAGTTTGCAGCCATGTCTACATTCCCGCCGCGAGCAATAAGTTCTTTTAACGCAAGCACCGAAGAAGCAGAGCCTGTAATAATATCCAGTTCATAATTTGAAAGCGCTTCAACTCCTACAAGGCCGCCGAGATTATCCCAGCGTTCTTCGTTAGCGTTCCATGCGTAGTTCGCACCGTTTTCTTCAACGTCGTACACATCTCCGTTTTCCGGATTTGCAATGTTGTCTAAATCGGCTACAGTCGGAACAGAGCCTTTATACCTGTATACTTCTGATACCGCTGCTCGAACATCTTCGAGTTCTGTTTTTGTTGCAGCGTCTGTAATTCCATATCCAGCAAGCGTAGTTGGCAAATCTTGAATATCGTCCCAGTCGATAGGCATTTCAGGATTATATACAGTGTGGACAACGCCATTTTCATCTATTCTTAAACCGTCTCCAATTTTTATACCTCCGAGGACGTTTGTGGTTGCAAATGGAAGTGTGTAATTTCTGAGAATTGCCAGCTTTTCTTTTTCAGCTGCCGAATAGTTTTCGTCAGATAAAACCTTACCTGCTTCTTTCTGGACGTAAATAGAGGCGGCTTTATCCCATAGGTGTTTCACACCAGTAGAATCGAGATACTTATTTTCGTATGCCATATTCGTGTCCTCGTTTCATTATGAATTTACAATTGAGTCAAGTTCCTCGTTGGATAAAGCCTCCATTGGAACATTAGAAAGGTCCGGGATCCCAATCGCTTCCAGTGTTTTGTTTCCAATAAGTTCAACTCCGTTGATTCTTGGCTTATTTCTTAACACGTTGTAATCCTCTGATCCCGAACCGATTGCCACAGGCGTGGTAAGCATAAGTTTATAATAGTTATCACTCTGCATTGGATGAATCTCAAGATCGTACATATGCTCACCTCCCTGTCATTCATTTTCATTAAACGTTATTTCTTCTGTCAGAATAAAATCACCGACAAACGTTTCTTTTAATTGGTCTTCATATGCGATCTGAATATCAAATTTATAATGACCATATTTCATTTTACTTGTATCGTCAGGTTCGATCTTTACCTCGTAGTCGCCAAGACCAAGTTTGACAATGCCGCCAGCGCTGAGCTTTTTTTGGAAATGATAAACTTTATCTTTAGACGTACTTTTCACTGTAAAATAAATTTCTGTGAAATCAATATCTGCGGCAGATCCTTCTGGATCTTTCACTAAAAACCGAACCAGCCGAATATCGCCTCGCGGCATTCGAATTGTCATTGAACTTGGCCCCCTTTTATCACCAGCGACGCTCTTCCGGATAATATGGATAATGACCTGACATATCCGGTCCGGATTCACGGCTGCGCATTCCTCTCATATTCATATTATTACTATATGCTCCATATGAATTACCTAATGGGCCATCATAAGAACTGGCGGGAAAATTATTATACGAAGAGTTCTGCGTACTGTTATTTTCGGCTTGTTTCATAGCTGTGTATGTTGCAAGACTTTTCATAGAATGAACAAGCAAGTCAATTCGACGAAGATCTCCTTCGCTCATTTCAGCGCCTGTGCGATACTTTTCTTCTAATAATTCCAGTTCTTTGCAAAGCTTATTTTCAAGCATCATGTATCTCTTTTCCATATGCCAACACTCCTTTACGCCAATCTTGTAACTTCAACCCTCAGGTTACGAAGGTTGAGGGCGGGAGGGACAGCAGCAGGAGTAGCTCCTTCAGACGCGTTTTCAACGGCAACCGTATAACAACATCCGACAGGTACGTCTACTATAGAGAATCCTGACACATTCCAGTATGCATCTACAACGGTTGGCGTTGCAGCGCTGATGCTGGCTTGATCAATTTCTCCGCCGATGGCGATCGCGAGCTGTATTTCTCCGGCGGTGCCTTCGGTTGGAACCGCAATATTACCGCTGTAAGCAACCCTATAACGTGCGAACCTGCCGCATGGGTTATTTACAATTCCGCGAAGAGTTAAGATCCCGGAGCCGGGGCGATGAATAACATACCCACGAGAACATCCTATCTCATCGTCCAGAAGGGCAGAAGCGCCCGGCTGAACAAGCTGAGTAAGAACATAATTATATTGAGCCATAAAGCATTTCTCCTTTGTCAAAATTAGATAGAACTAAAAACAGGAGGTCGTAAAGACCTCCTGAGATGACAATTAATTAAACATTCCCGCAACCGCAACCAAAGTTCTGATTCTGGCAGCAGTTAGGATTCTGAACAATATAAGCCGGGCGAGCGGTCGGCGCAAGATATTGCTCCAGAGCATTCGTCTGATTGTCCTGACTGGCCTGGAACCGATCTCCAAGAGCGTTAAACGACGCGGCTGTACGATAGTTCTGATTAGCGTCACGCAGCGCATCAATTGTATTCTGCATGCCCGCAATGCGGTTTTCATAATTCTGCTTAATACCATCCATCTCAAGCTGACAAAGTTTATCGATAATCTTCTGATTGTTCGCGTCACAGTTGGCGCGAGTAGCAGCACCCTCCTGAGCAATGGCGGTCTGTACTCCTGCCGTCGCAAGGCGATTTTCACAACAACAATTCTGGAAGGAATTCTGCATCTGGAAATATTGATTCATATCTGACATCTGACGGGCATTTGCAGAAATCTCTGCCTGGGCGAATCCGTTTGACACGGCGTTTGTCAGCCCGTTAATTCCATTCATGATGGCATTCTGATCAAATCCACGCTGGACGTTTGAGTAAGAATTGTTTCCACCGAAACCATTTCCGCCCCATCCAAACATAGCCATCCAGATCAGTAAAAACCACAGTCCGTTTCCACCAAACATGTCGTTTCCATAACCTGCGGGTGCAACCGGCATATACATGCCACCATTGTTGTTTTCCATCATAAGGATCACTCCTTTCAGCAATTTGGGTTTAAACCCATGACGATGGAAATAAGTCAACACGAGAACGCGAATTCGCTATAGAGTTGTTGACGATCTCTTGGTGTTATGAAATTGTAAACTGCCCTGCGATCAATTAAGGTCGCAGGGCGAAATATTGCAATTAGATTCTCCTATATTCCATATAGCTTAACGTTTCACTATATATCACTGTCTGTTTCGAGACATGCGAAAGAATCTAATGAACAATTGATTTTAATTAATAAAAGATCTTATTACTTCGTAGCATAATTTTGTCCGAGGTTGGGCATAAGCCAATTCTCATGCCCGTATCCTCTATCGTACAGATCACTTTAAGGTCTTGATATACTTTCACCCTTTGCCACAAGTCTTGTGACCTGCTACTTCGTGATACATACTCACTGCACTTTTTGAGTTTGAACAGCACAAGGACGATCGGTTGTGATTATTACAGAGTGATATCACATTTATTTAACGGAATCGCATTGCTAGCCGTTGTCGTATAAGTCCAGCTCGGATAGGTTATCGTGTCATACTTCTTGTTTCCATCCGCATATCCTTGACTGTAAGCATCGTCAAGCATCTTCTGGAGTTCATCCTTTGTGAGTTCAATTTTTCCATCTTTGTTCTTTTCGATAATAACAATTCGACTCATAATTATTCCTTTCTGTAGCATTGTGACTGCTACCAACTACTTCGTAATACAGCAATATTGCGACCGTTGCCAGGAAGATCGGTGCATTGAATATCCCGGTTACCGGAGACACAGGAACGGATATAACAAACATTAGAATCACTTGGACAAGTCAACTTGGTTATCATTTACAAGTCACAACATCAAATGGAACGATTAGGATTATAAAATGTGATGCATAATTTTCCTTTTGCGATTTTGTGCTTATGTCGGCAGTTTCATGTACTCGGTACGGATAAAGTAAATCGTTAGAGTTACGGTAGTGCTTGCAAGCGGATTTCCATTTGAATCATAAACACGGAATGTCCAGTTTCCACTACCTCCGACATAGTGTTCCGACCAACAGTTGTTTGTTATCTTTGTGTCAATAATAATTCGTGTCGGAGATATAGTGGTTGTGATGTATCCGCTTGCAGTTGTTGTTGCCGTTATTTCTATTACGCCAAACAACTCCTCATTAAACAATTTGCTGTTTAACGAAGTAATCTGACCTTCTACTGTTTTTCCGGATGGGACAGTTCCAATTTTATTATTTATTGTAGTTATGCTATCGTTTAGTGCATCAATCTGCCCCTCAATTCCACCTACGTGGAAAACGCTGTTCGCCATTGCTGTCACTCCTCTTCTTCAGACTCAGGTTCCGGTTCCGGTTCAGGCAGATCAGCAATCGTGCCAAACCGCCTTACCTCAATCTGTATACCGTCTGAACTGCGAATGATATACGCATATCCTACCTGATTGTCACGGGTGGCGAGATAGGATTCTGCCGCTCCCAGATAGCCGTACGCCGCTCTGCGAGTCTGCTCCAGATCATTGTTGTGTGTACGGCTGTCAACAATCTTCGGATATCCCTCCGGATCGTTGGCATGATAACCGTCAGCATTTACATACCCCATGTGTACCTCGTAGATTTCCCGCTTCATTTGAATCATCCACCTTTCCATTTTATAACTAATCATATTTAACTTTTGGGATGTTTGTTAAACAGCAATTTTGCAGAATATTATGCAACAAGTTCAAACAAATGCACCGATGTCCATTGCGTAGATACTTCAACAGTTATGGTATAGCCACTATATGAAACATTAGCTCCGGTAGCCTCCTTTATCGGCGTGATACTACCGCCAGAGGTATTGGCACGCACCATATACATACCAGAGTATTCTGCGTGTCCATTCCATGATTGGATAAGCAAAATTCCACCTACGCTTCTCCCGATATTAATAACGTGCGTTTTTATGGCTTCTGAGTAATTGGCATAAACTTGTCTAATTCCCATGTTGAGTATCTTGCTGTTTAAATTGTTAAAACCCCATGCATTATTGAATGAACCAATTACATCGTTAGGATTATTGTTATCATTATATGAGTTGACATACAACGAACCATGATTTACATCAATTGCTCTGGATAACATTCCTTGATAGTGTTCTGCTTTGAAACTTGTTGTTGCGGAACTCATAACGAAATATATTGCTTCTTGCGTATAATTCGACATATTTGCTATTTCAGCAGATAATGCAGTCGCTAAAGAAGATTCTGAAGAAAAAGTGCCAAGATTTTTATATGTAAATTTGCTATTTATGGTATCAAGATCATTCCCTATGTCTGCAACATCCTGTGCATTCTCGTTAATTGCCGCGACCAGACTTGTTTTTGCTGTGGTATTCAAATCACCAAGCGTCCCAATCCGTCCGGCGAGAACATCAAACTCATTAGATGTAATCGAACTTGCCCCCGCAACGAACAGTAACCCCACCTTAACGGTGGAAGTTCCCTTAACACTGGAACAACTCAGCGTGATTGAACCGTCCGCAGGAGTGATTGTGATGTCTGCAAGGAAAGCGGAAGGATCACCCAACTCAATCATCACGGCTTTCATGTCTGCCGTAACATCTGCAATCGTTGTGGTGTGAGTATACGCTCCGCTCGTGTTGGTTACAGTATCCAGTGTTTTCTCAATCAGCTTTGTTCCGGGTGGAACATCCCATGTGCCGTCACCCTTCAGGAAATATTTCTGCGTTCCGGCTCCCGGAGCAGGAACAAGACCGCTCGTTCCTGTTGAGGATGTGGTTGCTCCGGTGAATACATCTGGTTCAGCGATCTCTTTCCATGTACCATCCCCAAACAACACCTTGTTTTGATCGCCAGCGCTAGGAGCAGGAACCAATCCGTGTGTGCCTACGGTAGAAGATGTTGCTCCTGACATGTCTGATGGATCGGCTACATTTTTCCAAGTGCCATCGCCAAATAAAGCTTTTCCTTGATCCCCTGCCGCAGGAGCTGGAACGAGACCTGAAGTTCCTGCGGTTGTTGAAGTTGAACCAGTCATTTGAGAAGAGACAGGTACGTCAAAAATTGCTGTAGGCAATTACATCAGCTCCTTTCATGCGTTATAATGTATGAACTACTTTCTTTTTTCTTTGCAGTGTTTTAGGTAAATCTCTTACTATGGTAATTGTTTCTTCTTCGTATGTCATTTCAAAAATAATTTGATGATTATCCTCTGTGGAAAAGATCTTTCTGTCATTTGGAAAAATATTTCCATGTGTAGGAGGAGAAGAAATGAATTCAGATCCGCTTCTTATAGAATAAGTATTGATGCTTTCCGGTTTGGTATAAGAATATGAACCATATAAACCAAAATTATCGTTGTTGCCACTCTCATCGCATCTTGTTACCTGAAACGTTGGGATTACATTATCAAGCGCAGAATATGTTATTCCGGTTATTGTGTCTGTTCCAAGCAAATTTGCTCCGTTGTATGTTTCTAATGACAGCGTTCCAGTTCCATATTTAGACATGTAAAAACACCATGCAACTGGAATATAAATAGATACGCTTGATACGCCTGCTGCAACTGAAACCCATTCGGTTTCCATATCCGGACCGAAACTGAGATTATACCTGTGCGTAAAATCCATTGAAGCAATATTAATTGTTAATAAGGCAGTATCTCCACCCGTATATGCCGTTTTATCAAGTGAGCATGTACTTTTTGTGATATGATAGTGACCAACGACGCTAACATTGCTTGCAGGCATCGTGAATTGATTGTTCGTAATTGTAACTTCAGGCGTTGTTTCGTATCCATCAAACGCATAACTCATTGATGGAGTTTGGCTTAAAGTGATTGTGTCTCCATAATTAGCGGTATCCGACGAGGCCGTAACAGTTCCGCCGACAGCAGGATCTGCGCTTGTGGTTATATTATAATCTATTTTTTCGAAAGAAGCAGTAACAGTAGTGTTGGCAGCTGGCATTGTTATTGTAGTAGATGCAGTTGATGCGCTGCCAATTGTGCCTCCCGTTGTCGTCCATCCGGTAAAACGATAGCCTGTTCCAGCGTTTGCAGTAATAGTTATCACATCGTCATAATACCCGGATGTTGAATCAAGTGTAACACTACCGCTTCCATTAGGAGAAACCTCTCCGGTTAATGTATAGGAAACATGAGTAAAGTTAGCAGTAACCGTTGCGTTTCCTGCGCCCATTGTAAACGTTGTTGGGTTGGTTGTTGTGCTGGATAAAGTACCTGATGTATTCGTCCAGTTTGCAAATGCATATCCGGTTGCTGGAGTCGCTGTTAATTCTTTGGTAGATGTATATTGTATTGTGTCGCCTGCCGTAACAGTACCGCCGCCTGTTGGGGAAACGGTTGTTGTTAATGTATAGTTGTTTTTTGTGAAGTTCGCAGTAACTGTTGCATTTCCGGCACCTATTGTAAACGTTGTTGGATTTGCGGTCGTGCTGGATAATGTTCCTGCGGTTTTGGACCAACTGCTAAATGAATAACCACTGCTTGCTGTTGCCGTTAATTGTTTCTGGCTGTTGTAGTTCATAGAACCGCCAGCAGTTACGGTGCCTCCTCCGGTCGGAGAAACAGCAGTAGTTAAAGTATAACTGTTGATTGTAAAATTAGCAGTAACAGTTGCATTGCCGTTTGGCATCGTATATGTCGTTGACGCGGCATTGGCATTAGCAAGTGTACCGCCACTTGATGTTGTCCAGTTTTTAAATGTATAACCAGTTGATGCGGTTGCAGAAATACTACACTTATCGTTATAGTATTTCGTACCTCCGCCGGAAACAGTACCTCCTCCGGAAGGGCTGACCGATAGCGTTAATGTTCTCTGAATATGTGTGAAGTTTGCTGTAACGGTCGCATTGGCATTCGGCATCGTATAAGTAGTTGATGCAGAATTAGCGTTAGCAATCGTACCTCCACTGGAAGTAGTCCAGTTTTTAAATGAATATCCGGTCGCGGCAGTTGCTGAAATAGTAACTTTATCATTATAATACTTCGTACCGCCTCCGGAAGTTGTACCGCCTCCGGAAGGACTAACTGCCAGCGTAAGTGTTCGTTGGACGTGTGTGAAATTAGCAGTAACAGTCGCATTGCCAGCACCCATTGTAAATGTCGTGGGATTCGTTGTTGTGCTGGATAGAGTACCGGCATTTTTACTCCAACTACTAAACGCGTATCCTGTGGAAGCCGTGGCTGTTAAGCTTTTTGTTGAACCGTAGTTCATAGATCCGCCAGCGGTAACGCTTCCTCCTCCGGAAGGGGAAACTGCAGTCGTCAAAGTATAGCTATTAATTTTAGCATTAGCTGTAACTGTAACGTTTCCAGCCGGCATCGTAAAGGTGGTGCTTGCTGAATTCGCGTTTCCAAACGTGCCACCGTTATTGGATGTCCAATTCTTAAATGTGTAGCCGGTCGATGCTGTTGCTGAAATATTGTTGGAAGAACCGTAAGATTTGCTGCCTCCGCCGCTTACGCTGGAAATGCCCGTTCCTTTTGCTACAGTAAGGGTATAACTGTTTGTTCCAAAATTTGCCGTAACGGTGGCCGCGCTGGTCCCCATCGTGAATGTGGTAGGGTTTGAGGTTGTACTTGACAGCGTACCAGCGGTTTTACTCCAACTACTAAAGTGACGTCCTGTGCTCGGGGTAGCGGTTAAACTCTTGGTCGAATTATAGCTCATTGCTCCACCAGCGGTCACGCTGCCATAACCGCTGGGGGAAACCGTGGTTGTTAAAGTCCATGTTTGGTTTGCGGTTTGCATTGTGACCGTTGAAGCATTCTGGTGAGCAAAGCCATTGCTTATAATGGCCCCGTCTCTTGCTACTGTGAGATAGATTTGCTTTCCAGCAAGAGCCGTCCCTCCGGAGCCAATGGTAAAATCGGTTGTGTACACACGACTGGAACCGTAAATATACAACGTCGGTGACAACGCCACCCTGTTGTTGCCTGACGAATCACAAAGGTATAATGTAAACGTTCCGGTTTTACCATTGTTTTCTTTCCAGGATGGCTTATCTTTGAATGTAATTGTACCACTCGGGTATTCACCTGTTCCTAACGAGATGCCTAATGAAGCAGGCCATTGGTATACGCCAGAAATGGAACCAGTCTTTGTTCCCATAACACCACCTCTTATAATTCAATTACTGCCATAGGAACAGCGGCTGAATTTGTTACTGTTAATGTTGTGCTCTGTGCTGATACAGTTATATTGGATCCTTTATGTATGATTGCGTATCTTCCGTTGGAAGCGATAATAAGACATCCATCGGCAGAATCCATTATTCCACCTGAAGAACCTGGAGTTGACGCGCTACTCCAAATTAAATATGTTTTGCCGTTTGCTGAAAACGGAACGGAAACAGTTGTGGTTGTGTTCCAATAACTATGGTAAAAACTGTCCAATGCATCCTCGGCAAAATCACTCGCAGGGATACCAGACGCAGGCTTTGTATACTTTGATGAAATATTTGTTTTAAGTTGGTTTAGAACGCCTTCTCGAGGATGTGGCATCAAATTATTCATCCCAAGTGTATCACCGTAGGAGATGCTGGTTGTAGCAACATAATACGCTTCTCGCCAATACACATACGAACCTGCGTTTATATTGTTTCTTGCGGTATCTCCGTCTTCTACGTAAAGCATACCGGAAACATTAAGTTTGCCTGAAACATCCGGAGCCTGCGTAATATAATCCGAATGCTGATGGCCGGAATCAATTAAATTCCCGTTAGCGTCAATAGCCGCAAAATGTCCGTTTATCGCGCCTGCAACTTTATCTGCTTTTGCTTCGTTAAGCAAGTCAAATTCAGCAGAGGTCATCGTTCCAGTATTCCCGGCCGACTTAATTGTCGAAATAGAAATACTGGATGTACCGACTACAGATTGACAGGAAACTGTAATATAGCCAGTGTTGCATGTTACATAGATTCTGTCGTGAAACACCGACGGTGTACCAAGTTCAATTCGAATTGCAACCATATCACCTGAAACATCAGGATTCTGAAATGTTCCCGTGTACGCTCCGCTTACGTTTTCAACAGTTCCAGTTGTTGTAATAACTCTTGCGCCGGGTACAGCTTTCCACGTTCCGTCACCCATAAGAACTTTTGTATTGTCTCCTGCGGCTGGAGCCGGAGCAAGACCTGCAACTCCGGCGGATATCATTGTAGCGCCAACCAAAACATCCGTATTGGATACGCTGACATATGCAGAACCGTCCCAATGATATACTTTGTTGTCGTCGAGAGTAATATATATTTTACCGGCCGCCCCAGAAGAAGGAAGACTCTCGAAATCAGGAGCCTCGATGACATCTTTTATGCTTGCTGGTAATTGTGCGCTTGGAATTTTTCCTGTTGAATCTAAAGAAGCTACACCGCTTGCGGCTCCTTTTTCGGTTTTTGAAATAAAAATTGTCTTGATTTTATTTAAAAAATAGCCAAGACCTGTAAAATCAAGAAAAGCCATCGTAACACTCCTTTCTTATTAATTCGTCGATTTGTTCGTTTGATATGATTGAAATGTTTTGTACTTTTTCTTTGTCTTCAGCCGTATAGTCATTAGAAGATAAGCCCATCCAACGGGCCTTATCAACCTTATAGCTCATAGCAGACTTAACTTTACCCCATATTTTTCCAAGATCGCGATTCGTATCGGCTTTCACTTTTGCATAGCCCGCATAACGACGTTAGAAATTCATAGAGTTATATTGATTGATAATATCTTGGATTTGTTCGCTTGTTATGCCACGGGTTTGCTGAAGATATTGAAGAATTTGATTAGGATCGTTTTGCATATAAGCAGGAATGTCCGGGAAAGACTGCCGCACAAAAGCGGCCGGGTTACGCATTGCCTGCATAACCCGACTCACTTTTTGTATGGGATTCATCGGTTGATCCGGCCTGCTAGCCGGATTGCTCATATATTGAGTATATAATGGGTTCACTTGCTGGCACCTCTATTCTGAAGTCCACGAGACAGATTCGCGATCTGTTCCTTTATTTCTGCAAATTCTCTTTTAAGTTCTTCGATGTCTTCTTTTGATGCTTCGCCCTTCATTTCACCGGAAATATTTGCAGGAAACAGGACAGGATTTGCACGTTCTTTAATGGTATACTCAAGTTCCTGAATGGGGTTGGGAGCTCCCATTTGATTCCAGCTCTTCAAGTAAATTTTCTTTTCGCTATTATCCCATAAAACAATAGGCGTTTCAGACGGCCACCCCTGAGGCATTTGAAATGCCTGAGCGCCAACTTTACCGTCAACCCATTCCATTGATTTTACGTTTTGAGAATAAGATTGATTTGGCTGGTACATTCCATTCATGTTGTTATAAGGATTATAATAATTATAATACGCCATATATAACACCTCTTTAATTGGTTATTCTCCAGAAAAACGAACAGACTTCGGAACCGGAATCCCAAGAGTCGTAGTAATTTCCAGAAATAACTGCGACTGCATGGGATCCCGTCCCGATAATATAGATGCCAATAGGAAACTCTTCCGCAAATTGTTGAATTGTAATACACTTAGGACAAACAGAAGGAAGAATAAAAGGCTCAAACCCTTTAAGGTAAAGATAATGGCCCCACACAGCGTCTGCAGATGGCATATTAAAGTCACTTCTGGCGACGGCATAAAGCTCATCAAACGTTTGAACCCAAGGTTGATTTAACGCAATAGATATTGCACGGACTACACAATCCGGCACTTCTTTGTTTAATGGATTTGGATTTGCTTTAATCCACATATAACCCATCTCCGATCATTCGGTCGGTTCAAAATTTACAAAGTCTTCAAGCGCTTCAATCTGTTTGAAGTTAATACCTTTAACAAGAGGAAGCACGGGAACATCAAATGGTTCTACCTCAACATCCAGATTGTTAATTTCTTCAAGCTCATTTTGATAGTGAATAAAGTCTTCGCCTTTAATAATACCGTTTTCATCTGTTACGTTTGCATATTTGTTGTTGAGCATTGAGACTCTTTCATTATAAAAATCAACATTTGATCTGATTGCTTTGCGTACTTTATATATTTGCCAGTGCATATTCTCATCGATATCTGGATTAGAGACTAACTCTTCGGTAGTACGGTACGCATTAATAATTTTTATCTGTTTCATAACAATAATCTCCTTATAGTTAAGTATAATAAGTATGTAAACTTTGAGCTGAACTTCTATAGTACCAATATCTGTTACCTGCAGATACATATCGGCCGCTGCTGTCTGTATAATAAAGAGCAATTTGATTGCCGTTGTTATAACGTGTAAGTCCGGATGCACAGTTAGTATGCGATTCTAACGTTAGCGTTCCGGTGTTGCCGTTGCTTAGTGTCGCTGTGATAGTATCGCCGCTTCTTGCTATTGAAGATACAGTTACGTCAGCTACGGCAGGCGGGCCGCTAAACACAATTGTTCTTGTTGAGTTAACTAACGTGGATCCGTCGTATCCGCGCACAGGAACAGTAAGACGATAAGTTTCGTCGTAATCTATACTGTATGCATTTGTTTTCAAACTTACTCGGCCGGATGCATCTCCGTATCCGTCGTTATAACCTTCTGTATGGCCTGCGTTGTATGTTGCAGCTGTTGAGATAGATCCTTTAACAAAAGTGTTTGAAGAAAGCGTAACGGTTTTACTTGAAACGTTTTCTTTTAATGTCATTTCAGTAGTGTTGATCAGGTTTTCCGAAGAAGGAGAATCGTGATATATATTCGCATATATAGTTTTGCTTGGGTTCGGAGTTCCTACAATATCTTGATATATTGATGTTGTTGGAATCGTACCTTTAATCGTTCCGGTGATTGCGGATATAGAATAGGTCGTGCCGTCCCATGCTCCGCTTAATGAAACGGCCGAATCAAAAGACACGCCCCTCGTTCCGCCGCCTGAAGTTGTTAAATTAATCGTTACTTTACCTGTTACAGAATCGACTTTAATAGATTTTACGGTTTGGAACTTCAGTTTACCCATAGCAACAGTCACATCAAAGTCTTCAGGATCATCAGACGAAAACCACTTATTCATATCGACAACCTGATAATTCGGTGACACTGCTGTTCCGATGTTTACGCGAAGCTGGGATATTGTAACAACACCGTCTTTCGTAACGGAAAATGGCGCGCTGTTAGGAGCATTAGCGCCGCACCAGAAAGCATACATTGTATCGACTGGAGTCGTAGTTCCGCTCTTTGGATAAAGTGTAGTGCTGCTGTCCAGTGCGACATATGTCGTTCCGCTGCTGGAATCGAGTTTTCCCGTACGGATATTCCAGTCTCCAATTGTGCCTTCTTCTGCCGTGATTTTACCGGAGAACTCTCCGCTTGTTGCTTTCAGGACGCCTGTTGGTGATACAGAGAAGTTTGATCCAATTGTAATTGAACCTTTATTAATTGTTGCCGATCCGTCTGAAGCTACAATAAAATTATTGTTTACGTTAATTGTGCCGCCAGAAACATTCAGGTTGGACATTTTAACATAGCCGTCTTGACGTACATAGAATGGAGTGTTTGTCGCGTCTGGGTCTGTTGTTCCTGCCCATATAGCAATTGCTGTATCGCTATTTGTTTTTGCCAAACCTGTTTTATTGCCTTTCAAAGTCGCAGAAGAGATGGCCCATCCGGCAATATCGCCATCTCCAGTATGAATAGTACCGGTAATATCAACTGTTCCGTCAGCTGTGGCCTTAACGTAATTGCCTCCAACTTTACCGACAATCAATCCATCTGTGCCGTAATACGCCCCGTTGTGAGTTGTATCTGATAAGGTTGTTTTCCCGTTATAGATATATGCAACCGTGCCGTTTGAACCAATTGTAAAAGGACTGCCTGAATTACCGATCAATACATTGCCTCCGCTAAGCAAAGTAAGTGTTTTGCCAGCTCCGATATTAATTGTATTATTGGCAAGAAGATCTACATTGCCGTTGATTGAATCAACTTTTAACGCAGCTCCGGACAGAACCGACTCGATAGGGTAGTTGTACGTCTGCCCGTTATTGATATACGTTAAATCGCCAAAAAATATTGATTGCGACTTTGCGATAACGGCAGAACTGTTTCCGGAAAACACTACTTTAAATTTCCCGCCGCCGAAATTAACGCCGTCTGATCCCATGTAAAGACCGTCTGCCGTAGAATTAATATTGTCGGCACCGTTTGATCTTAAATGGAATTCTCCGCTGGATTGGAGGTCAAGCTTACCTTGACTGGAAATATTAATATCTCCGCCAGTCATATTAAGCTCACCGCCTGAAATAACATTCACCTGAGCTTTGTCTGTTTCGTTTCCTGCTTTAATTTCAATAATGGCGTCGGTTGTTTTAACGGTTCCCGCTGGCCGCGAACCATTAACGGTAGCGTACAGCAATAAAGCTTTATTACTGCTTATTTCAAGTTCCTGCCCAACGTTGCTGGATAGTTTGTCTGTCGTAATTGATCCCGCTTCAATTCTGTCTGCACTCATATATCCGGTTGTAATAACATCAGCAGTTAAACCAGTCCCGGTAAGAGCAGATCTATATAGCCAGTCGCCGTCTTCTGTTTTTTGATTGCTTATACCTAACCCTCTGCCGCCAAGAATCATTGCAGACAATCCATCTGCAGATTCAAAAATGATATTTCCGTTTGGATCGGTATAATAATTAGACGCTCCGCCTTTTAATACTGTCTGGTTAAGCTGAATTGTTCCTTCCAGTTTGTCACTTGGAATCGATCCGGAATTCAGCATTGCGGCCCTGTCGTAAATGTTCTGTTTTCCTTTGATGTCTTTTGCAACCTCTGCGATTCTCGTCAGAACGTCTGTAAATTCATGCTGCCCGACTAACGAAAGCTTGGTGTTAATATCGAGAGTTGTCCTCCATTCCTGATCGTAACACTTGTTTATTCGGTCGATGTAAGCCCAGACGCTTTCTTTCAGTTCGGGATCAACTAAATGGGCCGCGTCTGTAATCTTGATGTCTGGCCACTCCACGTCGTTGTTTTCGTAATAATGAATGTCGTGATTAGAACCGTACAAGTCAAGGAAATCGAACGTATAAGTAATTTCAGGCTTCGCAAGCTCTTCAAGGTTCTCCATCGACTTTGTATAGAGCCGCTGTTCGTCTCCCTGGACGAAGCTTGAATCCTGCCATTTATTTTCTTTGAGAATTTCTCCAAGAGTGTCTGTTAGCAAAGCATCTTCCTCTTTAATTCTGGCTTGTGCTTCTTTTAAAGCCGGAAGACATTCACCGTATACTTTATCAGATAATTCTGCAAACTTTCTTGTCAGTTCGTTGATGCCATTAAGATCGCTTTCTGTATCAGGAATAAAACTATTTAATACTTGATACATCTTATCGTTTAAATATATTTTTGAAGCATATCCCTGAACACGAAAGTAATGTGAAGATAACGGTTCGTTTTGACATACAATACGTACGTGGCGTGTTTTTGCAGGCGTCTGAACTACTCCTGCGCCGCCAACAGCTTGAGAAGAAATAAATCTGGAGTTAATGTCATAAAATACACACAAACTGTTATTTGGTAAAGAATACTCATATGGAGTTGATTCATACACAATAAGATTGCTGCTGCGGACCATAGAAGACGAATCGATTTCGACGCCATTAAACGGATCGACTGAACCGTTTGTAAAACCTCGGAGTTCATTCTCGGCTGGATATGTTACAGCATCGAATGGATATACGGAAGCCGTGACGATGTTTGCCACGTTATCTCCGTTTTGATATACGTATCCTGTTGTGCTTTCGAGTTTCAATGTATTGGTTGCACGATCTGTTGTAAACGTCCAGTAAAACGCAAACTCATTCGGTATTGCGTAGTTGCCTGCATTTAAGTTCGCAGAACTTACATAATGTTCATAAAGCCCTTTGTATAGCATATCCCGTCTGCGGCAATAATAGAAAACTTTTGTAAACATGGCCGCAAGCCGTTGTTCAACAACAGATTCATATTTTACCCATTTTCCAGACTCTCTGTGATGAAGTGTTCTGTATTTTGTATTGTAAAAATACTGACCATTGGAAGCATTGTTCGGAGCCTCGTTAGCAACATATGCAATTTGCCATGTTCTGTCTCCTCTGGCACCCCAACAGAAATATAATGTGCCGGGTTCGTAAAGCGTTTCCGAATACTTGTAATACCATCCATAACTGGAATGGATCGCAGTTGTATCGGGCTGGAGTTCTGTTGTGGAACCGAAATAAACAGGATGCTTTTCAGTCACCTCTGTTGTTTGTGTTTCAAGGTTTTCGAGAACTGCTTCATCTTCAACCTGTTTAGCACCAAGCATACCGGACATACTGTTTGTACAGAAAAGATACACCCTGTCTGTATTGGTGTATCCCCATCCTTCAGCGTTTATACGAATTGCAGAAGGATAGTCATCTTGTATATTGTAAGAATAATACGTTGGCTCTCCATCCAGTCCGACATACAATGTGTTGTTTGAGTCGTATATTCCCGTTACGTATGCTTTATCCCATGTTCCGTCCTGATGGACTACGTAAATAACACTTCCGATTCCATCGAAAGGATCTCCATTTGTTTTAAACTTTTTTGCTACATGCCATTGAAAATAATCCTTCTCAGCCGAATCGTAATCAGATCTGTATATAATACCGTCTGGTGTCTCTGGCGTATTGTTCAGGTATATCTTAGTGTATCCATTATCTGTACCGTATCGAAGTACGTTAAGTTTGGCGAACCCGGTATTGGATTCTCCGACTTGGCTTAATTCCCATTCGTATGCCGCAAGATCACTTGCTGCCTTTTCGCTGATGTCGTAATACACGGACATAGATCGCTGGAATTTAGCGACTTCTTGAAACATATCGTCGGTTAACAAGCCTACTTCATTGTAATAATTGAAGTCCATCAAATAAGGGAATTTATTGACAACAGATTTCTTTGTCCCGCTGATATGAGAGAACGAACCATCTGGTTCTTTAACAACTTTATAAGCCTTTTGAGTGTTGTCATTCCAAACATAACTCCGACTTGCAAAATCAAGTTTAGACCATATTAATTTCTGACCTGCTATAAGAGTTTCTGTAGGAGAAAAATAGTAATAAGCGCCTGTATCATCCTGAAATTCCAGCCATGATCCGGCAGGGGAGGCAGGAGCGGTAAATTCGTACTCGTCATGCTCGCACGTTTGGATACTGCAATAACCTGTGACTTCGCTTCCGTAAGCACCGTAGCAGTATAAACGGGTAATCATATTCTCCGTGTTGACTGTTTTCTCGAAGTTCTTGATATTCCTGTCGTAATGAAGTTCTATAACATTGCGGCCGTCCATAACTTCCTGAGGAACTGTACCCGCATCTGTCTTTGAGAACGGATTCATGCTGACGATGTCAATGGTTCTGTTCCCGCCGTGATATACAGGCGATGCTTCAAATAATTCACAAAGCTGCTGAATCAGACTGAGAGCTCCGGCCCCGGCAGATGAAGACATGCTTCGCTTCTTAATGCTTCCATCTTCTTCAGTGAAAACCTCTACATATCCTCGTGTCCATCCGGTTCCTTCCAGAATAGTGTCGAGTAAAGCGTCTGCTGTTCCAACGTTGTTTCCTTCTTCATCGGAGAATTCAAGATCGATAGCTTTGTTTTTTAAGTTAGATGAAATATGGGGGGCACGAACATCAACATCTTCCGAGAAATGATTGTGGACAATCCTCGGCTCGGATATGATGAAATAATCCACCTCGTCATCATCGATTGTCCGCAGGCGGTATTCCGCCTTTAAGAACGAAAGCCTGTAGTTTTTTTCGATGCCTTCCCCCGTATTGTAAACAGAAGGTACGCTAAAAGTGAGCTCCTTATTTCCGTTCCGTTCTGTAATAACAAATACATCGTGCGCACATCCGGATACTTTATTATGATTGTCGTACAGATTGCATAATACGGTATTTGAATAGTCGCATATGTCTAACCGTAAAATTCGCTTCACCTTTAGTCACCACCTTTATGCGAATGTCGGTTTGAAATAGAATGACAGTTTATCTAAACTGATAGATGTAACGGGAACCACTTCGAGTTGATTCATACTCATAATTGTGGTTCTGAAAGGTTTCGTAATTGCGCTGATGCCGTCTACTGTTAACGTATGAATATCCGGCTGATCCGTGATTTTACGCCAGCCGTTAACATAAATATATTTGTCGATATAATCTTCTTCCAGTTTATTTGATACGGTAATATTGTTTCCGCTGTTACCTGTGACATAGATTTTTCTATTGGCAGGATAGTCAGGAGCAAGTTCAATAAAACCATAATCGTGATAAAGGAACGCAAGAGAAGCATCACTGCCGTCTTCAAGGGATAATATTGTTTTGCCGCTGATGCCATCCACGGTAACGACTTTATTTACGTTTGTCGTTTTTGCTTTCGACATAGCAACAAGTTTCATTTCTTGATCGGTTGTTTTGTTTCTGATGATAACACCTGCTCCGACATCTCCGGCAGCGATAACAGTTAAAGCTGCCCTTTCCGTTCCAGGGTTGCCAAGCGTAAACGAAAATGTATTAGGTTTAGTAAGATTGATATTCGTGAACGCTTGATCAGGAGCCATGCCGTCAGTGTCGTACAGGGCTGAGTTTTCCATTATGTTTTCGTGATTCGGTGTTAACCGAAGGCTATACAAATCATCACATCTTGCAAAAGGGTAATATGCTTTCATTGTTATTTTGATAATTCCGTTCAGATAGTTGGATAATTCGTGATCATCGTATTCGGTTACGGTTGCATAATAATAACACCATGGCCGCCGCTTAAATATCAGTTTTCCGGATTTTCCAACTTTAAACAGATGTTGAATTTTTGTAAATAAGCCTTTGTCAATTACAGTTTCTTCGAAAAAACACCGCAAGATAAACTGTTTAGGATCTCTGGATGCTCCGTAAAAATATCCACCGTTATGTCCGTCGAACGTCTCTTCGTAAACTTTTGTAGTTGCAGAACCGTATACATATGTATCTTCCAGTTCAGGAGCATACTCAAGGCCGACGTCCTGAATGTCTACGCCGCAAAAAGAAAACCCACCTTTCACGTTAACACCTCCTTTTCTTTTAAAAATAAGGGAGAAGAGGCGTTAAACCTCTTCTCCCTTCCCCTTATATGCGTTTTCGAATGGTTCCATTTTAAACAGAATTAAAAGGAATGATAACCATTTAAAAACCTTACATCGTATAAGCGGCAAGGTTAAAGCCGTTCTTTGAAAGCTGCTTAGTAAATGCTTTTCCGACCTTTTGTGCAATAACATCGTAATCGGCGTCATTTTCCAATTTGGCTTCATAAAGATTGACATTAACATCGCCGATTGAAATCATAGGCTCATTACTGCCAAGAGGAATCTGATCAAACGTGGTTAAAGGCATCGTCCGAATATAATTAAAGGAGTCAAGCATTAACCGAAGAGATTCCGTATCGTAGGAATTAAGGAATGCTTCCGGTTTTTGCTTTGTGCCGTCGACCCACGCAGGACCAGTGTAATCAACATAGCCACCTTCTTTGAAGATTTTTGTAGCCCAAGTAGGCTTTGTGCTATAGTAAGACCCTCCTGAAGAATAATGCTTTCCGAGAGAGCTGCTTGCTTTCGCTTTTGCTTCATTAGGGGAGCTGGCTTTAATAACGTAGTTTGTACGGAATCCTCTGTCGTCATAAACTTCGTAATATTTACTCTGATCTGTTGACGTGTTCGAAGAACTACCGCCGCCTCCTCCGCCACCTCCGGCGTTAATGATAATCTGAGGTATTTTATATTCTTCATTTTTTGCAAGTTGTTTCTGGTAAGAATCATACAAAGAAGCATAGCTTCCGGTAACAGAACTGTACTGATCGTTTGGATCGTAGTTAACAGCATCCGGATCGATCGATTTATCTCTGAAATACATATAATCCAGACTGCTGGAATACATACCGAGAGAATAAGATCTGTCCGCAATCCTGACATCATAAGTATAATCTTTCAACTGGTCAATCGCGTCAACGACTTCGTGATTGTGATCAAAGGAAGCGTTATCAATGGTTGACTTAGTGTAATTGTCATACATCTCGCTCCATTGATTTTCAAGCAGCCACCGGTCTGTTTCGGAACCATTGAGATATTGCTGACTTTGCTTCATATATTCAAGGAATGTATCCTTGGAAGCCATCGTCACATCAATTTCTTCCCAATATGTATCGGTAAGACCTTTCATCTTCTTCCACGTATCTTCCCAGCCTTGCTCCATTTGAAGTCTTGTTTCATCTGTGGCATTCTTGTAGTTCTCATCGTGCTCACGCATATAGTTTACGTAATCTTCGAACGAACCGTTCATAATCACATCCATTTCATCTTTGAAATTACGTGCGTCTTCAAGCATCTCTCCGAGGTTTTCTTCGTAGATTGCCGTATAGTCGCTATATGCGTTAATCTGATCGTCGATCGCCTGCGTTGCCATTTCGGCTTCCTTTGTTGCAATGTCCCAAGACAGTTCTTTCTGAAGATCGGTAATCTGTTTACGCAGTTCCTTTGCTTCTTTAGTCCTGGTTGGGTCAGCAGAAATTAAGCCAAGCTGGCGCTGAAGTTCTGCAAGACGTTCGTATTTTTCTTCTTGATCTGCGGCGTTCTTTCTTGCGTTGAGCCGTTCGTTAATCAGGTTCTTTTCTTCGTTAAGCGCTTGTTTCTTTCTTTCAATATCTTTCTTAATCAGATTCCATTCGTCTGTGTATCTTTTTCTGATCTGAGCAAGTATAGAATCTTGAATATTAACAGTTCCTGCGAGCATTTCACGTTGTAAACGAATCCGGTCTTTAATTTCTTTATCGACGGTCTGTTCAAGAGTCTGTTGAATTTTATGAATTTGTTCAACATTCTTCTTAATAGACTCTGTGTTTTTATCAATTGTTTGATTCGTGGATTCCAGCTGCTCTTCCATCTTCATAATCTCGGAAGTGATCTTCTTGTAGTTTTCGCTTCCGGGCTTAGTGACCTCTTGTTGTTCTTTCAGTAAAGCAATCTGTTCACGAATAAGATCGGCCCGCTTTTCCTGCTCTTCATTTTCTCTTGTCAGCATTGTATTCTGATTCGTCAGTTCGCCGTTGTTTTGGTAACGGGTTTCCTCGAACTGAATCATCTTAATATTATGCTGAGCAACCTCATCTCTTTCGTTAAATCTTTCTATAATATGTTCCAGCTGATCCTGTTCAAGCTGCCGGACAAGATTCTCGTATGCTCCTTCCGTGGAGTTAATGGTTTCTCTGAGTTCGAAGATCTGCTTGTTTAAATCTTTCCATTGAGTTCCGCCTTCTTCGAGAGCGCCGCCGTTCAGTAGTTCCTCCATATCGGCAAGTTTTCTCCGGGAGAGATCCAGACTTTCGTTTGTCAGATTCATTTCTTCACGGATCATATTTTGATAGTTAGCAAAATCGTTATCGTTGTCATATCTTTCGGCGGTTGTTTTCGCCATATTAATCTGATGTGCAATAGCGTCTTCTGCCTGAGCGTAGCTGTTCACGAGCTCTGTAATATAGGACTCCTGAATAGCTTCGTTGTTCTCTTGAACGGAAGACGTAGCTGTTGCAATAGCTTCTTCGTATTCAAAGACAGCGTCTCTTGCGTTATACCACGCCTGAGAGCCTTCTTCCAGTGTAGCCATCTGAGCCTGCAGCTCTGCAATTGCCGTCTGATACATGGCAACGTTCAGCTGATAGTAATCATTATTCTGAGCTAAAGTACTACGATATGCTCCGAACTGTTCATTCCTCTGATACATGCCACCCCAGGTAGACAACATGTTTTGTTCATGTGTTACTGGAGCCATAGCATTCTGAAGATCCGTAGCGATCTGAGAAACAATTGCTTCATTTAAAGCGTGGGTATCTTCAAGAACTTTGTTTTCAAGTTCTGCATTTTGTTCTTTAATCTCCCAGATCTTATCGCGGACGTTCATCCAGTTCTGAGAACCTTCTTCATATTCCTTGATAAGATCTTCCCATTCTGCCATCTGAGCATTATTCATTGCAATATCGGTACGATAGTTGGCAATCTGTTGCCTTGTTACAACAGCGTAACTCTCAAACTGGCCGCGATCCATGTAGTTCTGAGCTTTTAACTGAAGCATAGATGTCGCATGAGAAAGCGGTTTATCCTCGTATCCTTGTTTTGTTTCTGTAATATTAATCTTTTTACCGTTGATTTCATCAATAGTATCGGTAATGCCTGCCATTGCTTCGCGGGTAGAATCAATTGATTCCTGAAGCTTATACCAGTCTTCCGAACCTTCCTTAACGGTTTCTTTCATCTTTTCCATCTCAGCCATATTAGCTTCGTATTGACTATATAATGCTTGCTGAGCATTCATTTCATCGTTTAAAGAATTAATATAGCTTTGATAATCATTCATGCGCTCATAATGCGTTTCCGCTTTTTGAGACATGTTCACGAAATGCTCACGGCGTTTAACGTAATGTTGCTGACCTTCAAGGAGCGCATCGACTTTGGACTTGCCGCCGCCTCCGCCTCCTCCGCCTTTATAGCCGCCTCCGGCAGAACGGATATTACTGCTTGCAATGCGAACACTATTTCCGTTTCCGAAAGCTCCGAACGTAACAGAACCTTCCGTTCCGGCTAACGAAGCAATAATTGCATTAATAACACGTTTAGCTTCACCTGTTGCTTCTGCGGCAACAGCTTCAAGCTGACCGATGTCATACGTTCCGTTAATATTGAAGTGAGGGCCGAAGTCTTCAATCGGAATGTCCCCGACTTCGCTTTCGATACTTTCGATAACGGCATTTACATCATTGATAATCGCCTGTTGGTCAGCTTCGAATTCCAAATCAAGTTGAGCTTTCGCTTTAAGCGGATTAGCTTTAACCTGTTCTTCGGTCCAGCCAAGGTATTCAGCAAGGCTCTTATTACTTACTTTGCTTGTACCATAGTTTTCTTTGAAATATGTAGCTTTAGCGAATGCATCTCTGTTTGCAGCCATCTGCTTTTGCGCTTCAAGCTGATCTTTTGTAGATCCTCTGAGCTGTTTGAAGCGGCTGATTACCTCATCTGTTTCTTTTTTATACGGACGGAATGCTTTATTTTTTAGTTCGATAAGTCCATCTTTGAAATCTTTATCCGCTAAAATAGCATTTTCAACTGAACCGTAATATGTTTCAACGGCTTCAGCTGCTTTATTAAACAGATCTCCGGGTTCAAGATTAGCTAAATCTTCCATTTTAAGGCCGTACTCTTCCAGAGCCATAGATGCAGCGAGCCACATATCTGCACCTTCGATACCTTGAGTATAATCTTTGTATGCACCAATAGTATCGTCTTTATAAAATCCTCTTAAATTCCTGTCTTGACTATTAAGTATTTCATCGAGCTTCTCATAACGGTCGTAATCAGTAAGACCAATGCCGCCGTTTTCAAGATTCTGCATAATAATTTTAGCATATTCTTTATCTTGATCTGTCAACTCAGACGCCCAATCAAAAACACCTGGATTTTGAGGTACGACACCTTCGTGCTGTAGTGCATATTGATTTTGTTCTGCAAAAGTTAATCGTTGAAATGCGTTATATTCTTCTAATTGTTCGTCGTATCTTACTCTGGCGTTTCGAACGGCTTGGGCTAATTGTTGGTTCCCGGTAACCTGGCTAAGAGCTTCAAAGCCTTTTTCTTCGATTCCTTCTCCTTTAAGATATTCTTGCGCTCTATCGTATGATTCTCCTGTTGTAAGAACTTCCTGTATCTTTTTATATGCTTCAGAAGCATTTGCAACGGATTCTGCAAGAATTCTAAATTGAGCATCTAACTGTTCTCCTGATGCAGTAACACCAGAAAAATCAAGCTTTCCGTTTTCACCAATAGCTACACCAAGGTCTTCAAACACTTTGCGAACATCATCTGACGACTCAAGCAAATTCTTCCAGTCATCAGCGTTTCCTTGTCCAAGAACATCCATAAGCTTTCGAACATTATCAACCTTTTGCCCATCAAGTTGAGCAAACAGATTATTAGCTGCAATACCAGCCTTATTGTTTTGCTCATATCTCACGTTAGCGTAATTTAACGCTCCGGCAAAAGATGTTGCTCCAAGCTTAGCTCTATTAAGCCGTTCTTGTTCTTCTGCGTCTATCTCTGCTTGTCTGGCTTCTGCTTCAGCAAGGGTTTTGTATTCTGCTGCGGAAGCTCTGACTGCTGCATCTGTTGAATTTAATCTGTTTTGATATTCTTTTCCGTAGAACCCAAGAGATTCATATGCAGCGTTGTAGAGTTCTTTGTCGAAGTTAGCTCCACCTTCAAGAACAGAAGCGTCTCCTCTGATTAATTTTCTGGCATAAGATGCTTTTTGTAAATCAGTATAGCCAAGTTTTTGTCCTGTAGCAGGATTAATCCAGTCTTGATCTGGGACGCCGATGTCTGTCCATTGGCGTAAATTTAATCCGAAGCCAAGGTTTCTCGCAATCTTTTGGATACGATTTCTATCACTCCAATTAGCATTAGTGTATTGAGTCCATAATTGTTCGCCAAGAGCTTTTCTTTGCTGATCGGCCATATTCTCGGCAAGTTCCATATTGGCTTCGTAGTTGGAATAGAATTGCGTTGAATCCATTCCGAGGATAGACATTGCGGCTTCGTCTTTCTCCGCTTGTGTAGATCCGTTTTTAAACTGAGAGTATTGTTGCTTAGTGGCAAAAGCATTGTTTTGAATATTAAGTATTTCGTCGAGAGCGATCTTTCCGCCTTTACGAAGCTTCTCAACTGAAGCGGCTGTGCCTGCCAGTAAATCTCCTGTTTCTTCGAGAGCCTTAAGTCCTTCAACTTCGATAGAGATTTCAAGATTGTTCTTATAATTATTAAACTGCTGCAATAAAGTCGAAAGCAGCTCTTCTTGGTCTGATGTAAGAGGTTCTTCTGAAGTTAATAAAGCGAGAAGTTCAGGAGCTCCGGAAAATCCTTCAAGATATTTTTTTGCAGATTCTTTTGAATATCCAACTAATTTGTTATCTTGAATGTATCCGCTAAGTTCTTTTATACCGGCTAACTTATCACGATTTGTTAATCCATTAATACCGTTGCCGTAATTTGTAATTAATCGATTAATTAGCGATTCGTCTCCGTTTTCATATCTTCCAATTTTATCTAACAATTCATTTCCGATAATTGGTTGAAGTGCAGTTCTTTCTTCTTGCGTTAATACAGGTCTATCAGTTTTTTCAACAGCTTCATTATATTGACTCTGAATTTTATCACGTTGTTCAGTAGCCTCTGTTTGTTTTGTCTCTGCAACATTTCTGGTGCGTAAAATTCCTTCATTGTCTTTGTAAACCTCAGTCTTGTCTGCAGGTATGTTTTGAGCTTGACGAACGGCTTCTTCGGCGTCTTCAAGTTCTTTCTTTAATTGATTAACACCTGCGGCTTCATATGCCTTTTCCTTTTCAGCTTCAGAATGATACGCGCCTTGATTTAATTTTGTTAAAGCTGATCTTGCAATATTAGCTTGCGTTTTTTGTTCAACGTATCCGGTATTATTATATAATCCGGATCTATTAAGAACTCTTCTTAATTGCGCTATACCATCAGGAGCGTTAAAAGTTCCTGTTTCTTCATCGTATGTACCTACAATTGAATTAAAAACTTCCTGAAAATCAGGATTGTTCATAGCTAAAGATTGCAAAGCCGTATATGCTTCACTGTTTGTGTTGGCAAAATTCATAAAATCAGTAATATTATCATAATTATCAAGTTGAGATATAATGAAATCAGCGCTAACAGCAGCTTCATTTTTCTCTTCCCATCCTTTTGGCTGAGAATAAAATTGATTTAATCCTAAGATTCTATTGGGTACAAGCTCATAATCATTTTTTATTTTTTCTGCTTCTTGGTTAATCTCATCTGCTGCGTCTTTAATGATCTTACCTCCGGCATCAATATAATTTGAAATTGCTAACGTAAGATCTTCAGGGGCTGCATTTTGAATTTTTTCAAAATTCGGATCGTTCACATCAAATATTTCACTATAATCTACACCTCGAGAAAGATAATCATTAATGACGTCGGTTGCCATTTTGTTATATCTGCTTTTGTATTCAGCTTGAGCTTGCTCGGGTGTGATACGTTCACCGTTTTTATTATAGTATGATCCACGAGACACCTGATCTAACCTGGCTAAACCTTGAGTTTCTGCGCCCTCTAAGTAATCGTTTTCAACTTGCGCCACAAATGAATCGTAATTAAACCCATCAGCTAAACCATAGTGACGAACCACGAATTCATCAAGCGTTTCATTTTCTCCTCGTAAAGAGTCTAAATACGATCCAGACATTTTTATTTTATTTGTAACTTCTTCGGGTAAGAGACCTTCGGTAGATGCTGCAATAATATCACCAATAATAGAACCAGTATCTGCAACATAATGTGCCTCTCCGGGTAAATCACCTTGTTGCGTCGAAAGCCAAGTACCATATGCTTGTGATAAAACTCCCAGGTTATATAAAGATATGCTGTTAAGTAATTCCTCATCTTTTGGATCGGACACACCCAAATAGTGGCTTCTGTCATTATCAAAATCAATATAATTTCGGTAATAAGTACGAATACCACTTAAAGCATTTTCCATTTCCTCTGTAAATTGTCCGGCATCTTTATATGTTGTTTCAAGATAATCTAAAAATCCATCTTCCCAAGTAGTATTTCCATAATAAGAGAACATTTCTCCTAAGTTTATTACTTTATCTCTTTTTGAGCCTTCTCCATTAAAGACATCAAGAAAAGTACTTTTAACTTCACCGTTTTCAATGCGGAAATAATTTTGCAATTCTGGAGTTATCTCTTCGTTTCCGTTTTCATTGGTTTCATATAAAACAAGAGTGCGTGCAGATTTCTCTGTTTTAGTCGTAAGCTCATCGTTTAACGTTCCGCTTACAAGGTTATCTTTTATGGCTTTCGCTTTTATCTCTTTTTCTTTTTGCTCTTCTCTGTCTTTAAGATCTTGATAATATTTATCGAGATTATCAGATGAGGTTGTCGATATTTCGCCTAAAAGAGCAATACTGCTTGAAAGATCTTTTAATCCGCCGCTGGAATCAGAAATAGATTGTTGAAGCTCATCACTTATTCCGACGTCGACCGCGAAAGATTTTAGGATCTTTCTATATTCATTTATCTCATCCTCAGTTTTTGAATTACCCTTTTCGTACAAGACTTTAGCTCTGTCTAAACTGCTTTGTTTGCTGTTTTTACTAAATTCTTTGGCTGTATCTTCGGTTACTTTTGCATATGTTTTCTTTTCAGATGCAAAAGAAGATGAAGATGAAGGAGATTGAACATTTTGTAAATAAGCTCCTGCTGCAGCTCCAGTCGCAGCGCCGACAAGAGCGCCAACCCATCCGAATTGTGCACCTTTAATCGCGCCAATTAATCCTAGAATAACCGGGGCTAATAGTTTCATCTGAGACAACCATCCGACAATCTGACCAAGTCCAGTGATTATATTCGCAATACTTTCAGCAAGAACTTCAAATTGGCCGGTGTCGACCATTTTGTTGACCATTTCATCCCAAGCTGTACGAACTGTATCGATAGACGCCTGAAGACTATGCATCCGAATTTCATTCTTTTCATCAACAATACCTTCGGATTTTCCAGACAGTTGCATATACTCGTCGACTTTTCCTTCAGACATTCCCATCATAATCGCTGAGAAGTTTGAATACTGACGAGTGCCTGCAATTGCATTTGCAATTTGTTGCTGCTCGGCATCTGTCATGCCTTCCCATTTTTGAGACAATGCGTACAATGTGTCGTATGTGGATTTTTTATTACCTTGCTGATCATACATTTCGATGCCTTGTTGCTTAAGTAATTTAGCAACAGCAGAGCCCGAAACAGCATTACCATTTTCGTCATAAATAAGTTCGTTTGTACCGATCTTATTCATGCGACCGATAATAGTATTTAATGTACGACCTGCAGTATTACCGCCGATCTGGGTTGTAGAAGTAATAGCAGTAAGCATTGAAGCAAGTTCTGCAAAAGTGGTTCCATCTGCAGCCGCTGCAGCACCAGCCTTTTCGATACCTTTTTCAATTTCTGATGCATTGGTAGCAGCGCTATCGCCTAAAGAAGTAACAATATCTGCTGCTTGACTTGGATCGGTTACCAATCCGGTATTCATAGCAACAGTAATCAATTTAGTTGCGGCGTTTACATCAGTGCCGGAAACTTTAGAGAACTTGGTAATAACATCCAGTCGTTCATCAACTTCTTCGTCGCTTAAGCCTTGACGATAAAGAGTTTCGGCAGATTTTGTTATCTCGCCAATAGAAACTTTTAACTCTTTTGCTTTTGCGATTAATCCGTCTCCCAATGTTGACATTTGCGAATCAGATTTTAAGGTAATCATCTGAATCGATGTCATAGACTTGTCGAATTCTTGAACAAAGCGTTTTGCTTCATTAATCGCTTTCATAAAAATCTGGCGACCAAGTCTTTGCATGACGCGAGATAATCCAGTATTAATTTTACTGAGTCCCGCAGACATAATAGACGATGCGCCGCCAAACTTATTCATCTCGTTAGTTGTATCTTGTATTGCGCTTTTATAACCTGCGATCTTTGTTTCAGATTCTTTAATCTGTCCAGCTAATTGTGCTCCTTCTTTACTTTTTTGCTGTTCAGGTGAGAGTTTATTAAAATCTTCACGATAGCGCTGAAGTTTTTCTTCTTCCGCTGTTTTATTTAGATTAAGGGACGCTATCTGCTGTCCGAGACTAAACCTTTGATCTGCATCGCTTCTAAGTTTGTTGATCAACATAGAGCCGGGTTGACCATATCTATTTCTCCGCCTAACGGCAGCAGCATGTTCTCTTTGCTGATGAGCAAGATCGTTTTGCGTTTCCATGCGACCAATTTGTTGGTTTTGTATATCAATCGCTCGATTTTGATTAAACATCATGTTTTCGGCGATTTCATCTTTTCTTCCTGCCCAATCACCATTATAGTATCCATTTAATCTATCATACATATCCTGCATGAATGGCTGTTCAAACGTTCCATCTGGCTGTTTATATTGCTCTAAAGCCTTCATTTGATTGAATACTTCGAGCCGTTCCTGATCTGCTTGAAGCTGAGCGCCGATTTGCATACGTGCAGTAGGTGTTTCTATTTTTGTGAGAGCTTGTTCAATTTCAGATTTTCCAATCTCGGAAACACTTTCTTGCACAGCAGATGAAATAGGTTGAGCATCTGGAGTCTCAGCGGAAGCTGGAATTTCTGTTCTTACTTGGTCTGCGGTTGCCTGAATAGCCTGTCTTGTACCTTCTGTGATAGCTTCCCCGATTTTTCCTGCATTAGTTGATTGAGGAACTGGTATTTGTACAGGAGGAATATTCTCTGCAGCCGCAAGACTTGCATCTCTCTCTTTACTTGCAGCAGCCATTCCTTGTTCGTATGTGCTTAATATATTTGAACGTTCTGTAGCAAGAGTCTCTTGCTGTTTAGTTAAATCTGCAACTCTTTGTTCTGCGTCTTGAATCTTTTGAGCTCTGTCTCCAGATTGGGATTTATATGCATCTTCTAATTTTCTTTCAGCAGCAGCTTTTTGGACTTCAATCGCTTCGCGCTGCTCTTGGTTTTTAGCAAGGACCGCGTCTCTGTCCTTTTCTACATCGTTTATTTCCTTGTTGATTGCGGCTGTTTGTTCTTTTGCAATTATTTCTTTGTTTTCTTTTATCTGAGTATTATATTTATTATTTGCTTCATCGTTTGCTTTATCTCGATCTTTTTCTGCTTTCTGTAGAGATTCTTTAATCCTTGTTTCTTCTTCTTCTGTAGATTTTATGTTTGTGTCATGTATTTTGCGGATGTTTTCTTTTTGCCTTTCAAAATTTTCCGTTCTGTCTGGACTTGAATATTCAGATTTTATTGTTCGTTCCTTTTCGTACAAAGAACTTTCTCTTTTTTCGTATCTCTCTTTTTCTTCTTCATATGCCTTAGTTTTTAATTCGTTTTCAGTTTCTATTCTTTGTCTGTATTTTTCATCTGCATATGCTATATCCTTACCGTGATCTCTATTTGCGGCTTCTATTCTCCTTTGTTTTTCATATTTATCGTAACCTGTATAATCATCATTTTCTATTCTAGCAAGTTTTTCTTCGAGAGATAAATCGGCAGCAGTATAAGCTTTTTCTCTTCGTTCTTTATATGTTTCTAACGCATTATTATAATTATCTTCGATTTGTTTCTCGTTTTCTATATTTTTTCTATCATTATCTTTCCGTTGAGCTTCAATGTCAGCTAAAGCATCATTTAATCCCTTTGTTTCTTCGCTTTCTATCATTGATAAAGCTTGTTGTTTCGACGATTCTTCTTGAGCTTTATAATTATTTATTTCAGTTAATCTATCTTTTAATGGTTTAATTGTTTCTTCGTATTTTGCATTGTTTTCTGCAATAGATTTATCTCTTATCGCTTCAGCTTTTTTATTGGCTTGTTCAAGCTCTGGGCTAGTTTCTGCCTTTTCTTTTTCTTTAATCCCGTTGAGTTTCTTTTGTGCATTTTCTTTAATTTCTTGATCAGATTGTTGTAAAGCTTTGAGTTGATCATCAAATGTTGTCGGCAACGTCCCTTTTTCAGCAGCAGGTAAAGCTCTAAGCTCATCTAAACTTTTCTGCGCAGCGGCAAGATTCGTTGCAACTTCAGCCTCTTTTGGAGTAAGCTCACTAAGCTGGGAATCCCTGCTTGCTTGAAGTGCTGCAGCTTTTGCGTCGTATGAAGTTTGAGCTTTTGCTTTTGCTTCTTGGATAGACACTTGCCTGTCTGCTTCAGCTTTTTCTTGAGCTGCTTTAGCTTCTTCAGCTCTCTTTTGTTCCGCCTCTAAAGCGGCCTGTCGTTCTGCTTCGGCTTTTTCTTGAGCGATTCTGGCTTCTTCAGCTTTTCTTTGTTCTTCTTCCAGTCTCTGTTGTTCAGCAAGACGTGCTTGTTCTTCTTCCTGTAAACGTTCTTCTTCTGTTTTCTGCGGAGGAAGTTGTTGAGAGGGAAGGGGAGTAGTAGCAGGAACGCCAAGAGCTTTAGATGTGCTAAGACGATCGATAAGTGCCTGTGCGTTCATCGCGACTTTAGACCTTGAAACTAAACTTTCTTGTTTTAATTCTGTTCTATAATCTTCTTCGGTTGCTGAATTAAGCATTTCAGTTAATCGGTTGTAGTCATCTTCTTTTATAATGTCGTTTTGATGCAGATTTTCTAATGAGGTTAAAATCTGTTCTCTCTGTTGATTGAAGGCGGCAACTCTTAAAGATATTTTTTGATCAATTGGCGCATTTTTTCCCATTGAGGATACGAGAATTTTTTCAACATCCATTTGCATGGATTTTGTTGCATCTTCAGAAAGTATTTTCTCATAACTTTCTTTCATCTCTTCGCTTGCTTGAAGTTGTTGCTCAGCTTCTTTTAATGCCTTTTCGTCTTCTGGTGTTTTATTTTCTTTGTTATACAAAAGATTGTATGCAGCTTGCGCACGTTCAAAATCTTCATCAATTGATTTTCGTTCATTTAAAATACGTTTAGCACTGCTTGTTGTATTATGTGTATATATTTTCTCAGCAATGCTTTCGGAAAAGTTTGCAAGATCTCCTGTCGCTCCAGCTCGAAGTGTTTTTTCAAACTGTTCGCGGCCTGTGTTAAAACTAGTTTGAAATAGTGCAATTTCATCAGGCGAAGCATTACGGTTGCGCATCCTTGTTGTAACATCCATATATCCTTCAGGAGAATACATATATGCATAATTATCCCACTGAGACCTGCTTGGTCTTGTTTTATCATATCCTAACTCTCTTGAACGAAGTTTGTTTTGTATCGCCTCGTAACGTTCAATTTGCTCATCAATGTAATTTCTATTGGAAAATGCGCTTGTTAATTCTCCGGTATTTTGTACTCCTACATTAACCCCGTTCGGTATTGGTGCACCGGCTGCAGTAGCGGCCTGTGTGATAAACTCCGAAGACAACGGGCCACCAGAAGGCATTTGACGAACAGATCCACGGACAACATTTGGAAGTAAATAAGGATCGAAATATCCATTAAGAATTTCTCCTAATATGTCTTTTTTCCCAGCCAAAGGTATTATTGCACTGCTAATTTTTGCCATTCGGTCTTCAACCGATGAAACGAGTTCTGGTGTTACTTCTATTGATTGAGTTTCCAATTTTCCGCCTTTATAAGAAATAATTCCAGCTCTTTGTGCGCCATTGGCACCTGCATAAACAACAGGCTGATCAAATTTGTGGACGCCGATCAACGAAGAGTCGTGATCGAATCCATTCTTTAAGTCCCAGTTCGTTCGAACACCATTTGCATCTTCCGAAACAACATCGACATAGCCAATGGTTTTTAATCGATTTCCGTTTTGGTCCGTTCCAAAATTTGGATGCACAACTCCGCCATTCTTTTCCGTTCCTACAATCTTTTGGTCTCTAAGTAAATTCGGGAATTGCTTTGCCGCTTCAACAATTTCTTTATACCGTGTTTTTACTTTTTCGTCATACAAAGGACTATCTTCTGTTGGAAGTTCAGGGAATAATTTCTGACGAGTATCTGGATCCTGCCAATTCTTCAGATAATTATTTACATAATCGACCATTTCTTCAGGAGTTCCATAATCCTCATTATTCTCCATTCTTCTTTTTGCCCAATATGATTGAGTTTCATGAAGAGCTGTACCGAGTAATTGAATAGGTGTTGTAGGTTTTTGCTCGTTTTCTATATATTTTTTATACCAATTAAGCGGACCTGCTGTTTCTTTTTCTATAGAATGAAGCTGCGACCATGAAAAATTCCTGCTAAGTAAATTTTGAATTTGTTCCGATGTGACTGCTTTTTCAGCGCTTGCTTTTTGTGCAGCCAACAAAGCTTCATCTCCGCCTGAAATAGCGTTCATTCTTGCTTTAATTGCATCTTGTTCTGCATTAAAACTTTGATCAAATAAGCTTGTTTCTCCTGTAACTCTACCTTTAGCTAAGCCAGAAAACGGAATAAATCCTTCTCCTCTTAATTTTGCTTGTTCTGTTAATCCAAATTCTTTTAAATGACGCATCCGTCCGCGTTGAAATTGCACATCATGTAATTGATCCATCCAAGAATTTATTTTATCTTTATTTCCGGGTTCTGTTATTTTTGTTTTTTGAAGTTCCGTATTAACAAGCGTTTCCCAATTTGCCAGATAACCAAGCATTTCATCTTCGTCTTTTTGAGACACAAACTGAGCGCGGTTTGATACAAATTGAGCCATTACTTCATTGTTTTTTCTTAAATATTTTGCTTTGGCTAAATCTACAGGGTTTTCAGAGTTTTCTAAATTTTTTATTCCTTGTAAGTGTTCTTGCATTTGGATGAATTGATTAATAATATTATCGCTATAAGGATTATCCATACCTGCAGCAATAGCACTTGTCGTTAAATTCGAATATCTTGATGGGAAGTTGACTTGAGAAAAATCTTTAACCTTTGAAAAATCTCCTTCTTCTATAGCTCCTTGCAGGTTTTTAAACATACGAACATAAGGAGTTCCCATTTTTCTGGCTTGATTTGCAGAATGTGACCATTTTGCAAGAATTCCTGTCTTAGCAAAAGTTGTGTCGATATCATACATTGCCCGAAGATCAACGCCTGCTTGTTGTGCAAAGCGAGCCCACTCCGGATCACTCCAATTTCCCTGGGCTAAAGCATCGTTAGCGTTAGAGACGGCCGCCATATCGAAAACAGAAGCAGCTTTTCTATATAGAATGTCGGCATAATCAGAAGCTTGTACTTTTCTGGCTTTTCCGTTTTCTGTAAGTGGGATATCGTCGTCACTTTTAACGGACGTATTTAGTTTTTCAATATTTTTTCCTCTTGATTCATACGTGCGCTTTACGGTTTCGGCTAACTTTTTTCTAACAGCTTGAATTGTATCTCCGTCAACATCTCCACCGCCCATCTTTTTTATCGTATTCATGTTGACTATCATTGCATCTCGGCTCATTTGATATTTATCAAGCGCATCAATATACTCTTTTGAATTAAGTAATTCAAACTGTTCTCCGAGATTATTAGGATATCTCCATCCGCCAAGTTCAAGTGTATCTGCCCATGAAGCTAAAGCGACTGCATCTGCGTCGCCTTTTCCTTTCAAACTCAACGCGTTAGCAAGATGTGTATTTTTAGGTCGTAATTTTACTTTTTGCTTGCCCGCAATCGCAGAAATTAATTCAAAAGGATTGTTTAATGCTAACGCATTTATAGCGTCGCCTTTTGAATATAAACGTTGATTACGTCTATCGTCCATAGCTTTTAAAATTGCATCATCTACTCGCTTTCTAGCTTCCGGATCTGAAAAAAACAAACTTTTATCTTTTTGAACTCTTTGAGCGAGCGGATCGTCCGGGTTTGAGAACAACATATCTATTGTTTTGGCCGGATTTGTTCTAAGTGTTTGGATGTATTCATTCCATTTTTTGTTATTGCTTTCGATTTCTTCCGGCGTCAAATCTAAGTTTTGCGTCACTTGTCTTGAAATAGAATCAGTTTTACTTAAAAACCCTTTATCTGTTTCTACTCCATACATTCCGCCAACCATATCCAAAACATCAAAAAATCTATCTTGAATTGCAGAATGTCCTAAGTTTTTATAAAAAGGAGTTTTATTCATTGAAACATCAATAGCAGCTTGATATTTCAACAAATCAACAAAATCCTCATCAAATGTTTTTAATCCATTGCTTTTATAAGCGTTTCTTACTGCTTCAATCCCTTTTTTGTTATACAGCTCCTTCATTTCTTTTGGTGCGTTCCATGCAGGAACCATAAATTCATCAATGTCGCCATATACATCTCGAATCATTTTTTGAAAATCCACCTGCATGGCAGAACCTTTAAATCCTGCAGAACGAACGGTCATTGCTTTAGCTGGAAGATAACCCGGCATAACCATCATTCCACCGTCAAATCCGGTGATTGAATTAAAATCGACAAATGCGGTATCATTCTTCGCTGGCATTTTGCCGCCCAAAGAACTAAATGGGACAGCTGGAGTATGTAAACGATTTCTTGCGTCAATTGGTTTATTTAAGTCTTTTACTGTAATAAATTCTTCATCATCACTAACAAGATTCTTAAAAATATCAACGCCATATTTATCAATAAATTGACTTGCTTTTTCGATATAGGCGGATTCTTCCGCTAAATCTATTATTCCGTTTTTATGAATTCCGGTTGGAACATATGTTCCATGTTCACCATGATTTATTGTCGGATATGAGAATGTGTTTCCACCTGGCGTTTGAATCGTTTTGCTGTTTTTCTCACTGAACAACTCTGTGACAAAAGCCATAGTTTCAGCATTTGGTTTTACTCTTCCGTTCTCGAAAACAAGATCGCCGTTTTGATTTTTTTCAAATAAACGATCTGTTAAATCAAGTTGAAGCATTTTACGTGGACCTGAATCAGAACCAAATGAGTTATGCCCAGACATACCTAATAAATTTGTATATATCGAAGAAGAAATCATTCGGTTAACAGATTTGCCTGCTGCTCTATCGTTATATGCAAATTCACGTCCTGCTTTATCGTCAAGGATTACGCCATTTTTCAAGTCATCTAATGTTAAAGACATGATTTGGAAATAATCTGGACGAACAGATACAGGCGAATCTACAGCTACTGAATTATCTATTGACCTGCCATATTTTCTTGGTTTATCAACGTACAAAGGCTGATAAATTGGAATTTTTTCAAGATCTCTTAATGCGCCATATACTTCTGTTACTGTTCTTGATGTTTTTCCCGCCATTGCAATTTGTTCATGGTCGTCAGAATTCAATAACGAATGTCGATGCATCGGTGCCCCTTCTAGAGCAGGCCGAAGAATGTCTCTGTCCAAAAACCCTAACGCTGTCGCATACTCACTTTCTTTTATAGGTGTTTTTGGCATTATAAGTTGACCAGCTTTATTGTCAATTGTTCCTCTTCGAGCAACGCCAGCCATTAACAGAGCGTTTTCTAATGCAGGATATTTGCCTGCTGCATTTTTTAAGATATCATAATCTTCTTCAGACATATTTCCAGCATACGCCTTACGTCTCGATCCAACAGAATAAGGAACTGAAGTAGGCACATCTGGAAAATTGCGATACTTTTCTGGCATTCTTTCTTTATACGTGGAATACTCAGGAAGAATAGAAAGTCTTTTTATTGTTCCTTTTGATTTATCAATTGCCGATTGATAAAAATCTTCTCTTGCAAAAGAAGGCGTTACCATATTGATAACACCTTGAAGTAATTCAGATACCTGGTCGTCGGAAAATCCAAATTGTCCTGCAATTGCGTCCATACCTTTTTTAAAAGGTGCGTGAGATTTTAGTATTGATTCGTAAGCGCTATTTGTTTGTGGCCCCATAGACCTATAAGTTCTTGTAATAACATCGGAAGCTGCCCTCGAAATATCTGCAAATTCAGATTCAAACCCTTTTGTCATAGACTTTGGGATTGATGTAAACATTTTCCCAAAGTTACCAGAAGTAGAAAATAAAGTTTCAACGCTTGAAGATAAAAACGCAATACCCTGCTTTAATCCTGAAATCATATCAGAACTAATCGAACTGCCTAAGCCCAAATCTTTCATTGTTGAAACAAGTGCATCCCGCTGCTGTTTTATTGTAGAAAGCATGGAATCAACAAAAGAAGACATCATAGCAGGAGCATCTTCCGGTAAAAACGATTTTTTATCTATGTTTGCTAAAGAAAATGATTCATCTAATGATTCAAGTTGTGTTTTACATGAATTTAATTCTCCAGCATCAATTGGATTAAGTTTAGGATTAATTTCAATTTCAATTGCCATAAATTTACACATCCTTTCTTATATATTTGACATTTGCTTATATTATTGGTAACATGTATAAAAAACAGGAGGTTAACATTATGGAAATTCCAGTTTGCCCCACCTGCGGTAATTCTATTTATATCAAAGAATACGAAAAAGATGGTTGCTATGTTTGCGCATATAAACCAAACGGGGAAGATGGCGGCATATGCGGAAAAGTAATTGGTTGTATCTGTAACAGATGCGGCCAGCTTCTCGCAGAAGATAGATTTGGATTAAGGAATGACGTTTATGAATGTAAAATATGTGGACAACCTCAATGGGGATACACAGAATACAAAAAATCAAGAAAAGAATTTGAAGACATGTTTTCAGATATGATGAAAAATCTTCAAAAAACACAGGATGAACTAAGGAGAAAACTTGAAAGCTATAAAAGATAAAATTTGACTTACAAACTATAATAACACCAACAATAACTTATAGAGGTGATATAATGACAGTATTCTGTCCGAAATGCAATAGCCGCAACAACAATCCGAAGTATGCAAACGATCATTTTTACATATGCTCAGATTGCGGACATATTATCGGGTATGAATGCCACGATAGATTCTACGATTATAATCACCTTGCATTTCTTAACAATGCGTTCGTTTGTAAAGAATGTGGAAAAATACAATGGGGTTATACAGAATATAAAAAAAAAGGGGAGAGATTGTTAATCTCTCCCCTTGATCGCTAATTTAGCTTTTACGCAAGAGTGTTTCCCTTTTGAACCTCATGATTAACCTTCATAAACTCGATAACATTTTTAATGTAATCGTTTTCCTCTTCCAGCATAGCTGGATCAACCGTGGTAGTTATTAGGTCGTATACCCAATTTATAACTTCCTTCTTTTTACTGTCGGTTGCGTTTCGTTTTTCTGCTTCGAGCCGCAAAATATTTTCTACATCCCACCAGTCTGTAAGATAACTATCTTCCAAACTGTCAAGATTACTTTCGATGTCCCGGCAAATAATATCTTTCCACTCCGGTTCAACATACCACGTTTCGTTATCTAACTGATGTATTGTTTTTTGCATAGCTTCGAAAATAAATTTTGAATAGAACATATAGTCACTTCCTTTAATAAACCTTTACAATTTGACCGTCTCTATAACCGTTGTCGGCCGTCAAATAAATTTCGTCTCGAACTACAATCTCTGTAATCTCGTATCCGTTTTCAACAACCGGAAGATCCAATGGCAATTCTTCCAATGTTTCAATCAGTTCTCTTACGGTCATGAAACTCACCGGCTCTTACGTTTGTTGAAAAACTTCGGCTTTTCTTCTTTCGGGCTATCTTCCGGAACGACGCCTAATACATGAACGTGCTCTTTAACCGTAGACCCCTGAATTGCTTCCGGTTCGTCTGTTAATTTAACCTTTTCCGGATTAATTCCATGTTCCTTTGTTTTAACAGAATATGGATTTGGAAGTTTCTTTTCAACAATCTTGCGTACATATTCAATCATGCGGAGCTTTGAAACACGACCGTTAATTGCTTTATTTCGCCAAGCAGCACAGGCAATCTTAGCCATGCTGAAAAGTTCTTTTGCTTCATTGTCTTCAAATGGAGCATCTTCAGATCCTTCAATCCAGTTTCGAGCTGCAGCGTTAAACGTTCCCTCGTCTTCGTTAATAGCGGATAAAACTCTTTCATACAGTTCATAATTACTCATGTTAATTTCTCCTTTACTTTAAATATTCTTCGAACCAGCTCATATCGCCAAGTGCTTTTGTTGCCTGTTCTTTCTGATGTTCGCCAGATTCGATAACAGCCATTGCTCCTGGCATACTGAGGAATGTGGCAGCACTGTTTGTCGTACTTGCTTTGATAAGCGGATTTGCCTGTTGAATCATCTTGTTGATTGCTTCTCCGCCCTTCTTGTCGAAAACGGTTCTGCCGAACAGGTTTGATATGGACTCGAAATTAATTTTCTTACCAATCGCTGCAAGGACATCTTGAAAGAAAACGTAAGACATATTGTTGATTTTTTCCTCGTCTACTTCGCCCAGGTGGGCAGCTACAGCCGCAACTGCTTCGTCTAAACTTAGCGCTTCGCTTGCTCCTGGGCTTCCCTGTTTTTTCTTGCTGCTTCTTCTTTCTCGTCTATATGATTGATTCGACCGAATATTTTGATAATTCGATCGAACATCTCGGCGTCCATTTCGTTGTAATTATTCCGAACAAAATTGGAATCGTTGAAAGCCGCAACAAGAAAATCATATACCAGTTGATCCGCGTCACGATCTGGATCCAGTACGCCTTTTTTATAATTAAACAGCTCGTGAATTGGAACAACCTTGATAATCCCGTAACCTGAAGCACTCTTATTCCGGAAATACTTCAGCTTCGTGGGCTTGATTTCGATTTTTTGACCGTCGATTTCTACACAGTTTTCTTCTTTAAAATCTGACGGCATTTCCTTATTTTCGGAAGAAGCTTCTGGCATCTCTTCCTTTACCTTTGTTTCTTCCGGAATTTCAGGTTCTTTTGGATCTTCGTATTTAATTGTAAATCCTGTAGGTTTTTTTGTTGTTTGCTCTACTGGCGGCGGCGGAATTTCTTTTGTCGGCGTCGGCAGAGGAGTTGTTTTTGGCATTGTTATTCCTTCTTTCCTTCAAATAAAAAGGGGATACTGCAAGGTTTGCAGTATCCCCTCGGAGATTAACTAACTGAAACCTTTATATGAAATCCTTAATCGTTAGCAATCTGCGCTTACTTCTTGTAGTAAGCAGTGCTGTAAGCACCTTCGTCATTCCGCTTAGCATCCAGAGCCTGCAGCTCAAAAGAGAACGTTGCCAATAAATGTTCAACGTGGGTCGCTAATCCACGTCCGCCTTTCGGCTGCTCTACGTCACCGTAGAAGTTCAGATCATATCTTCACCCTATTTTTAGGGGCTTCCCATTTCGGATCGCTTGATCCTACGTCTTTCGACTGATCGTTAGGCTTTTATGAACAAACTTTCTCATAATGATAACCTTTGTATTTTTTATTGAAACGAATTGCTCTTGAAAGATTAGAGATTAGCACACCAAGATAATCAGCACATTCCGTCATAGAATTAAATTCTTGACCTGTTTCAACTATACGGATATGAATTTTCGATGCTTCTCTTGCGTTTTTATAATCTTCTTCAGTAAATGCGTGTACAGGAGGATGCTTTATAGAGTATTCACGCATACGTTTGCACATAGCGTCATATCTATCTTTCGGCATTTTCCTTCCTCTTTGGGATTCACTTATTTTACGTTTTGATTCTTCTGAATGGTGTTTGCCTGTCATTCCGTTAGGTTTACCTTTTAATGCATCGCTAATTCTTTTTCTAATTTCAGGTGGATATTCCTGATGTTCTCCACCTTCTTTTATGTTGTATCCATATTTATCATTGTTTGTCTGATATTCTTTTATGTATCTTCTTTCAAGTTCCATTGCTTCCTTTTCTGTTTCACATGTCGTAATGATTTCGTGAATGAAATCATTCCATCCATATTTTTTAATTGCGTGCCAGAAATGTACACAATTTCTATATCCACTTCCGTCGCCATTAAATCTTTTTGTCCATGGGTCTTGACATGTGATTCCAATATATTTCTTTCCAGTTGTTTTACTGGTATGCATATAAACAGTATACAAAGTATTATCCTCCTATTTATTTGTAGGAGATGTTGTTCATTTTAGCACGGTAGGTTGTCTCTCCCCTTTACGTCACTTTTCGAATGGCAGAATCAGAGAAAGAGTTTCCCCGTTTAAGGAAGATTTTTCAAGCACATTGCTGTGCAGGGTGCCACATACGTTTAGCACTCTTATAGGACGTGTCCATACCCGGAATGCTCGTAATACGAGCGCGGAACACCTTCACGATGTAGTAACCAACAATGGAGCTTTCGGTGCAGTCGTCGCCAGAGCCGTACACGGGCCAGATGGCTGTACATTCGCCGATAGCAGATTCCTTGTTGGTGATGATGGCTTCAGAGACTTCCTTCGTGTAGTTGTACACAACATCCACAAAATCAATGTCATCGTCAGCAGAGAAGGTGATCGTCTTGCCGTTGATCAGATAATGACCAGCGGTCACAGTACCGGACTGTGTGGTAATGGGTTCCAGATTCGCGATGTACACAGAACCCTCGATAGGAGTCTGCAGCAGATTAATCTGGTGGTTCTGATCGGGTTCATGCCGCTCAGCAGTAGGCAGAGCATAGTTAGCATTAGCCGCATACTCAGTCTTGTTCGCCATTGCAAACAGGTCGGCATCGAACTTACCCATGATGTTCAGTATGATTCGTTACTTCATACCCGTCACTTACGTGACTGCTCTATGTTGCCATAGAGTTCAGACTATATCTTCACCCTATAAAATAGGGGCCAGCCATTTCGAACCACTTGGTTCTACTCCCTTATGGGATAGTCGTTAGACTTTTATGTTGTTGTTTATATATCCAATGATATCCGCCAGCCGTTTTGCTTCTACCCGTTAAAACACTCGATATCGAACCTTGAGAAGTATTTGACATTTTTGCCGCCATTCCAATTGATGGATAAACAGCACCTGTTTCAACACAAACGACTTCTTTTCTGTTTTTATTGTTCATTGCAATCTTAATTTTTGATTCTTCAGATAAAACATGAGTTTTACCTATATGAGCGATTCGATTTTTTTGTTTTGATTCTTCAGATTGTTTCTTACCTAAACAATTTGTATTTCCAGTAGAAGCTTTTCGTATCTTTTCTTTTGTTTCTTCTGATCTTTTTATTCCAGTTAAAGCGTTTTTAATTTTATTTTTTGTTTCTTCTGAATGTCGTGTTCGAGATCCGCCTGAATCTAGATTATATCCATATCCCATATCAGTTGTTTTAAACTCTGAAATTAATTGCTTTTCTAAATCAGAAGCTTCTTCTGCCGTTAATCCGGAAGCGTAAATTATATGTTCAAATTCACTCCATCCGTATTTCTTTACGGCGTTAGAAAAATACTTATTGTGGCTGTAGTTTGTTCCATTATGCCATCTTTCATTTGGCTTTTGACTTGTCAATCCTATATATCGTTTATTGTTTACTTTGTTTCGATGGATATACACACAATAATCTCTACTCATTTTCATTCTCTCTTTCATAACAACAACAATTTAGTACGGTGAGTTGCCCTTGTAGGGGTTTCTCCGTTTAAGCTGGGATTTGTACATATCATTACTGATATGCCCTGCAGTTTTGTTTACAGGTAAAGTTCATAGTAAAGGTGGAACTGCCGGGCAGAACAGCCACAGGGAACAGAGACCAACCGGCATTAACATCCAGAGTCTCGATGTTCGCACTAACAGTTGCAGCAGTCAGCTCATCAAACGCATAGGCATGGCCATCGCACCGACGGAAAATAACCTTCGGGACATCGGCAACATAGCCTTTAAGCGCAGCATTATAGGTCGCCATAGTACATGACCTCTCTTATAATTTATTTATACCTCGGCCTCAATAATCTGTCCTCCCAGAAACTTCATATGTTGGCTTAGATATAGCAATGTAGAGGCCTTTAAATAACCTTTGCGACGTTAACCCAGCCGCCGGAGTGTATTATCAGCCCATGCAGGCTAATTAGTACGGCTTCATATAGTAAAAGGAAATACTCCTTCTCTCGTAGCCGTTTGTTCTGGTTCCGGGGTCATCATTTCCCGGCGCAAGCCAGAAACGATATCCCGTTCCTGCAAGATATCTTTGCTGTGTTAAAAGTTTATAAATACGTTCAACAATCAGATCCATCCGTGAAACTAAACGATCGTCTCCGATGTTGCGCATTTCTTCTTGCTTTAAATAAATATCAAATGTTAGTATATTTTTTTTGACATTTGGCACTTCGGTATCATGTCCCGTAATATCAGAATATATGATTCTGCAAACTTCATCTGTTAAGAGTTTGTTTGTATATCCGGCACGAATAAAATATCTATCGACAAATTGCAAGATGCCTGTCTTTGGAGGTATTTTCATTAGCCGCTTTAAGTCGAGATCAGGCCAAATGATCTGCCGGATTATTTTATTCCATGCATAAGTCCAGCCAATCATTTTAAAACACCTCCTAATTGTTCTTGTATTTTTTGAATAATTGGTTCCTTACACGATTCTGCCAGCCGATTTTTTACATCAGCCGTCGCTAATCTGTCTTGAACCATATCGTTTATTCGTGATTTAATAACAGAATAAGCATTGGAAAGAATAAATTCAGCGTAAGAATCTACTCCGTCCGGGATAGATAAATAATATAAACGAGCTGAGATATTGTTGTCAGATATCGTTACCTCTGCTCTTGCTTGTCTTGCAAGATCGCTTAATTTATTTTGCTGTGTTTCAGATTGAGCCGCAGAAGCTTCGGCCATAATCTCATACTCAAAATATCTTCGACATTCGGATTGCATGTCGAATCCTTGATCTCCAAGGATTTCAGCAAGATTATTAATTTTAATATCCATGCAAACCACCTGGCTGTTTTTTAGCTTGGATTTTTAGTGTGCCGAATGTGCCTGTTATGTCTACGCCAACCCTGTTAATATCAACGATTTCATATGTTTCGTCGCCCCATTCAAATATATCATCGACATGAATATTTTTTGTTTGCTCGTTAAATTGAACAGTTAAAAGCGTTAAAGCGTTAACGACTCCACCTGGCGTTCCGGATACTGTGACGTATTCCGGTCTTCCATCGTATCTGTATGCGTTGCACGGGATTGGCTCGACAATTGTTTGAAATTGTCCTTCGTTTCCATAATCGTACTTTTCTCCGCTTACTACATACCCATCTTCATTAATTACGTAGCCTTCTTCGTCGACTTCAGCCGCTTTAAATCTTTTTATGTTCAGATATAAATTACAGCGCACAGCTCTGGATGGAATGTCGTTCGACTCTTTATGACCGTCCCAGTCTAGAATAAAAATTGTTGAATCTGGTTCGACAACCATGTCTCCCTTTCTGATTCCGCTTGTAAGGGAGCAACGTATATTCATATTATTGTCTGTATTTTCATATCGGCTTTTTGTACTGTCTGGATAGATTTCTCCACGGATATAAACTGGTTCATAACCTTCTTTGTTCCTGTTGTACCAATTATGGATAAGTTCAAAATCCATGTTTGTATTAGGGATATCCCTATCCAGGAAAGCATCGAAGTCTGCGGCTAATGTTCTTGGAACCCTAAACCGCTTGGAGGTACCTTGCGGTACATATGGAATAGACATTAGCCGTCACTCCTTTTATTTCATAGTTTGGTTAATAAAATCAGAGATAGATATTTGATCTGCTTTGATTCCCTTGTATGTAAGATTTTGTGGCAGCCGTTTAATTGCGTTTGCCTGATCCAGCATTTTATGTCGAATCTTTTTAAAGCGTTCCATCATTTCCGGATCCCATTCTTCTTTCTGTTTGTTCCCGGAAAATACATAGAATGCATCTTCGATTTCCATAATCAGACGCATTAATTCAAGATTAAGCATCTCAGTATAGGAAATGAAATCATATTCTTTCTCGACAACTGTCTCGAGATTCTTGTTTTTATATTCTACTTTCACGATAAAGTCACTCATTTGCCTTCAAATCCTTTACGATACGCCAAGAGTATATCGAACCATCTTGTAGTAAATGATTCTTCGCTCGTTGTCGAGTTTGTCAATTGTGTCTTTAAGATTAGTATACGGTTTATCTGCATTTGTTACCGTTATTGCATCAGTAGAGTAACCGAAGGCATTATTCACATCGCTTTGCACTTTAGAAAAAAAATTTATTTCTGCGCAGATTTGAATATATCTTCTTTCGTCTAACGGAAACACCGCGTCGTAACCGTAATATGTAATAGTTTCACTTTCTTCGAAAGAGCTTTCGGGTTCTTCAATGCCTTCAGGTTCTTCTTCTGTTACTGTTACATACTTTTCTTCGTCGTATTGTTCTGAGCGGCCAGTATCGACGAAGAGCCTTTCGATTCCATCTATAACCATATTAATATAATTCTTGTCGGTTAATGGAACTGGAGTTTCCTGCCACTCCGTCTTTTCTTTCAGCCATTCGGCTAATTTTGATATGTTTAACATACTGGCTGCCTCCAATTATTTACTCGCTAAACACATCTGCTTCGGGAAGTCTTGCCATGATTACCTTCATCTTGCTAGTTGGAAGATCCATGCTCTTTGCAACGTCCAAAATAGAATTAAGTTCAATCACGTCTTCAATCTTCTCAAGCCAAACTTCGATCTGTTTAGCTGATTTTTTCAAGTTTGCGCTGATCTCGTCTTTACTGAAATGTTTTTCAGAATATGTATCTGTATAACCGCCAAGATCCTCCAGCGTCAGATCCTTGCCGTCATCGCTTACGGCAACCAATTCTTTGGAAGAGAATGGCTTCTTCTTTCCGCGAGCGATTGTTTCCAGATACAGAATGTCGTTAACTGTCATAGGCAGAAAACTACCTGCCCGAATAATGGGCTTAACACCGCTTGTCAGTGTTACACCGATGTCATAACCACAACGGTTGAATACCCTGAATACTTTTGATCCATCCATGTTCCTTCAATCCTTTCGAAATTAAAAAGCGGGGAGAGGCCAAAGCCTCTCCCCTTTATTTTTACCCGTTTTAGTTTACGCAATCTCGTGAGCGCCAGCTGTAGGATTCTTGCCAACAACGAAGGCCGCGCCAAACCAAGTGTAAAGCAGCACTTCGGTAACGCGATCATCGATGTTCTGAGAAGCCATAGAGTTGATACCGCCTTCATTGACGATCTTCAGGTTCCGCATTTCAGCAGACTGTCCGCCAGGAACGATGTAGATCCAGTCAGGATTCAGCACAGGAGTCACGCCATCAGCCTTGTAAGCATTGTTCATACCTACAACATCAGCGCCCTTCCACTTGCCGAGGAAGCCATTGCCATTATGCTCATCGATCATGGAGCCGGAGTATGCCCAAGTAGGCGTAGTGTTGATAGTCATGCCAGCAGAAGCATCCAGCTGACCCACAGCCGCAATATCGCCCAGCAGTGTCACAGGACCCAGCCGACGGAAATGCAGCACCTGAGCCTCCAGCAGAGCAGGATTGAAGCCGCCGGTGCTCTTGGCGTACCAAGGAGTTGCATTCACATTCTGGAAGCCAGCCTGCAGAACGTTCTCCACGATCTCCAGCTTCTTTTCCAGAATCTTGGCATTCGCTTCACGAATCAGGTCGGCCATATTGAAGCGGCCAGCCTTCAGATCAACGATGTTGATAGCAGGACGAGCGGAGATTTCCTTCGTCCCGACCAGCAGCTGGTGATCTGTAATGTAGCTACGGGCAGTGGTGGCACCCTTAGCCTGAACATAAGCATGGATGCCGTCGGTGCGAACCTTGAAAGCCGCCTTTTCGCCGTAGTTGATATTCTTTTCGTCGGCAATCGCGCCGAGGAAATCCAGAGCCTTATTCTGCAGCTCTTCAACTGTAAACGCAACGATCTGACCGATCTGATGGCAGGTCTGAGGATTCAGGTCTTCCAGCAGTTCAGAGATCAGGCTGTTCGCCTTTTCGATCTGATCGGAGTCGATGCGTTCATTCTGATTTTGAGCGGCCAGAACCTTGATCAGCTTTGTGCCGCGTTCAATCTTAATATCAGTCATGTCCGTTCACCTCCGATTAACCGATAGCGCCGGTAGCCAGAACGCCGTAGGAAGTTCCCACAGTGTACGCACTCGCAGCGCCGCTCACAATAAACTCTTCGCCAACCAGCAGGGGATGAGCGCGAAGCAGGTCCCCAACCTTCGTGACATATTCACGATTGTCGTATTCTCCGCCATCGTTAAAGTCGTCCATACCATTCTCAACGAAATAGTACCGCTTGTTCAGCTTATCAACAACAAAACGATAGCCAAGTTCACCATAGATATCGGTGATTTCCTTACAGACAAACTTGGTAGTAGTATCGGCAGCAGGCAGCACCAGAGAGTCGCCATCCTGCACCATAATAGTGCCGTTAGCAACAGGAGCGGCTGCGCCGTTTACCAGTTCGCCTTCATACACATAGCCTTGAAGCTTTGTCATATAGCCAGCCATAGTAAATCATTTCCTTTCGATAGATTTCTGCTTATCGACTAAGCAGATCCCGTCCGTTCTTCTTTTCTGCGGGTTGAAGCAGATCGTAGTAATCAGCTTTAGCCGTCATCGAATCAACAAACGGGTTAATCGCTTCTGCTGCAACATTAAGTTTTTCCGCAGAAGCCGTAACACGCTGTTCCTTCAGAGATTTAACCTCTTCAGCCAGAGCCTTTACGGTCTCTGTTAATTCAGCAATCAACTGTTCAGCGGTCTTTTTCTTCTCGTCGTCGTTTTCAACGCGAGGCACGGTTTCATCGGCAGCGGGTTCGGGATCTCCATCACCGGACTCGCCGGAGTTATCCGTGGGTACAGGATCATTCGCAGTAGGTTCCGGATCACCGTCAGCCTCAGCGACACGTAAACCTTCTTCGGTCTCTACGAGAGTGCCTTCGATCGTGTCGCTTGCGCCTTCAGTTACTTCAACTCTTTGAAACGCAGACTTTCCAGTTTCGGAATCGTATGCATATGTTGTTTCAGTAACAGAAGTTGTAGTGTCTACGTACACTGCCGCAGTTTCTTTTTCGGCTTCTTCAGCCTTTTTTTCTTCCTTTTTACAGGAAGCATCTTCGGTCTTTTCTTCTTCAGCTTTTACAGTTTCTTCTGTGTTCTCAACAGTTTTTTCAGCTGTTTCTTGGACCTTTGTTTCAGCCGTCTCGGTTTCCTGTTCGGCTACCGCTTCGGGCTGAGTTGCAGCCTGTTCAGGCTGGGTGGCTTCAGTGTTTTCTTCAGCCATAAGCTCTTGCTTGTTTTCAAGCTTTTCAACTTCCGCCATTTCCATCTCACCCCTTTCGGTGTTTCCTGCTTCGCGCTGTGCGACAAATTCAAGCGCAACAGCATCTTCACAAGCAGGGAAGGTCACAATGGCCGTGCCTTCCAGGTAATTGTTTTCGGACGCATCGATAATAAGGATTCCTTCTTCATCTTCTTCGTAATCAGAACAGGCAATTTCAAAAGAAAATTTAAGAGAGCCGTCTGCAAAAAGAGTCGCAATTGCTTGACTTAATTTTTTGTTACGCTTCGGAATCCTGGCATAACCTACAAGATAAGCCCCGCCTTTAAACGTTTCTTTTTCGAATTGATAGAAAGATCCAATCTGCGTCGAATAGAATTCTCCGGTCTTAGCATTGTACATGTGACCGAGATTACCGTACTTTCCGCTAAGTAAAGACTTAACATCTGCGTACAGCGGCAGTCCGACATACCGTTCTTCGTTACCGACGACTTCGTCGATAAAAGCTTCAGTAACTCTAACTCCATTAAGATTCGCTTTAGGAGTCTCAAGTATTCGCATCTTTACAGACATGAACATATCGGACTGTTTCATTTCGGAGATGACAGAAGCAAAGCTGATAAATTTGGCCTTACTCATAAAGTTCTCCTTCTTTGCTTTCAATTGTCAATGCTGGGAGTCAAGGCCAATTGAAGCGAATCTATATCAACACTGTAAAGTGTAGATATCGTCGGCTGTCAGTTAACGCAAGATAAAAGCGCGCCTCTTGCAAAAACTGTTTAACGATATTTTACGAGCTCGTTTACGGCCAAGTGCTCGTGGCTGCCCCTGTGGGGTTTGAACCCACGGCCTTCGGATTAACAGTCCGCTGCTCATCCAGCCGAGCTCAAGGGCAAAGGAAACACCGGGGCCGAAGCCCCGGCTTTCGATATCCGTACTTTGAGTGACGGCAACTCAGGTTTTCAGATAAACCTTTTAACATAAAAAAGATATGGATTTGTTTATAACGGGCGTTCCATACTTTACGTCCGTATATGTTAGCCGGAATCTTCCGGTCTTGAACCTTCAGGATTTGACGGCTTAGGATTTTTTGCCCTGTCTGCGCTGTCCGGGTCGGACGTGCGTTCATTACTGTCTTTTTCCGGTCTGCCCGCTCCTTCGGACGGCTGTGCGACATTTCCTTCCCTTGAAACAAGTACGGAATCTATTTCTTCAGATTCTTCTTTTCGTTGTTCGACTTCTTTGTCGATTGAATATCCGTAAGCATCTAAGTAAGTCTTAGTTGAAACAACACCGCGAGACCAGAGTTCTTTACATGCTTCACGAAGAGCTTTTTTGCCCTCCATAGACAGAGGCATAAATTTAAATTCAGGGATTTCTTTCAGATTGTACGTACCGGGAATTATCTCTGTAAGGCGTTCGTTTATCCGATTCATCAACTCACAGAACTTTTCTCTTGCATCGTTGATCCTTGCTTCGGCTGTCTGCATTGAAATTTGAGCAGACGCAAACGTAGAACCGTCTTCGGATATGCCGCTTACGACAATACCTGATACACCGCCTGCAGAAAGAATATCGTTATTTACATCACGGTACTTATCCCATTGGAACAAATCTGCTGTATCGGCCTGAACAAACTTAGAGTTTGCTAAATGGTTCGTAACAACAAGCGGGAATCCGGTCATACCCTTCTTAAAGATATTTGATACCTGCCGAAGCTGATTATTGTCAGGCAGCATATCGTATCCTTTGGTCGGGTCGCCGTATTGTGCATGAGCAAAACCGTGAGCCGCCAGATTTAAAATTGCTTTTTCGTAAGTTCCGATTAACTCTTTTCTGGATAATGGTTCTAACGCAGAAGCAATAAAAGGAATTGCATATCTATTCCAGCTTTCTTTGTTCCCTTGCATAACGTAAGTATTTTCTGGATTAAGTTGGACATATTGTTGTCCTTTGTTGATAGCAGTCTTTACTTCTTCAGGATAACCTTTGAAGTATTGATCTAAACTATTATCTTTAATCCATCCTTCGTAAATAGAGTATCCCTTTTCTCTCCATTCGTTCTGGATAGATAAACAATCAAAGTCTACAATAGGCATACCATTCAGCATCATATTGCCGATTCTGCATTTGTGAATAGGCAGAGTAATTAACTGTCCGTTTAAAAGATAACAGACAACGTTAGAATATTTCCAATATTCCAGCATAATCCCGTTAATTTTTTCTCTCAGTCGCATCCGTTTATATTGTTCTTCGTATAGTTTGATTGTTTTTTCGTTGTTTCCTGTTAACAGCCAATCGGAACAGGTTGAAAAAGGAACAAATACATGATGCACAATGCCTTTTACAATCGGATCTGCATCTGTGTAGTAGTCTGCAAGCTGATATAAACTGATGATATTACCTTGTTTATCCCTGAGAATGGAATCGTAATCGTAACCGGAAAGATCGCCGCTGAATGTAATATTGGAGTTTGTATAACTCTGAAATACATCTGCGTCGTCTTTTGTTGCTCCGATAAACTCGTTTCTTCGAGTATTATCTATTGGTTCCTGTGAAACAACATTAGGTTTATAGGCAGCCCAAAATCGGGCGGTGGCCCGGAATCTATCGAACATACCCAAGGCGCATCGCCCCTTTCTTTAAAATCTTGAAACTACTCCAATTGCGGGAGTGCCACGATGGAAACGTTTGACGTTTTCTTTTTCAAGTTCGCTTATGTAATCGTTTGCCATTGCTAAACTTGAATATCTGTCCTTATGCTGTCCTGAATGTGGAACGTCGTATGTTTTGTTGCCGGAAGAAGATGTCTTCTCAACAATGTTCCCCATTTCAAACTGAAGAGCATCTGTTTCCAAGAAGATGGCAAGTTCTTCTCTGGACATTCTCTGTTCTTCGTTTTCGATCTCCTGTTGCCTTGCACGCATCGTTCTTTCCTGAATAGGCAGTTCCAGCATTCTTTTTTCCAAAGCCACTCTAAGGTTTGTATAGATTCTTTGGTTTAATGTGTTGACTGCCCTGAAAGGATGTAGCACTTGTTTGGCGTCAGGGTTCATGTTAGGTTCGTCGTCCACCACCAAAGGAGGAAACTCTTTTCCTGAAGCCGGATCCAACCATTCTCGGTCGAAGAATCTATCAAAACTGTCTCCGACACCCCGTGCGTCATAGATAATCTTCTCTGCGTTAGGGAACTTAATATGATAATATCTTCTGACTTCGTCTGCGAGGTAGTCTAATGGTTTACCGTTATAGCTCCGCATATTAACTAACTTTCTGGCGTAAGTCCCGTCTTTACATTCCGTATACTTAACTACGCTTAATATGCTGTTATCGGAACCTTTTGCCGTAGAAGTAGCGATATCCAGACAGATAACATACTTGGATTTGGAATTCTTCGGCTGTTCCATTTCAATCTTATCCAACGTCCTGCAAGGAGTTGTTAAAGCAAAAGGTAAAGCCGAGTTGGAATTAGCTCCTACAAATTTAGAACCATACTCCATATCGAACGTGGCTTCAGGCATACGTTCTTTTTCCTTCATGAAGAAATCCATGTCTGTGATTCCATTCGCAGCCGCAGACCGATAATCCAAAGCACAGCAGAATACAGACTTGTCTCCCTTTGCCATACGAGTCAGGTCTTTCATAAAGTTTGTGTAATACTGATTGCTCTTTTCGCAGGCTGAAGTAATGGTAATAGTCTTTGAAGCGAAATCTTTGAATCCATAGTTGAAACAAACTTCTCTTGTCGTGTTACGAATAGGAGAAACAACCGCCTCCAAAGTATCCTGATCTACATCAAGCGCCTCGTCGATTATTATGATCTTTGCGCGAATACCTCTCGCGCTGTCGATAGAAGCTGAGATCAATTTGCTGCCATTCTTTAACGTACAGCTAGAACTATCCTTAGATACTTGGACTAACGATTTTGAATTAGCGGCGGATATTTCGTTTGCGATATTTGGATTCTGTTCTGCTAATAGTTTTAATTTGCCTAAGGCCAACGTAGCCTGTCTAGCCGTAGCAGAAACAATCAACACCGTCGTGCCTGGATACAGACAGCATAGTCCGAATCCGCCGAGCGAAGCGAGCCATGTCTTACCGTATCCACGGGAACATGTGTCTTTTGAGTCAACACAGTTACCCATTTGCCTAAGCATAACGTGTTGCGTTCTTGTAAGCTTGATAGGTTGAAACGCATCTTCCACAAACACATCAAGATGAGATCTGTAGAACATGACTTGTTCTTCCATAAGATCCCATCTTGTAACAACACCTGGGCGGGCTATCATACGATCACGCTCCGTTCAGGTCGAGAGCTTCAACAATATATCGGAACTCTTCTATTGTTTTGTCTACGTCGTCTTTCGGCCATTCTATTTTACGAGTCATTGTATAACCGTTTGACTCCAAAAAGAACGAAGTTTCAGACCAACTGCTGAGGCCGCCCTTATCTCCAGGTTTCCGCTTTGAAGCAGAAAAGTTGCCGGACTTCGAAAGTAAATCGAATAAAGTAACAGCGTCTTTAACGTCCTGTAGGGTTGCCTGACCCGCCATATACCTGTCTTGTACTCTGTCTGCCTGTAAAGATGCTTTTGCTAATTTCTTGGCCGTGTCTCTCAGGTTGACATCGCTTAATTCGAAATCGTTCTCCAGTTGATGGTAATACTCTTCCAAGTATTTAAGTTCATCCGGCTTAAAATAGCCGTTGAATTCTTCCGAATATGTTTTTACGTTCGGGTCTTTTTCCTCAGATTTCTCGTCTAAAACCTGCCCGGCTTCCTTTGCGTCCTGATACGTCTGAACGTTAATATCGTTTGTATGATCTACAAACTTATAGTTAATCTGCATAGACTTGATAACATTCTGACATGTCAGTCTGTCGAGGATGCCTTTCTTTGTTTCGTCGAAAGCTTTCTGGTAGGTCTTATTTTTGTTTGCTGCGAGTTCAGCTTTCTTTCTGGAACTGGTCCAGAGCTTCTCGTTCCATTCTCTGTTATTTTCCCAGAAATACTCCCTTAACTCGTCTTTCGATGCACATTTAGACACGCAGTCTTTACACCATACATCTTTTCCTAATTGTTCTGTCCAATCCCGATTGGAATAATAGTCCGTAAGAAATTTAGTCTGCTTACACTTGGAACAGATTTTTGTAACAGGAGGGGCCGCATTTCTGGGTTTTGAAGGCTTTGTCGGCATTAGATAGTGTCGTCCTTCTCTTCTTGCGCTGCTTCGATTTGCTTTGCGGCCTTTTCCAATATCTCCTGAGCTTTCTTAATTTCGTCGTGCGAAAGAACGTATTCTTCTTTCGACGGCTCCGGCATAGTTGCTACTGTTCCGCCTTTCTTTGCAGACTTCTTTATATTCCGTTCAGCTTCAATCGTTGCATAGAATTCTACAAGTGCTGCAAACAACGCAGGTGTCTTCCGGTACTTATATTGTGAAATACCGTAATCCTGAGTTTTACGAACAAACGTATATTTAATTCCCTTTTCTGTAAGAAATCTTACTTCCCGGAGAAACTCCGTCATGTACTCAGAATCGAATGCCTGCTTGGGTAATTTCCTTTCGTTATCCATAAATAATCTCTCCTTAATCTCCGAACATTAATTTAAATTTTTAGAAAAATGTTCGGTAAAAAAAATATTTGGGGTTCTTTCCCCTTTACATGGATTCTCGAATGTACGTTTTATTTTTTCTGTAAAAAATGTTTTGTTTTTAAAAAATATTTAAGAAATAACCAACAGAGATTTACGCATTAAAGCGTGGAGATTTAATTTTGCGCAGTTTTTTAACGAGCGTAGCGAGATAGATATACGGCAAAATCTATACAAAAACACATAGGACGAGAGGGGATGAGTTGATGAGATGAGTTGATGAGATGAGTTGATGAGATGAGTTGATGAGATGAGTTGGAAAAGAACAGATATATCTTTTTTTATTTCTACGGAAACTTTCCAGCGTAAATGGAGGGGTTCCTCGGTTAACCCGTTAGCCGGATCGCTTGACGATCTCTCTAATTAACGGGAGAGCGCGACAGCTCAAAAAGGAGCGGCGCAAGGAGGTATTATCATGAAGACCATTAGCTGCATTATCAAGAAGGTTGATCGTTTCAACTACAAAGTCGTCCTCGTTTACGAAAACGGTACCCGCAACGAACTGCCTGCAACCATGACTCTGCATACCGCCCATGAAGTCCAGAAACTGTTTCGTAAAACTGTTTCGTAAGTAAAGAAAAGGAGCTTCGGCTCCTTTTTTTATTTTTACGAACGCTCAGACGTGAGTGTGATTTCAAAAATAAAGGAGGAAACCAAAATGACAAAACATTATAACTTTACGGAGTTTCAAAAGCTTCGTAAAGACGCGGAGCGCAAAATCCGTAAAAACGACAATCCGAAATATCAGATGGTTCGTGTTATGGAGGCCGCACGATACCTCCACAACACAACCAGAAGGGAGGTTGAGCTCGCAATCGCGTACGCCGTACGTGTTGAGCTCATGGTATCCCCTGAAAAAGTCCACCCGGATGACGCCGCAGCGGCTTTTCGTTGCATCGGAAGCAATGGAAAATACAATATGCCCATCTATCAGTATATTGACTGATAGGCAAAAAGACTCATTTGAGAAAACTCATTTGAGTCTTTTTTTTTATTTTAACGAACGCTGAGAAAGGAGGTTCAAGTATGAAGAAGGTTTTGGCCATTCTGTTGATGATCGTGCTACTGATCAGCACGGCCGTCGCGGAATCTTGGACTGTCTTTGTTGTCGGGTTTGACTTCTTGAATGCAGAAGTCATACTCGAGGACGAGGACGGCTTCCAATGGTTCTGCCCATTCGGAAAGAACAATTGGGAACTCGGACAGGAGTTCGAATTGGTTTTCTCCGAAAATGGAATTGAGATCTGGGAGGTAGAATAACCGGATTTCTAAGAGCGCAGCAATCCAGCTACGCTCTTTTTTTATTTTTAACGAACACCAAAGAAAGGAGGTGCCAATATGGCAACAGTAATAGTTGCTGTCATTCTGGCGGCGTTGTTGCTTCCGGACGTAATCCGCTATTACGCAGATTACTATAGAAAGTAAAAAAAGGAGGTGGTCAAACATGTTAGAGATTATTATAAAGTCTCTGGCATTGCTTCTCCCCTTAGGAGGAGCATCGTCTTGGATAATTCTTAAATTATCCAAGAAATGGGAACGGGAGTAATCCCGTTCCTTTTTTTTATTTTTTACGGCGGTCCGCCGGAGCACCTTGAGAAAGTGCGACCTTGGCATTAAAACCGCACAACCGTTGTCTCGATTTAACCCAAGCCTGAGTCTGTCCCGACTCCGCTTGTGGGGATGCAGTCCCGGGGAGCCCCGGCGTACGCGAAAACGAAACGGGTTCGCAAACATTATAGACAGCTGAAAAGACAGCAGGAGGTACATTATGAAAAAGACTTGGTCTGAAATCATCACCACAACCCTGAAGGCGGCTCGGATTCCCGCCAACATCATCATCCTGATCCTCACGCTGGGAAAGAACAACCTTACGGAGATCATTTACTCTGCCAACATGGCGGCTTTGACCACGCTCCCCGGCATTGCTGAGAAGCGGGCCACCGTCATCATCGCCGCCCTGAAGCAGAAGCTGATGGATGGAAGACTCAGCACCAAAGCTGAGAAACGGGAGAAGGCTCCCGGATACAGTCTGAAGTCATTCGCTAAAGAAGAGCTTTGGCGGGACGTTCTCGATCTTGCGGTCAGCATCGCAGAATATCGTCCGCAGAAAGACGAAGATCCTGCGATCCGTCAGCGGTATGCCATCATGCTGAAGGATCTGGAAAACAAGGTCTTCGGCATGAAGTTGACAGTGCGGCAGAAGATGGGCCGCATCGTTCGTCTGAACAAGTCAGCCGTTTCTGAAGTGCTGGGTATCCAGTATGACGAAAAGACGCCGACCAATCGGCTCACTGTTGTTGAGCATGGAGTGCAGGAATTGTTCAGCTTCAGCCCGGCACTATTTAGCAACGATCTTCGAATTGGCAACGAACTCCAAATTGAATTCCAGAAGCGTATTATGCGCAAGCTGGTTACTGAAGGAGTTGCTGTCATCGGTAGAGATGTGAAGCTCTACGGTGTTCTGGCAAGCTCCAGCTCCCACCAGAAACAGGAAAAGGTTCTGATGGTGGGGTCTACTGAACTGAAAGAACATAAAGAGTTCTTCTGGTTCGGAAAGAGTCTGAATGAATTTGCAACTGAGACGAAAATGCTCGGAGCAGAGAGGCTTAAGGCAACAGCGAACTTGATTAGGCCTTGGATGAAACCGTTCACAACAAAGAACGGCGAAACCATCAAAATGAAGGACGTTCTCTTCGTAAAAGACGTAGAGAAAGTTTACTTCATCAAGAACGCTCGCACTATTGGTTCGCTTAATGGAGCGAACTACAAAGACGGACCCGCCAAGGAATCCAAAGTACTTGGCGATGGAGCAATTATCTCTCTGGTTGCACTTGAATTCCAGGGACAGTGCTCAAGCACGGGACTTAAAGGATTCCTATGCGATGGTACGAGCGCTATCAAAGCGCTGTGCGAAAAGCACAACCTTACTCTGAAAGAGTTCTACGAGCTGCAGGTCGAAGGAATCGATGGAAAACTCCATCGTATCGGAGACTATAAAGCTATTTCAGGAGAAGGATGCTGGAAGCTTGACAAAGCATTCAGTAGCTTTAACAACTACATGGAATGGCTTGTAGAACTATCTGAGCGGTACAACGGTCTGGATAACCTGTATCTGCTCCGTCAGGCAGAGGAAATCGAAGACGAAGAAAAGGTTCGCCGTCTAACTAAGTCTTTGATCCAGCAGTGGATGTACATGTCTGCTGCTGAAATCCGGAAGCTGACGAGAAACGCACGGAATGATCTGAAGAAGGCAAAAACCTTCGCAGGTTCTGTGAAGAAACTTGCAGGTCTTTGGAAAGCAAGCGAAGACAGAACAGCTGTAGAAAATCTCTTCTACGCATCTCCGTGGTTGATTGTGAATCCGGTCATCCAGCAGTATCTGGAAGAAAGCTGGAACCGGAAGGTAATCGAAGCTGCATCCTGCAAATTTAGAACGCAGGGACAGTACCCGTACATCATGCAGGATCCGGTTGCCCTGCTTGAAGTTTGGGTTCTCGGAATGGATCCCAACCGTGATGATCTCGGGATTCTGAAGGGAGATGAGGTCAGCGTTGCTGACGTACCAGAAGACAAAGAGCTTCTGTGTGTCCGTTTCCCGGCGAACTTCCTCACGGCTATGGTTATGAAGAACCGTGCCTGCCGCGAAGTGTTCGACAGCTTGAACGGAGTAATGGTAATATCCATTTACTCTGATATCCTGATTCGTCAGGATGGCGATGTAGATGGCGACGAAATGTGCGTCATCTACGACAAGTTAGCGATCGCGCTGACCAAGCGGATGAACGAGAAATACAATCCGCCTGTCGTGCTGTTCGCACATGGATCCAAAGCTGAACGGCATGGGTACGCCGACGCCAAGGAATTCCTGAATGACGTTGCAGATGCTCTTTGGAGAGCAAAGCGGTATGACAGCGTCGGCATCTACGCCAACCTTGCGATGAAATGTTGCTATCTCGCTTCTGTATACGAAGCGAAGGGCGATACGAAGCGTAGGGATCTGGCGTTAATTTGGATGTCTGCCGCTTCAACAGGAGCGATCCTGGCGATTGACCAAGTCAAGGGCAATGCCGTTGACGAGGGTTTGATTAACTGGATTGAAATAATCCAAAAGTCCGTCAGAAAAGCGTTCAAAGAGATCGCCGCCGAAATGGGCTTCTGCAAGGAAGAACAGTCCCGGAGACAGTCTCCGTTCACGCACTTCTATAACGAAGCGGCGAAGCGGCGTCCGATCACCATGGACGTGTGCCTGCCTGCCAACAAAGATAACTTTGTTGATCAGGTTAGCAACATCATTCTGCATGACGCTGGAACATGGAGCGAGTTCGATGCACAGGGCGTCGTCTGGAATACAGACGCGGCCTGCGAAGCGCTGCTTGATCACTCCATGCCCATGGAGATGAAAGTCAAGTACGGCGTCGTGTCACAGAAGCTGATCAACACGCTCGGCGAAAACTGGTTCAAGTTCGCGGCAAAGGCTGATGAGGTCGACGCGACACTGGAGACCAGAAAGAAGCTGAAAGTCGGAGGCCAGCTTGGTATGAAGGAATTCATGCTGCTGCTGTGGAGAAACGAAAGCTCCATGGCCTACAGCATGGAAGGCCGCACTCTCTGGGAAAAGAAAGAGGAGTATTACGACACATGTCGTGAACTCATCCAGATGTTCCTCGAATCTGGAGACTGGGTAAACAAGTACGCCAAATCGTTCCCGGAAGGCTACGAGTTCACTATGACTGAGCGTTGGACAATTACCGTGAATGCGGTGATCCGCGACGCTCTTGAACTGAACGGCGGGAACGGTGTCGATAAGAAAGGTTCCTATGCCATGTTCTGTCTGAGAGTGTTCGCCAGTGACATTCTTGCGAATCTGAAGAAGAACCGGGTGGATAACGCCCGGTTCCTTCTGTCAGATGCGTATATGGATGACATCATAGCAGACTTGGATTTCGAGAAAGCTCAGGAAACTCTTGAGCTGTTCGAGAATGCTCCGATTCAGGATGTTTGCATCAACGAACCGGAAGAGTTCCAGCCGGTGAATGACGATGATTCGTTCTGGTTCTCGGACGAAGCTCCCGACGACGAGAGCGTCCCGGAAGAGATCTGACACTTGCAACATGGAGACTGCTGAAAAGCGGTCTCCTTTTTTTATTTTCACGCAGACGGAAGTCTAGCAAAAATAAAGGAGGAGATCCCATGTTCCAGATTTTATTCAAAGACGACGAAGGTCGCGATGTCCTTATGATGGACAAAATGACTGAAAAGATGGCTGATATCACTATCCAGCGGCTTTCAAATTCTGGCATCAGAGCCGTAAAAGTGAATGCTGCTGAAAAGAAATATCACCTTGCAAAAGTGGTATTTGACCTTCAGTTGATCTCGGCTGCCAAAAAGGCCATAAAGAATGGCACCGAGATGAAAGGCGTCTACACCTTTGGAGATCCTGACAAGATCGCTAAAGAAGATTCTGCTGTTGTTGTTGAGTGTACCACTGGCAAAAAGAAAGTCGCATATGTCGTCTGCCTGTGGATGGCGACCGCCGAAGAGATTAAGGCTTTTAAGTCCAAGATTGGTTATTCAAAACTTGGTCTTTGTTGTGGAAAGATATAAAGAGTGAAAGGAGATAATCAAAGAGAGCTTCGGCTCTCTTTTTTTTATTTTTACGGCAGCCTGAGCCAAGGGGAGTGAAAGCTCCCCAAATTCAGGCAGGGCGACCCATTTTTCAGGCGGGGGGAATTTTTCCGCTTCGCTACTCTGCGCCTTTTCCGAGGATCTCGACACGCGAAGAGTGGCCACCTTGCGGTGGCCGTGGAAAGTGCATGACTGCAATCTCCATGATTGCAGTTTCTGCGTAGTATCGCCAGAGATCGCCTTGCGGCGGCAACGGGACACGGTAGGCTGGCAACTACCGCAGGGGCATCACCTGTAAAAGCTTCGGCGCATTGATGCTGGCCCAACGTGTACCCTGCATGAGTGGTACACCGAACAGGGCATCCTAGCTGGCTGGCAGCGAGCCGCAGTAGACACCTGCGTTACGCAAGCCGTTGGAATAACGTAGAAGCCCGCATGCGACAGCGTGAACATGCCGCAGGAGTGCGTGAAACCCCGGCGACCTGCTATAGTCGTGAGCCCACCCAGAGGGCTGGGCGGCAGAAACGTTGCGAAGGCTGTCAGATAGACAGTCGTAAACACCCAAAGACCATGCTGTGCGGTAGAACACCGTAGAACGGACGCGAAAATCCGTGGCGGCGCAGAAGCTACCCTGCGTTATCAAAGCAGGCCTTGGCGGTTGGTGAATGATAGGGGAACCGCTCTCAGGACGCACAGTGCCACAAGTGCGTGTACGAGAAGACAGCAGGCACAGACCAGATGGTCGACACTCTGGTTCCCTTTGCAGAGGGCACCCGAATGGACTGCAATCTATTTCGGGTGTAATGCGCCGCCGCCGAGTCCCAAGCCTCGGGGTTTATACGCAGGTACGTCCGGGTACACGTTACTGCCCACCATATTTCACTTCCGCAGCGTTGTGCTGAGAACAGCGTTGCGTTGTTGTGTGCCTTTCCGACCGCCTTGCGGCTGGTTTGGAATATGAGAAATAATTTTCAGGGAGGTAGAACCATGTCGAAAGTGAATGAGATGAATTTTGTCCTTCAGGGGCTGTATAAAGAGCTGAATGCTCTGAAGAAGGCTCAGCCGACTGAAAGGAACCTGGAAGCTGTTCGCTCGATTGAAAAACGGGCGAAAGAACTGACGATCGCCATCCGCCAGTATAAGCTGTCCAGGGGAATGGCTGCTTAATTAATTACCTGCCCTGGCTGCTGCTACGCGCCGGTCGGGGCGGAAGATGTTCGACTCAGCCGTCGTGGTTTCCCTTCTCCACGGCTGGCTGACTTGAGCACCTTCTTCTTCATCCGGGTACAGCCCGGCACCTCCTTTCTTCAACTTGGACAGGGTAGGGGACAACCCTGTTCGAGGGCAGGCATGCGTCGGATGACGTGTGCCTGTTTTTTTGTTTCGTCAAATCCGGATTATTTCCGGTGGGGATATTTTCCGAGGGCGGGGAATTTTTCGCTCACGCTCAATTTGGAATACGGAGGTATTCATATGCAGAAAATGATTCCGAAATTGAAGATGTCAAAGAAAGCCCGTGACGAGCTGAACAAGCAGAAACGAGCCACTTGGGCATTCTCTCCTGTCTCGCGGGTTAAGCAATCTAAGAAGGTTTACAACCGAAAGCGGTCGCGTAGACCTGACGTTGTGGATTAACCGCCTTACGGCGGGAACGGGATATGAGGATTCGTTCCTCCGCCAAATTGCTTGAAAGGAGGACTGCAGATTGCATAGCTACACCGCATACACCTATTCGGACTACTGGCGTGAATTGCCTGCCCCTGTAGTCCTCCCAAGACCACATAAAACGATTGGCCGCAAGCTTTGCGGTCATGACTCGACGACTCCGCCGTTGGATTTCCGATCAAATCCAGAATCCCCTGTTTGACTGCAAGTAAGACGTACAGGGAATCAAAAGAGTCCGGTGGAGTAACAGTGCACGGTGAAACACCCCGTCTCGACGAGCGGGCAGGACGAGTACAGAGAGATGGAAAGTCCTGTAGAAGTCGCTAGCTGGAAACCGCAAGCCCAGCTGACGGAATTTAAGGAGGTAATAACATGGAACGCAAGCAGATCGAAATCTACACTGACGGCGCTTGCTCCGGTAATCCCGGCCCCGGGGGTTACGCCGCCATTCTCGTATTCGGAGAACAGAGGAAGGAAATTGCCGGATACGAATCCCGTACAACTAACAACCGTATGGAAATCCGGGCCGCCATCGAAGCAATCCGGAAGCTCAGGATGCCGTGCAACATCCTGATCGGCACCGATTCGCAGATCCTCATCAACACTCTTGTTAATTTGGACGAAATGCCTGCAAAAGGCTGGAAGACCAAGACGGGCGCTAAGAGAGCAAACTGCGACCTGCTTCAGGAACTTTATGCTGTAAAACACGATGGACAACATGAGATCCGGTACCAGTACATCGAAGGTCACAGCGGTAATACCTACAATGAACGCTGTGACATGCTAGCCAAAGAGCAGATTCAGCTCCATTCGAGGTAATCTTATGGAATACGAAGCTTATGAACCAGACCCAAATGACGAATACTACGACCAGATGTGTGAAGTTGCGTATGCAAACATGTTTAACCTTTTCTCACTAAAGGAGGAAGATGAATGACTCTTGTAAACGAACTGTCTTGTCTAGGTTTAATCGTCCTGAGTTTTATTGCAGGACTAAGGTTGGACAACTACTACCGAACGAGGGCTGATGCAGAAAAGAAAGATGCCCTCGAAAGGCAATTTCTCCGACTGAGAGCTCATGCCGATGCGGATGACCCTGCTCGCCCTTACGGAGTTCCTCAAATGCCTCAGCCTATCCCGGTTTCCGAAACTCCGCAGCCGATTTCCCAGGAGTTCATGGACGAACTCAAAACGACCGGAAGGGCTAAGACATCCTTTCGTAAATCCGACCTGACTAAGTAAGCCCAGCCTTGCGGCTGGTTTGGGAAATGGAATCGTACTCTGGTCGATTCTCTCAACATCTTAATCCAGAGCGCTGACGTGGATTAGCGTTGACCACGATTGAACTTGTTAAAATAATAAAAATATTGGAGGAAAAAACAATGACTATTACTTTTGACGGAAACATCGGTAAGGACGCCACCCTGCGCACTGTGAAAGTTGGCGGCGAGGACACTAAGGTTTGCTCTTTCTGGGTCGCGGAAAACATCAGCAAGCGCGACGGCTCCAACAAGACCCTGTGGCACAAGGTGACTATCTGGCGCGGCTATGCTGAGAAGATGGCTCAGTACCTGAAGAAGGGCCGCCATGTGCTGGTGGAAGGCTATGCCGAGGCTAAGACCTACACCACGCAGGACAACCGGATCGTTCCCTACATCGACGTGCAGCCCGGCATCGGCGGCAAGATGAAGCTGCTGGACAAGAACACCGCTGAGGAGGTTCCGCCGGAAGCTGAAGCAGCCGCTGACATGGAGACTCCGTGGGACGAATAATTTGACTTATAGCGGTCGGTCGTATTGACTGGCCGCTTATTTTTTTATTTTCACTGCATAGTTAAAAAATATAAGGAGCGTGATCGATATGCTAAAAGGTAAAACACTGACTGAGCTCGCAATGGAGCTCGACCGCCAGAACCGCGAGAAGAAGGACTACTTGCTGGATACCCGCAACCTCGTAATGGATGCTGACTTTAACGGTGCTATGCTGACCATGCACGACGAGACCAATAACACAAACACGATTCTCGGAGTGAATGATATCGCCCATCAGCAGATCGGGACTGAACTGGGTATCCCTCGTGCCTATTACGATAAGATGCGCAGGGAGAATCCTGACCTGCTCGCAGAGAATGTAAATACATGGTTCATGCAGGAACCCAAGGTTCGCATGGTACGCACCCTTGACGGCACTGCCAGAGCTTTCCTGTCTGACAGGTACCGCCGGATCGACAATTACGATATCGCACAGGAAGTCATTCCGATCCTCAGCGATCTGAACGTCAAATTTGAATCTAACGAAGTGACTGACAGCCGCATGTACATCAAAGTAGTGAACGAACGGCTTACACAGGAAGTAAAGCCAGGTGACTATGTGCAGTCCGGCGTAATTATCACCAACTCCGAAGTCGGACTGGGCCGTGTAACCATCCAGCCGCTTCTCTACCGACTGGTCTGTACAAACGGAATGGTCGTGAACGATATTAAGAGCGCTACTTCCCGCAGGCATGTTGGCAAGCGACTGACTGCTAATGACGGCTATGTGCTGTACGCTAACGACACTCTTCTTGCCGATGACCATGCTCTCCTTCTGAAGATTCGTGACACGATTAAAGCGGCACTGGACGAAGTTCACTTTACCAACTTGATCGAACAGATGCGTACCGCAAGTGAAGTGAAGATTGAAACTGCGCACATTCCGGAAATGGTACAACTTGCTGCTCCGCAGTTTGGCTTCACGAAGAAGGAGGGTGAGGGAATTCTCGATCATCTGATTCGTGGAGGAGATTTGTCCATGTACGGATTTGCTAATGCTGTAACCCGCTTCGCTCAGGACGTGACCTCCTATGACAGGTCCACCGAACTGGAAGAGATCGGGTACAACATTCTGACAATGCCTGAACGTACCTGGAGAACCCTTCAGAATATCGAAACCTCTGTTGCTTGATTTACTGGCTGCCCCTTTACTGGGGTAGCCTTTTTTTAGCCAGTGCTTACGCACTGTTTTGCTTTTTGGTAGTTCACCCTTTCCCCATTACGTGATTTTTCGAATGGTCCAACCAGATTCGACAATGTACAATTTGGTGGGGACATTCGAAAATTTGCGTATAGGGAAAAAGAAAAAGGAGGAGCTGCAAATTGGAAACTTGTTTTAATTATTGCGATCCAAACAAAGGATTTTTCAGTTCCGATGAACGAAAATGGATCACCCGGATAAAAAAGCTGATTAAAGAGTACCCGAACGAAATACGTGTTATTGCTATGCCTGAAACAAACGACGGCTGTATTTATGTACAACTGCCGACAGAGTGGCTGAAGATCCAGCCTAAACGTGAAGGACGGAAGATGACAGAAGAACAGCGTGCTGTGGCAACAGAACGACTGGCTCTTGCACGCGAAAAGAAAAAGCTGACGGAATCTTCTTCTGAAGTATAGTGAAACACTGTAAAACTTTCTTCAATTTCGCGTTCCAGGACTTCGGACGATAATTTATTCATCCAAGAGTCTGAAGAGGCTAATTTAATTATTTTTTTACAGTCAATTAATAGACTCCCCCGCAAGGGGGAATTAAGTCGCTTAACAGAAGCCGTACAGAGATACGGAGCGGGTGCAACTCCTGCGAGCGGCTCCATACATCCTGAGAGACTGAAGCTTAACAGAATCGCTGGCTGAGCAAGCCCGTCGTGTTGGACATGCGGCGACGTTAAAATCCCACCTCCTTTCTGTGCAAGGAATACATTTCTGTTTTGTAAACAGTCGGCTCTTCTTCTCGGACTGAAATCTGTCGCAGGCTAGTATTCCTGAGCGGTGCAAGTTGGGGATCTTTTGTACAAGATAGTTCAGTTAATCTGGAAGAGCAATATGCACCCTTAGCTAAGTTGGTCGTAGCGGCGGCCTTATAAGCCGTGTCATTCAGCTGGGTTCGAGTCCCAGAGGGTGTACATACCGTCACATCCTTGCGGTATATAAATATGGGTGTCGGCAAGCAGGGCCAAACTGCTGCAGGTATGGTAATCAGGCATACCAAAATACGAGTGGCGGAATAGGTGTAGACGCTGCGCGAGGTTGGTGACATTTTGCCATTAAATTGAGCGGGTAGCCAACTATGTGAGGTGCAAATCCTCACCTCGTATCTTATGGGGCATTAACGCAATGGTAGCGTATCTGCTTTGCAAGCAGAAGGTTAAGGGTTCGAGTCCCTTATGCTCCACGACAGGAGAGTGTGTTCAGGAAGCACAAAGACTGCAGTGGAACTCTGCAGCTTCTGTTTATTTTAAACCGAGTGTCTGGGGCAGAACTACATATCCTCAGCCGAAACGCACAAATACTCTTGCCCAGTGTAGGGGTAGGTGATCGGAGCCACGCGGTGGGCCGACACAAAGAAGAGAGTTGCCGGGTTTACATTCCTGCGGTTTACCGGCGAACCTTTCTGTGGAGTCAAAACGAATATGAAGTAGTAAGACAGTGAAGCAGAAAGATCGGGTAAGCTCCGATATGTCTTATAAATAGCTCAGCAGGATTTATAAGATGAACAGCACAGCTTGGGTTGATAATTATGGCTGACGTTGCCGACTACGACAGTGTCGGTCTTCGAGGTGTAGCGCAGCTTGGTAGCGCACCTGATTTGGGATCAGGGGGTCGCAGGTTCAAATCCTGTCGCCTCGACTGTAACCGCCGATGAGTGTCGTACATCTTGGCCAGTCTTGCAAAAGCAAGTGGGCGGTATATAAATCGAACTCCTTATCTATGTGTAGGTACGACTGCACATAGCTGTATGCGGATATGACGGAATCGGCAGACGTTCGAGACTTAAAATCTCGTGCTCCATGAGCGTGTGGGTTCAAGTCCCACTATCCGCACTTTCCCTTGCAGAAACTCCATGACTGCTTATTATCAAGGCCGTCATTTATATATAATAATATAATTAAACTTGTTTATCTTTTTGAGCAACAGAATGTATTATTATTACACTTCTTACATGACGTTGTAGTTACTTAATTGGTGTTACTATCACTTCCCATGTTAATGACAATGTTTGTTACTAAAGTTTCTGAATATACAAATGATTGGATTTCCAAAAGAATATTTAAGTTAAATATGTTACTACTACGGAGATGTTACAAGATTGGTATTGTTACTAAATGTATATTTATAATAATAAGCGTGAAAGGATATGAACGACATGCTGTGGACTGACATAAACACAACGACTCCCCCTGAAGGCATACCTGTACTAATTCTATTTACCGAACAGTCTGATGCATACGCAAGCGATGTGGCGTATTTCTGTGACGGCTCGTTCTACAACCTCAAACTGGATCCTAATCTCGGAGTGCTCCGCAAGGAGCATGTAAACAATGCTGTTAAATACTGGACAACTATCCCTCCTGTTATCGATCTTAAGACAGATTGAGAAGATATACATATAAATCAGCCGGTAGTGACAGGACGATAAAGCAAACTTATTAAAATTCTTTTCTTTATTATATATTATATTATATTATAAAGAAAGAATTCTAATTTATGTTCAATAAACTTACTTTAAATAATATTATTATCTTTATCTTAACTGTTATTATTGAATAACTAACGTATTATTATTACCTCTGTATTTCAAATACTGTTTTTAAATAACTGACGTATTTATATTACCTCTGTAGTTTAACTACTTTATTTGGATTACAGAGGTTATTTTTATTACCGTAATATTTCAATGACTGGTTTTATTATATTGTGTCAATTAAATTAGTGATTATTTTTTGTATTTGAGTAATGGAGGTAATAGAATAATTCTACCACCGTTATTAATAATTCTACCACCGTTATTATTCAAATTTTATGAAGGTAATAGAGTAATTCTATACCACTGTTATTATTCAAATAATGGAGATAATAGAATAATTCTACTTACTTACCACAATAAAATAATTCTACTACCGTTATTATTTAAAGAATGACTGAAATTAAAAAATATACAGCCGCCGGGAGGAAAAAATGCAATACTATTTCTTTAAAGGATACGACAACAAGAACAATGCTGTTGTTGCGTATATCGAAAGATACGGAGAGGATAACGGAAGAATAATTATCGAATACGGAGACAGAACAACAAAAGTATTTTCAGAACAGAGATACGGATTCGATACTTACGAAGCATATAAAACATTAATAGCGAATGGATATAGAGATTTATACTTAATGTAAGTTCAGCCGCAAAATAAATTCAGCCGCCGTTAGGCGACTGTTTCTTTATCTACAGCTATTATACCTTAAAAAGCCTTATTTTACAATACTTGAAAGGAAAAAGAATATTATGCTTAAATTTACAGACTATTCTTCTCCGGACGGACACACATATCTTAAATGCAAAACATGTAAACAAGAATTCTATATTGTTTCTGCCGCCGTATACTACAAGACAGTTTATTACTGTCCTTACTGCGGAGATCCCGCTAACAAGAAAAAGAAGATTAAAGACAGACAAGAAGAAGATTATTAAACAATTATATTTCGTAAAGAAAGTAGAAAAATAGGATGCAGGAAAAAGACTTAATCGGAAAGACACTTGCAAATATAGAGATCGACGGCTTTGGAGTTGAAATGCTGTTTACCGACGGAACTATGTTTATATACGACTCCTCAGACGGTGGATACTCAACCTGGACTATTTCAAAACAGCAAACAGAACACGATTAACGACACAACAAGAACTGATTCTGCGCTAACGATAAAAGCAAGAAAGGTCAATAAAGTAAATGGACATGGAGAAAATTATCAAAGGGTTAGAATGTTGTCTTGGCTATAACGATTGCGATGTTGAGCCAAATGAAGATTGCCCATATAAAGGGATGTGCCTATGTGCAATAGCTCTTCGTTTTGATGTCATCGCTTTGCTGAAAGAGCAGAATACGGTTGTCCGGTGCAAGGACTGCAAGATATCGAAACTGGAAAAAGTATTTAAAAATATTCCGACATCAACAGAAACAGTGAGATGGTGCGAATTGATAAATCAGTATGTTGACGATAATTGGTTCTGCGCTGACGGGGAAAGGTGATGGAGCAAATGAAGAAGATTACTTTTCTTGTGTTAATGATAATCCTGCTGCTGATGTTATGCGGTTGCGACACGATGAGCAAAATAGGTGACAAGTCATATGAGAATAAAGCCGAAAGAACCAGATTTATAAAAATTGAAACCTATGACAATTGTGGAAGTATTCTTGTAGACAGTGAAACGAACATCGAATACTGGATGTCAGAAGGTATATATAATCGTGGGACATTGACACTGCTCGTTGATGAAAGCGGAAAACCAAAGGTAAGAAAATAGGGGTATTGTGAACAAGGAAGGTCGGTGAAGTGGAATGGATATTGATATTGTTAAACGATTTATTTACGGGGCAAAAGAAGCCTACAAGAAAGTGGACAATCATTCATATAATTTTCCGATCACCATTGAAAGTGCGTACAGGCTTGCAACAAATATCGAGACACTGCTGAAAGAGCAGGACAACTGTGAAAATTGTGCCATTGCTATTGAAGACAGACAGCCAGTTGTCAGGTGCAAGGATTGCAAATGGTGGCATGAATCAAAAACCAACAACGGATTTGGAGATTGCGGGCAGGCAAACGGAATCACATTGAAACCATCTGACTGGTTTTGTGCTGACGGGAAAAGAAGGTGAAGTGGTGATGAGCGAAACACGGTTAAAACGCAAGGTGGAATTCATTGAGTCTTACTGGACTGGTGGCGAACTTGGATCAGATTATCAGTGGAATGATAATCACGGAGAACTAATCCGGTGCAAAGATTGCAAACATGGTTGTGGTAGAGAGCATGGAATGTATTTCCAATTTATCGAATGTGAAAAAACTGGCGCATTTCACAAGGAAGATTGGTTCTGTGCGGATGGAGAACACAAGGAAGATGAAAGTAAGGATGACTAATCAGGAAGCAATTAACATGATCCGCAACGACATGAAGCTGCATCACGATTATTTAAGCGGAACATATAGAAAAGCTTTAAACATGGCAATTAGCGCTCTTGAAAATTCAATTCCAGTCGAACCTGTAGAAAATCCTAATCTTATTCGAGGCGGCTGGATTGGAAGAGAGGCCGAATGCTGCGGAAAATGTGGTAATAACCTTCGGTTTCTTGCTAAATTTTGCGATAAATGCGGTACACCTGTAAAACGACAGGACATAGAAAGTATTAATCGATCAGCTTACAGAAGAACAAATAACACAAATCAAAAGAGAGCTTCAGGAAATTCAGAAATTAAGTAAATCATCTATACATTACGATATCTCAATGGTTAATAAAATTCTGGATATTATCAAGAAATATAAGAAACAGAAACAATTTTTATTAGAAAAGCCAGAGGAATAAAATGTTTACTAAGCCGGAATTAAAACCTTGCCCATTTTGCGGATCCACAAAGATTGAGCTCGAATATTACGACAAACCTGCTCCTTATTGGCAAATTTGCTGTAACAATTGCGGTGCATGTACCAGAAGAGAATATGTTAAATACGAATATGTAAATCAAGCTTTCGAAAGCATCGCAAACACTATTGAAAAAGTAGTAAACGACTGGAATAAAAGAGTTTAAGCAGCCGAAGAAAAGTTCTCTGCGTTGTTGAACAAATCCTCCGGCTTGCGCCTGCTTAGGAGAGATGCCTTATGCCTACCCCAGACACTGTTCTTAATGTTTTCTTTTGCAATGTGGGAGCCGTACTTTACATTCTTACGTTGCTTTTTCTTATCGGATACATCTGTTGCAAACTTCTCAACTGGATTGCACGCAAAATCAAAAATTACGGAGATGAATAAAATGAATATTATTGTTGCAGGCGGCAGGGATTTCAACAATTATGATCTTTTATCTGTTACTCTCGATCGAATGTTTAAAAATATAAACCCTGTCATTGTTTGCGGAGAAGCTAGAGGCGCAGACTTACTTGGAAGACGGTATGCTATAGAGCATAACCTGTCAATTCTGTCTTATCCTGCCAACTGGTCTCTTGGAAAAAGAGCAGGATTTATCCGAAACGAAGCAATGGCTAAAGTAGCAAACGGTTTAATTGCTTTCTGGGACGGAAAGTCGCATGGAACTAAACATATGATTGAAACTATGCAGAAACTTAATAAGCCAGTACGAATTATAAGATATTGAGGCGCTATATGTGTTATAAAACAAAACAGATTTTCTTCTGTATCGAAAAAGTTAAAGACATGCTTGATTATATCCACCCTGGCAATAACTGGAGAATCACATACGACATCCCGGAAAACGTGACGCTTACAGACTGGGATAAACAGTATCATAAACTGTTTGATAAAGAAGATTATTTCTTCATCTGGGAAGGCAATAAACTATTATATACAGTCAACGTGACTGGAGACAGCACATTAACAGCAATCCATGAACTGTTTACTAAACTTGCGGCTAAATTCTAAGGAGGAAATATGCCTAATTGGTGCGAAGGAAATCTTCGAATCCGCGGAACAAAAAAGAATATTGAAAACTTTCTGAAAAATGAAATTGTTTATGTAGTTCAGGACAAAAATGAATTTGGAAACTACATAGAAAAAACTCCTAATTTTGAAGAGGTTGAACACTATCTTACTATTTACGATTATAATGCTCATGACACCTACTACATTCGTAATACTCGCAGAAATTTCTTCTTTACAAACCAAATTGAAATTTACTGGCCAGATGAGGAAGATAACGGTGAAACGATCATTGTTCTTGACAATTACAATGTAGCCTGGAGTTTTAAAGAGCAAGGATGGGCAGAACATGCAACAAGATACAATCTGGATTTTCGTATGTTTGGATTCGAGCGCGGTGGACAGTTTTCTCAGATCATGACCGTTGCCAGAAACGGCGATCTCAACATCGAAACAAAAGAATACAACGACTGGAATTGGGAATGTCCATTCCCAAATATGGGAGGCTAAAATGATTAAAGTAAGATTATATTTTAATGACCTGACCAAAGAGCGGCAGGAAAAAATTATTGAAGTCTTTGGTGACAATTGCAACTGGGATGTTTTCCCGATTTGTGAACTGGAAATTGAAAGCGATAAAGATGCTATCATCGACAGCTTTATTTTTGACGGAGAATAAACATGAAACTTTATGGAGCTCAAATATCTCAGAAATACATTGAATACAAAGATAAGAAAAAGAGACACATAAGGTATCCTCGATCTGTTAATTATCCTTATGAAGCAAAATACGGAGGAAAAAAATAATGGGCCTTGATATGTTTTTAAACAAAGTTAAAAGGGAAGAAATTGCATACTGGCGTAAAGCTAACGCGATTCATGCGTGGTTTGTGCGCAACTGTGCCGACGGCGAATTGGAAAACTGTCAGGATTGTTCTGTAAGCAAGGATGATCTTATTAAGCTTAGGGAAACTTGCCAGACAGTTTTGAAGTCGTCTAAGCTTGTTTACAAAGAAGTTCCTGTCCGTGAATATGATAACGATAAGAAAGATTTTGTCGAAACCAAGAAACTGATGAAGGTTCTCGACAATCCAAGCGTAGCAGAAGAGCTCCTTCCGACTCAAAGCGGATTCTTCTTCGGTTCGACAATTTACGGCGAAAACTATGTAGAAGATCTTGAAGAAACCGTAAAACAGATTACGGAAATACTGGAAGATACAAATTTTGATGAATGGGATATTGTTTACTGCGCCTGGTGGTAACAACCCTCGCATAAGCGAGGTTCGACCAATGCTTTAAGGGAGTACTTCATGCCTTCGTTAAAACTTATTTACGATAAAATCCGAGCCGGTGAAATATTTGGCAAAATTGATAAACATCGGCTCGGAGGTTCTTATTTCTGGGACGTTTTGTGGATTGAAAATGGATTTATTCATTGGCGAAACTATGGTTCAAGCGCAAATAAAATAAGCTTGAAAAATTTAAAATGGATTATTGAAAATATTTTCAAAACAACCGCTGAACAGTTCTTGTTCGACTACACAACCTATAACGAATGGAAAAGGATAAATCAATATTACAAATGCTGAAAGGAGATTAAAGTGCAGTACGAAACAATTAAAGACGCCTGCAGAGAATGGGTTAACGGTTTTAATGCAATTCCGCAGTCTGCTTTGGAGAAAATTGTTTCTTATGAAGGATGGGAATCCGTAAAAGAAATCACTCCTATTCATAAATACAGCAGAGTCAGAGTTGTTTATGATGAATGGGCCGGAGAAGAAGGAGAAATCGTTAAAACCAACTGCGACGGCGAAGCAGATTTATATGCCGTGAAGCTGGATTCTATTCCAGATGACCCTAAGATTATCAGCGAAGACTGCCTTGAATTAATTAATACTGACGAAGATTATTTCCCAATGTGGTCTACCCTATGGACATTCGGAGAGAGAATTGACGAAGAATGGCTGACTGGTAAATATGGAAAATCACATCTGCAGGAAGTTGCAGATCTTGGTTTCCGAATTTATGAGTCTGATGACTTTGGAATTCTCTTGGGAATCGATGGTGCTGGATACGATTTTTACGAGGCTCACTGGATTCCTCTTTACAAGCTTCGTGGATTGCGGTGGCATAAGGAGGATTAATAATGTGGTGGGAATTGTGCGATGGAAGCTCTGAATATCTTACCGACCTGTGGGGAAATGGAGACGCAAGCTGGCAGGCTGCCAAAAGTTACTTTCAAAACAAAGGATACTACGGAAAGTTCCTGCTGATCCATCGTGCAAGGAATGGAAATTTCCGGCTGTATCAAATTGATATTAAAAAGGAGTCGCAAAATGACAAGCACTGAATTGTTTAAGACTCTGAAACCGAATCTGACTAAATCATATGAAGCCTACTATCGGGAAAACAGAGGGCTTCAGCTTAACTATTCTGATATCTTTTGCAAATTGATCAAAGATGCAGCCAGAACAAACAGGTTTCAGTCGGATGTCTTTTACACACTTAAAGAAATAGAAAACACTATAGATGAATTTAATCCTGAAAACATACCAGATCCAATTTGGATCGCTTGCAGAAAAGACGGAGTAGATGGAACACGATATATCCTGTGTACATACGACAATAAAGATACATATGGTTCTATGTCACAAAGGTATTTCTCTCTTTATTCTGTTTCTTTCAGGCAAGAGGACAGTGAATTTGGTTGTCGCTACTTTGTTGATTTCAACGAGTATTGGGTTTAGGAGGAATCATGAAACATATCATTTGGACTAATGACCTGAATTATGATGACTGGCGCGACGATCTTGAATCAGAATATCCGGAACTGACAGAAGAACAGCGAATTAATCTGATGTATGAAATAAACAATGATTATTTTAACGATGAGCAGGTTAATCTGAATAAAGATCTTAAAGGTGAAATTATTGCTTATGGAACACTGGGGCTCTGGGACGGAACAAGAACCGGATATAAGATTATTAAAGAAAGAAACCTGAACGCAATAATGGAGGGCCATTTCTGTGATTGTCTCACATGGTATGTAGAAGGCGAAGAAGTAAAATGCGACGATGTACATCACGATGGAACAAACCATTATACATATCGCATGTTGACAATTGATTCCTATGATTTCGAAGAATACGCATGGGAACATACACTTCATGAGGCAATTGAAAAATACACAGAACCACTTGGTCATTATGTCGCAGAAATCTATGGGTTTCAACTGGAGGAAAAAGTATGACTGAAAAAGTTTACGGATATAAAGAATTCCCTGATAAAATTGATATTACCGATCCATGCTATGATCGAAATGTGTGGTGCCGGATTAACAACTTCCAGATTCCAGCCGGTGAATATGAGTGCTACGCACAAGTGCTCAATGACGAAGAAACTAACGGATGGGGAGAACGCGTCTCTCGTATCGGTATTCGAACTGAAAAAGCAGATCACTTTGAAAGAAAAGGATCAATCGGTGTAGATGCTGGTATGGCTGGTTTCTTCATCGATAAACCAGATTATACTGATAATGAATGGGCAAACTTCTGCAGCAAAATAGATTTTAAAGAGAAGGTCTACATGTTTGACGAAGGATTCTTTTCTGAGTCTGGTTATGGTGATGGCGGATACGACGTATATGTTGGGTATAAAGATGGAAAGCTGACAGAAGTTTACATTGAATTTATCGGAGAAGACAATGTGTAAAGAAAGAATTAATCCTGTCTTTGACAACTTTGTTATGCTTTCACCTAAACAGGTTGAATTGGCAATTTATATCCGGCAATACCGAAGGATTCATGAACTGAGTCAGCGGGATATGGCAAAAGTCTGTTCGCTGTACGGCGAAAAGAAGGGAATAAAGTTTGCTCAGACGGAAATTGCCTGCTATGAAAACTATAAAACAATTCCCACACCGGCCAAATTTGAAATATTAATGAATACAATGAATATTACGGCAGACATGCTAATGTAAGGAGACAACAATGAATAACAAGGAGTTTAACGATAAGCTTCGGGATCTTTTTGCAGAATATATCTCCGGAGGGAAGGACAATGAGTTTATTGCAATCCTCAGGAATTTTCTTGGAATGCTGATTGCAGACGAAAAAGCAGCTGAAAAAGCCGAACGAAAGGCTCGTCGCAATGCTGCTCAGGTGATTAAAGATGCAATGAGTGTTGATGAGAAGATCCAGTTCGTCAACACCCCATATAACGATCTTCCTGAAGAATTAAAAGAAGGAATGACAAAGAATCCTCAGATGTTTAACTTTATCCGCATGTCTAAACCGCACGTAGGAGAACAGAAAGAAACATTTGCAGCACGACTGATCCGCTACAAGGATAAGTACGGTCTGACAGATGAGACATTTGCTGATATTTGCAATGAATTTGCGGCGAAATATGACTTGAAAGCAACTTCCACACATAAAGCGCAGAGGACACGAATTTCAACAAGGAATCTGGAATCTTATGAAAACTACAATATCTGTCCTAAGATTGATAAGATGACAGTTATTGCAGAAGCTATGGGAGTCGGGATTGATTACTTTGGAGGATACGGCCCCAAGAACAGGAAGTCAAAGAATGAAATCTTGGAGGCAAAATACAGGAAGCGCCGCAATAATAAATCAACAGACCCGGACAGCGATCTCGCATGATTTATGAACAGTTTTTGGCCCAATTTACAGATTGGAGACCAACAACTTTATACTGGCAGCGCTTTAGTATTGCAGAAAAGTTCGGGAAAGAAGAAATTTTGCTTGTCTATGCGGAAGTTTTTAAAGAAGCAGAAAACAATTACAAATTGCTTACTGAACTCGTTATGATTCTTAATCATAAAACCTGGGAACATAGTGAATATATAAGGAATTCGAACTTTTCTTCTTTGTATTCAGATTTATATCATCAGACGAAAGAATATGCTGAAAATACTCTAAAAGAAGATGAACTTCAATACTTTATTGACGTCCTTGATTAGCCACGCTTACGCGTGGTTTGAACATTGGGTTTTCGCTTAATTCCGAAACTCGACCCTATCATTTTTTAAATTTTAATCAGAAGAAATGTAAATCAAAAGTAATATTTTACACAAAAAAGAAAGATTATTTAAGGAGAGATTATCTCAATGAACGGACTTAATGAACTCACTATTATCGGAAATGTTGTACGTGACGCTGAACTGAAGAATGTTGATGTGGAAGGAACACCGACTCCTCGATGCCGCTTCTCTGTTGCGGTTAACGAAACACGCGGAAACGGAGAAGATATTGTTACTTATTTCGATATTACAGCTTGGCGGGATTATGCAACAAAGATTGCGCCGTGGGTCCTGAAAGGACGCCTGGTTTATGTTAAGGGTTCTGTGCGGCTGAATCAGTATGTTTCCAACGGTACCGTACGGAGTTCTCTGCAGATTCATGACCCAAAGGTTATCTGGCTTGATAAGAAACCCACGGTTGACGTCAGCTCAATTGAAGAGTTTGACGACGACGAGCTTCCGTTCGGTTAATTAAATATCGCACGCTCCGGTATGTCGGAGCGTGTTTCTTATAGATATTTTATTGAAAGAAGGTTGAATCCCATGTGCAAGGTGACTCTGTCTGATGAGGATGGGCTGTTTAAAATTTGCCTTGTTTCAAATGAAACCCCATACCAAATTTTAAAGTATTACAATATTAACCCTGATACAAAAATTGTTTATTTGAATGGAGAAATTCTTTCAAAAGAAAGAATGAGGAAAGTAATTCTAGAAAACAATTCTGTGCATCTTACGGTTAGAAATAAAACAGTAATGCGATAATAAAACATGTCTATAAAGCTTCGGCTTTTAGAAAATAATTTATAGGAGAGATTGTATGGTTAAGATTACTTTGATTACCAGTAACCCTAAGGTAGTTGACATTGTGCCCGAGACAATGACCGTTCGTGATTTTCTGGATAAGCATAATGTGAACTATGGATTGGCATCTACTTCCATTGATGGTGTACCTCTGCAGTCCGGTGGTATGGATATGACTTTTGCCGAATATCAGATTACAGACCGGGCTATTGTGACCTGCCTGCCGAACAAGGACAACGGAGCGCAGGCCATTGTGGTTGGTTCTTCCTGTGTTGTGAAGTCCACTCTGACCCCGGCAGAAATTAAGCGAATTAAGAAGTTCCATCCCGAAGCTTTGGTAATGGAAAATGAAGACGGAGATCCGGTATTTGCTATCGATATCGATGAAACCACTCCTGGTTCTATTAACGGGAATGGTGCCTGTTTCGGCAATGCAACAAGTACCGATGGTAAGGCAACTATTACGGTTGTTATTGATCCTGCCGCTGAAAACACTATTGAGCTGGTTTACGAAAGGCTGGGCCGTGCTCTGATGTATCTGAAGGAAATGGAAGAGCAGCTTGCTGAAGTTTTACCGGATTTGGACAGCGAAGAACGTGAAATCCGTTCCATGATTGTTGGTATGTAACCTTCGGAGAGGGAGAGATTCTTCCTCTCCCTCTCTATTTTACGGAGGTAAAACATGTTCAATACACACTTAAATTGTATTGCAGAATTTCCTGCATTTTTAAGAGACAAGATTTATGTAAATAATAATGTAGCCCCGGATGACACGCTGCTGATGACAGCAACTGCGTTGTTGTATCAGAGAGTTGAAAATCTGAAATTAACTTTTGAAGTATTTAATAACAAAGAAGTAGAAAATATCAATCTAAACCCGGAAGTATATTCATTTCATTGGTTTAATAATGTTGGAAATCCAGATGAGCTGTTAAATTTAGTAAAGAATAATTTTACTTCAATAGAAAAACTTTCAACTCATGAAAAGTTTCTGTCTGAGCAACTGAAAATGCCAATATTTATTCGCTTAATGCCAGCTGAAAATACTGTCTGTATTTTCACTTCAGAAATGTCTTATAAAGCGTGGCACAGTTTTCAGTTCTTTATTCCAAAATACTTCAGGATTTTCAAAGAAAAACCACTTAACAAAGAAGAAATTTCTTTTCTCGAAACCTTGACGTTCAAAACAAGTTCTTTGTATGAAGCGAGGTTGAGAGAATTATTAGATACGGATTCTTTCAGAAAATATATTTTAAAAGATCGATTGGAACAGTTTGAAAGAAAGCTGTTTGAAGCTAAAGTTCAAGCTGCCAAAAACAATCTTGCAAGCCTTGAAAATGAAATGAACGCGGCCATGGAAGCTTATAGAAAAGCTTGCGAGAAAAGAATTGAAGCTATTGCGCTTGTATCAGGTCTGCAATCTATGGCAGATCAGACGGAAGAACACACTGAATTGCAGGATTACCTGTTAAATAATCAAAGGCTTTGCAATGTAACACTAGATAATTCCACGATTTCATACATTGTGAAAACATATCTGGCCCCACACCATATAGGCGAATGGGAAATGATAACAAAACACATTCAGTATTTTGATCAGTATCTTACAAGCAAATTTACACGCACAGAGATAAAGCTTCTGCTTGATGCGATCTTCTCGGAAAACCGCTGCCTAAAAGTAAAAATGTGTGCCTATTTCTCTTTGGATTACTTTGGAAGCAAGGTTACATCAGCATATAAATATAATTTTGCTAATGTAAACAAAACACTGATGAACTATATTCCAAACCCTCATTTGCACTATCATAATTGCTTTGGGCAGAATAAGGAAGCAATATTGGAACAGCTAAAATGCGGCGATGCAATCGGAGCGATCGAGTGCTCTGTGGCTTGCGCTCAAAGGGTTAACATTCACGAAAATCTGAGCTTTGGACCTTTTGTGCGGGACTTGTTATCATGTTCCGGCAAATGTCTTGTAACGGAAGATGGAACTGAATTAACGCCAGAGGAAGCTGTTGCATATCTGAAAGGACAAGATAATGAATAATGAAATTGTATTGAAAGACTGGCAAACTCACTGTGGGTTCGCCAGTCCACAAAGTAATATAAACATTTACTATTCACCTTTGGCTATTACAAAAACAATTATGCTTGTAAATACCCATCCTGAAGAAATTGGTTGGAATATGGTAGTAAAGCCTTATAAAGACGGGTATAAAGTTGAGGATATCGTAGTATATCCCCAAAAAGTAAGTCCGGCATATGTTTCAGTTGACCTTCCAAGGTATGGATTGTGGAAAGCAAACCTTGACGACGAAGTAGAAGCTAATTTGTTTGGAAACGGACATTCTCATGTTAACATGAGTACTTTCGCATCATCCGTCGATGAACGTCAGCAGCATGATGAAATCCTGACAAAGAAAAACGGATTTTATCTTTTCCAGATATGGAACAAAAGAAATGAAATAAGCTCATTCTTTTATGATATTGATAATAAAATTTTCTATCGACCGGAAAATGTTAACATAATCGTAGAAGAAGCAAATGAGTTTATTATAAACTCTTTTGAAATCGTACAAGGAAGACATAATCGGATCAACGCTTATGAGGCAGGTGAAGATTTTTGAATCTAAGTAAATCTTATGAGTTTTTTAATCCGGATAAATGCAAGGAAATGATCCATATTATTGGTTGTGGATCTGTCGGCTCTACGGTAGCTGAACTTTTGGCAAGATTTGGTTTAACAAAAATCTCGCTATATGACTTTGATACTGTTGAGCCGCATAATATTGTAAACCAGATGTTTGTTCATCGCCAAATCGGAATGCCGAAGGTAGAAGCTGTACGAGAAATTTTGTTAGATATCAATCCTGAAATGAATGTTAAGATGTATACCAAAGGATGGAACGGCGAGCCTCTGGATGGATACGTATTTCTTGCAGTAGATAATATTGAACTAAGAGCAAAAATTGTAAAAGAAAACCTATATAATGATTTTATAAAAGCTTTCTTTGATTTCAGAACCGGACTTACAAATGCTGACCACTTTGCAGCAGATTGGTCCGAATTTAAAAGCAGAAAAAATTTTTTAAACACGATGAACTTTACACACGAAGAAGCGAAACAAAATACACCTGTTTCAGCGTGTAATGTAGCTCTGTGTGTAGCTCCTACAGTAAGAATGGTTTGTAATGTAGGAATAGCAAATTTCATCAATTTTGTAAAAGGAGAACATTTGCATAAGCTGATTCCAATTGATGCATTTAGTTTCTCTGTCGAACCTGTTGGTTAATATAGGTTAATCTATATTCCAAATACTCATGCAATGCATAGTGAGAGAAATCTCGAACTCTTAATGTGATTATGAGTAGCAATTCGCCTGATGAGGGGGTAGGGCTCCTGAAAGAGCTGGAGGCGGCGGACGTCGAAGAAATCCTAGGAAAATGTGGGCAGCGTGATAGAAAAGTCCTGTAATCTCGGAGGAAATAAGGTAGGCACGAGGGAAAGGTAAAGGGAAGTCAGTTGAAACGCGGTAAACGGTAGATAAAAGGCCTGGATCCTGGGAACGTTTCGGTCGTCACTGGAAAGACATATAACGATTTAGATTGCATGGAGTGATAAAAATGATTTACATAACAATCAGACAGAAAGAAAAAGAAAAACAAATTAGTTGGCTTGATTTAATCAGCGAAGAAGAAATTCCTCTCAGTGATTTCTCTTCGTGCGGCTCTGCCGGAACTGTAACAAGAGCGCTTAATGAGGCAACGCCCGAACTGCTTCGCAGAATTAATCCAGAAGAAATGATTAATGTTTTGAAACGGTTTAATACCTCACATGAAAACCTGTTTAAAGCAGACCGTAAAACTCTGTATCGACATTTCAGCATTCCAAAGAAAACAGGTGGACTGCGGCCTATCGATGCGCCATGTGATGAGCTTCAAAATGCGCTGGATGAACTGAGGATTATCTTAACTGAAAAGTTTGGAGTTCTTTATCATACATCGGCCTTTGCATACATTCCGAATAGAAGCACTGTACAGATGGTAAGAAAACATCAGGTAAATGAATCAAATTGGTTTTATAAAACAGACGTCAGCGGATTCTTTCCACACACGACACTGAGCTTTACAATGAAGATGCTGTCAATGATCTTTCCTTTAAGTGAGATTTGCAAAGTACAGGAAGGATATGCAGAACTGGAAAAAGCTTTAAGTCTTGGTTTCCTAAACGGCGGTCTTCCGCAGGGAACAAAACTGAGTCCGGCGCTGACGAATATGATTGCTATCCCGATTGATCATCGACTGTTTAATGATCTTGCGCACAAGCGTTTTGTGTATACTCGATATGCAGATGATCTGCATATTTCATGTCAGCAGAAATTCGATTCTGAAAAGATGACTAAATACATTGAAAAGGTATTTAAAGAATTTGATGCTCCATGGATTCTGAAGCCCGAGAAAACACATTACGGAAGCAGAAAAGGTAAGAATTTTATGCTTGGTGTAGTTCTTAACGCGAACAATGATATTTCGACGGGATGGAGAAATAAGAAGCTTTTCAAAGCAATGACAACAAACTTAATTATGGATTGGAAAAATAATAAGTATTGGCCCGCCGATGACGTTCAACAGTACGCAGGGTTATTGTCTTATTATAAAATGGTAGAGAAAGAATACTTCGATAATCTGGTAGATCACTTTAACAATAAATTCTCTGTAAACCTCAAACAAATTATAAAGGAACTAGTTTCCTAATTTTACAGTATGACATAATGAATTGCATTAAATGCTCAGTGCATGTAATGAACTGATAGGCAACGATACAGTCTATCCAATTGTAATGTTGTACAGCTGCAGAAAATGAAATGCTTGATTTTCTGCAGCTGTAAACCTTACAATTGGAATGTCAATAATATATTTAGATCATGTCAGATGTACAATTTGGAAAGAAAACCGTAAAATGGTAAGCTAAAAAGTGTCAAACATATTGATAATAAACACTTCCGATGATGTCAAATCTGGTGGGGACATTCGAGAATTTACGTAATGGGGAAAGAATGCACAGCTAAAACAGCTTACTTTTTATTAAGGTTCAAAATAGTTGTTTTATATCGTGCATTTTATACATTATTCTCTACTGGGCAAATTGGCAGCTAATAACGTTTACTTTTTTTATAGCAAATGAGCCGTAGAGGCTCGCATATTAAATTAACGTTATGATTTGCCAAACAAACAAAGCTAGTGCGGCTTACTATATATATATAGAAATAAAAGAAGAAAACAGTCGCACAATTTCTACTTTATGCGGAACGCTAGTCAGGCTTACTTTTCTAAAATACTTGGAATATTTTTAGTTTGACGATACCGTTCCGCATCTTTTTTCTGAAAGGAGTAAGGTTATGAAGGAATTATTCAAAGAGTATCTGTTTACTAAACACATTCTTGTTGCAACAAGCGAACCGACTGCAGAAGAAAGTTTTAATACGCTTGTTGCGCTGAAGAATCAGCTTGGAATTGAAATTACAAAAGGGAAAGAATCTGCAAGTTCAGATTTAATCAGATTTGCAGCAAACAATCTTGGAGAATATATTCCTGAACCTTTTTATCGCGGGTTCCCGGAAACCGTAAAACAACTTAATAAAGATCAGCTGTTGTTCGATCAAGTATTTCATTATTTTGTGACATACGGTCTCGGTGAATTCGACGAAGCAGGACATTCGCTTTTCGAGAAAGAGTTTGAACGGCTCGCCTTTAACGAAGACGTTACTCAAAAGGAATTTGAAATTCTGAGTGAAGCCGATGCGATTGACAGGCTTCAAAATTATGTTATTAATCTGCTTGAAAGTTCACGACCGCTGAGTGAAGATACTTATGTCATTGTCAGCGAAGTTATGCGGGACTATATGATCGTTCCGAAGGCAATTTCATGCAAGCAGACCGCCGTGCGGCTGCTTTATGACACGAAAGCTGTCTATCGTTATGGTCGGTACATCTCTCTCGCAGACGTAATTAAGCTTGTTGATTATATTAATTATACTGTTTACAGTAATGAAAATCTTAAGAAACTCAACCTTAGAAATAAAGACAGAAAACTTATTACTAAGGTGATTGACTTTTGTTTCGACAGCAAACGGTATAATTACAACGAGTGTTTCGAGAAGCGTAAGATATGGTGCGGCCTGCTTCACCATATTCACTATCGTCCTGACAACGATGCGGCAGTTACTTTTGTGACGCTGATTCGTGAAGGCAAAAATATTTCTGCATACAGCAGATTCGAAGAAGAGATGTCCGATAATAATGTCGGTAAGGCTGCAGAAATTCTTTACAATGAGAAAGGCTCATCTATAGTAATTCGCAACCTGAATTATCTCTTGTCTCGGTGCAAATCCGAAGAAGACGTAAAAGAGGTGTTATCATGGGTAAAATAAATCCCATCGTTTTAATTCAGATGCTGATGCAGTACCATAATTACTCAACAAAGCCTCGTGTATTTAAGTTTACGCGGAATAACAGGCTCAGAATGCATCGGGAATCTGAAGAAGAACAGGAAAAACGCAAATCTGTCCTGTCGCCTGAAATCAGAGCAGCTGCAGAGAAAACAATTAAGTCTCAGCTTTGGGAGTCTCTGAAAGGACGAGCAGGAAAAGTCTATGTAGATCCTGCGATGAAATCAATTGCAGTTCCGCTGCAGATGTCTGTTTCTCAAAACGGATTCGATGTTCTTCCTGCTGGCTCTCGGGTGAAAATTCCAGAAGGCAAGAAGATCAGAGCTTTTACTTATTGGGAAAAGGTAAACGATATCGATCTGTCTTGTTTCGGTTTGACAGAAGACGGAACTCAGCAGGAGTTCTCATGGAGAAATATGTATGATCGGCAAAGTTCCGATATTACTTTCTCTGGTGATGAAACATCCGGTTATAATGGCGGCTCGGAATATTTTGATATTAACTTAAATCTTTTTAAAGCGAAGCATCCTGATTTCAGGTATGTTGTCTTTTGCGACAATGTATATTCTAATGGCGGCAGCACTCATTTCAACAAGTGTTTCTGCAAAGCTGGATTCATGATTCGCGATGAAAAAGATAGCGGCGAAATCTACGAGCCAAAAACCGTTAAAACCTCATTCCGTGTGGATGGGGATTCATCTTTTAGTTATATGTTTGCTATCGATCTTGACACGAGAGAAATGATTTGGCTGAACATGTCTCGCGAAGGCAATCATGCTATCGCTGGAGAAGAAAAGATGGATTTCCTGATGAGTTATCTGACTGCTACCGAAGTGTTTAATGTTTATGATCTGTTTAAAGCATGCGGAGAGAAAGCTACAACCATTCTCGACGCAGATGTAATTGTAACCGATTATACTTTCAATGAGCCTTCGATTGCGGAAGCAATCAAAGACAAAGAGATTATTCGGTCTTACGACTTTGAAAAGATCTTAAAATACATTCAGCCACAATAAGGTTTTATCGGAACGTATTAAGTGCGGGTACGTTTCGTTAAAATATTACAGATGACGGAATAGGTAGACGTGCGAAACCATAGGTGGGTCTGACATAAACCCATTTTCCTCCGCGACAACTGCTCCTATGGTGCTGATGGTTGTCATGCCGGGTGCAAATCCCGGCTCTGTATTTATTTATTTCGGATAAAAACAGAATATCTGTTTTTATTTTCAGAAGGCAAGCGAATGGCAGACGTGCCAGAAAGAAGGTTCGGCAACCGCGAATGCTCAAACTCCGACGCCGATGTTTGATAAGACAATTCCGAGAGTGCGCACAAAAAGCTTGCATAAAATAAGGCTCGGGCAAGTCAAAAGAATCTTCACCTTCTTCAAGTCCGTTTGGCCGAGAGGCTTATGGCTGTAGTCTTGAAAACTACTGAGTGTAAAAGCTCCGCAGGTTCGAATCCTGCAGCGGACGCTTGGAAAAACTAATAGAAATCCAATCTTACTTACTTTCCGCTCGCAAGAGAACTTTCAAGTAAGAACGGTAGATGCTGTGGCAGAAATATTGCAGTGTGCAAACCTACGGGTCGCTCCCGGCACGAGGATTAGTGAAGTACTGAACCAGCTTAGTAGGGTCAGATACCATGAGACTGGCTGAACGGCTAAAACCGGAAACCTTAAACGGAAAACAGGGAGAAACGTTCGGCGAACTGCTAATCACAAGGTAACTCAATGATAGGTGAAAGTCCTATCCAGTATCTTTTTTTATGCTGATGTCGCCCAGTTGGCTAGGGAATCGCTCTTGTAAAGCGAACGTCGTTGGTTCGAGTCCAACCATCAGCTCTTCAAAACCCGGAAAAGTACATATTGAGTTTTGAGTACTGATCATACTTTTTGTAAATATGTGACCTTCGTCCGTTGTGGGGTAACAGCGGTCATATTGCTCTCGTGGCGCAATTGGAAGCGCGACTGATTTGTAATCAGTAGGCTTTGTGGGTTCAAGTCCCACCGGGAGCTCATTCTCCGTGGACACTTGATATTTATATCATAGAAGTCGGATGGGTTTTAGGAAGTCCTGAACGAAGCCCCTTAAGCGGCACATTGTAGTTGCGGTTGTGCAGAATTAACCAAGAGGCCGTCTGGAAACGATCTGTTGACAGCTTGGAAAGACAAGCGTTTTCCGTGTCGTTGATGCGGACTTGTGAACCGTCGGAACAAAGACGTAAAACATGTTCATGAAGCCATGCGATAAAGGTATGGCTTCTATTTTTATTGGGGATTCGTATATTGGTTATTACGCCCGGCTTTGACCCGGGAAAGGGCGGATCGTAACCGTCATCCCCAGCCATATGCGGTGGTGGAATAGACAACTATCACTCCTGCGGAGAGTAGATAAGGACGTGGCTCTCACTTGAGTACACCTGATAACAGGGGCGCAGGTCACGGTTGGTAAAGTCTTCAAAGACAATAGTAGACACAGGCTTGGTAAGGCATGGAGGTAAGGAGATCAAATGATCGTTGGGTGAATGGCATTTAGTTGCCATGGAGCCGTGCTATGTGAGGTGCAAATCCTCACCCGCATAACTTAAATAGGAGTTTATCGTATGAAGATATTAAAAATGATTTTCTGCCGTCATAAATACGAGTATATCAGGAAACTTTATGGCGATGAGATCAACGCCCATAATGGCAAGCGCAACGAATATCGCTGTAAGAAATGCGGCATGTATAAATGATTGGAATGATTCATAGGGGGATGAAAAATGGAGAAAGCTATATTTGAACTTGTTGAATGGGTAAAGTGTTTAACAGGGATTAATATAATGATAGGTGGTATACTGTTTTATATTGTACTGTTCAAAGAAAAATAATTTTTTAAATTACTGTAACTGTCATTTGTAATTTTATATTTATTAAGTAACTGTATAGTATAAAGTAAAATTGCTGGATGATTGTTTTGAAAGCGGTGAAATGGAATGAAAGCAAAGTATTACGATATTGATTATTGGTATAAAGAAATGATAAATATGCCGATTGAACTTCCGAAAACGTATATTGATGGTTGGATCGCAGGAAGAAAATGCGAACCATACGACGACACAAAACCAATAACATGGCAATGCGGATACAATGATGGGAGATACAATCTCGATTCTAGCTTATTGTAACTAAAGACAATGTGGAAGAAGAATGAGATAACGATTCCCGGCTTCAAATAGGGACTAAAAAAGCGGTTGTCGGTTATCCGTAAAATTGCTGTTTAAGGAGAATGATGAAATGACAAAAGAAGAAATACTACAACTCATCAAAGACATGATTTCCGAATGGGATACAGTTAAAACGTATGCGGCTTTTTGTAAAAGGGATGCATTAAGAGAACTATTGATGAACATTCTTGATAAAGAAAAAGCAACTTAAAATTGCTGTATTATAAGCTGTTTCGGAGACAAATACATGGAGAATTGTGACGATTGCAGGTATTACCATTGGTATTACGATTACTGTGACAAGTGGGATTGTGAAATGGATGCGAGAGCTTGCAACTCGTGCTTTGAATCACGAAAACGCAGAAAAATGGAATGCAACAAGAGAGGTAAAAATATGCTTGCGCTAACAAAAAAGCAGTTATTATTAGTGCTGGAAACACATTATGATAGAGATGATAAATTGATAATGATAGACGATATTGAAAAAATGTATAAAGCATACGGTGATGAGTATTTCCATGACTATGGTTGCGACTCTCCATGGGAGCTTACTAACGAAAACGAAGCATGGAAGAATATGAGGGGTCATGACGGGATCCCAAAGAAGAACGGAAAAAAGAATTAGTGACTTAAATTGCTGTTTAATGGAGATAGGTATGGATAATCTAAAGTTATGCCCTTTTTGTGGCAGTGAGCCAAAAATTGTTGCAGGCACAGAATATGTAGGCGATATCGAAAAAGACACTTTTAATGTTGTTTGCACAAATCCTGAATGCATCATATTTGATGGATATGGACGGTCATTTTATACGTTAGCAAATACTAAAGACGCATGGAATGATCGAATCTAAATTGCTGTATGTCGAACTTGTACATATTTAACATCGCAAAAGGAGCAGAAAGGGAATGAGCATGAGAATGATTTATAAAATAGGACTGTTTTTCGTGAATATCGTCCACAATATTTTACATAACGCAAGAATCTGTATCTACAAGGCTATTGAGTGGTGCAATTCAAAATGTTGAATATTCGTTAAAGGCAACAAGTGACGATCTAAGTCAGAAAGGCATAGAGAATGAAGGTATCAAAAGCTTTGTATCATGTGCAACATATTGACGAGATGTCTAATTGTTTTATTGAAAAGGCAGGTGAAAAGAAAAACAACGAAATGATTGAAATCCAAGTAAAAGACTTATTTGAACTTCTTGATTATGTAAGTTTATATAAAGCAGAATTATTAGAAAAAGATATTTCTGCTTTCGAGTTTGATAAGGGATGAAAACTTAAAGGAGCAAAATAATTTGCTGGTATATACTGGATGTCATTGGGCGGCGTAGTGGTGACTTTTGGTGGCTCGGTTCGACTCCGGGGCTGTCCGTGATGCTAATATATATTGGTAAACCATAATCTAAATAAAACATTGAGTGGTGGCGGAATAAGTAGACGCACTTTAGAGGCAGGCAGCGCACGACAGCAGAGACGCGTAATGCGGTGAGAAGCAGTGATGCGAACCTACCCGGTATATATCCCGGAAAACGCTGCCATGTGGGGTGTAAATCCTCACCCGCTCGATCAATAAAATCCATCTCAAAAAGGAGAAAATTATGAATTTTAGAGCCTACGGAGGAGAGCCATGACTGACGAAGAAAGAGAACGGAAGATTCATGAAGCACTTCATGCTCACCATGACAAGGTAAAAGAAAAATACTATGCGGTTATGACTGTCCTTTGCGGAAGCCAGAACTACATGCTGGATACAGAAAGCAGTGATTATGATACCTTCACATTCGTGCTGCCGTCTCTGGCTGATATGGCAATGCTCAAGGGGCCAGTCAGTATCATGACGGAAGATGAATATGGTCACGTTGATATTAAAGATGTCCGGCTTGCTCTGAATCTTTTGAAAAAGACATCTCCGAACAGTGTTGAGTGGTTCGCGACCAGATACCGCATCGTTGAACCGGAGTATGCGGATCTTTTCGATACTTACATCACGCCTGAAACTCTCCGGTGCAGTACGAAGCATATGATGGCGGCTATCGGCGGATTGGCACATCAGCTGACAAAGCGAAACATCTCTCCTGGCAAAAGATATTCGCATCTTCTCCGCATGGAATGTATGGTAGACAACTACTACAACCTTCAGAGTGACATTTTGTCGCTGACAGAAGTTGAGAGAAACAAAGCTCTGAGAGCAAAAATGCTTCAGAATATGCCTTTTTATGACGGAAAATGCTTTAAGTGCGAGCAGCGCATCAAAGAAAAAATAGAATCGTATAGCGGAGTTGATATGTCTGGTATTGAAAAACTCGGAGTGTCCAATGTGAGCGAGCTTCAGGTAAAGCTGTTTAAAGTTTTGATCAGCAAATAATAATATGCGGTGGCGGAATAGGTAGACGCTTAAAACGTAAGACTTGTCGCCGTTGTCTAAAGTTCGACAGACGCGTGGCCGCAGTACTGTTATGTGAGGTGCAAATCCTCACCCGCATTATCGGATCGTAGTTTAACGGAGAAAACGACGGTAATTTACTGGATAATTGACAGTTCGATTCTGTCCGATCCGAATAAAAACATTTCTAATACAAAACTAAATATAAAGGAGTAAAAGGTATGAGAAAACTTGCAAGCATTCAAAGAGTATGGGATGTACAACCCATCGAAAACGCCGACAGACTGGAGTTAATTCGAATCGAAGGATGGCAATGCGTTGCCAATAAAGGTCAGTTTAAAAAAGGAGATTTGTGCGTTTACTTTGAAATAGATTCATTTCTCCCAATTCGGCCAGAGTTTGAATTCCTTCGATCTTCCAGTTACAAAAAGACAGATATTATGGGTGAAGGTTTCCGTCTGAGAACAATGAAGTTTCGTGGACAGATTAGTCAAGGATTAGCCCTTCCTTTGAATGCGTTCCAAGATCTTCCAAGCGAAGCTGATGTTGCAGTAGGTATGGATGTTACCGAATGGCTCGGAGTAAAGAAATGGGAAATTGAAGAACGCGCAACGACTGGTGGTACAACAGTTGGAAATCTTCCTTATGACGTACCACACACTGATGAAACAAGAGTACAAGCAGAACCAGAACTTATTCAAGCTTTTTCAGGACTTCAGTATTATATTTCCACAAAGATGGACGGATCTTCTCATTCTATTTCTATTGATGAAAATGGCTTTCATGTATGTGGTCATAATTATGAATATAAAGACGACGGAAACAGTTCATTTTATGAATTCATTAAACAAAAAAATTATGAATACAACATGCGCCATGCAATGGGAAGATTCGACATTAAAACCCTTACGATTCAGGGCGAGTTTTGTGCACCCGGTATTCAAAAGAATCCTTTGAAACTAACTCAGCCTGAATGGTATGTTTTTACGATTCGCGTAAATGGAAAACGAATCGGCTTAAGCGAAATGTTGAAACTCTGTGCTTTTATGAATATGCCTACCGTTCCAATTGAAGAAATTGATTTCGATCTTCCTTCTAAGTATCCGACAGTTGAAGATCTTCTTAAGCGGGCTGATGGTAATTATTCTACGGGCGGCCGAAAAGAAGGGATTGTAATAAGACCTCTTGAGCCAGTATTTAACAGTAAAATTGGGGGCCCATTAAGCATGAAAGTTGTAAGTAATAAATACCTCTTAAGAAACGAATGATTTTAACGTCTCTCGCGAGACGATCGTATTTATGGATAACGCCGCTAACCTCGGCGTTTTATTTTCTCGCGGAAAGGAAGTGAACAATCAGGCGCGACAGCGTTTATCTCGCAAACCTGTCTATTACGCCAAGTGATATTGCGAAGATGAAGAATAGAAGGAGAAAGCAATGTCAGAAAAAAGCTATCTCAAAAATCAGATCAAATTAGTAAGTCTTAACGCAAATGATACATTCACAGACGAAGAGTACGATAAATACTTAGAAATCATTTCGTACGTGAATGAAATCGACAAACTTGATGCCAGCGAACTAACAGAAGACGCAGTTCGAAAGAAAGAATTAATTGCAAAGAAAAAGATTGCATCCAGCAAACTTTCTCAAATGATCTGCAAACATAAAGGAACACCAAGAAAAGTTCGTTTGGAATCTGTCATCTTTCATAAGAAAGATGAAGAAATTCCGGATGGAGTAACATGGCAAAACCTTAAACTATCCAAGAAAATTGCTGAATTTGAATCTGATATGTCGAGAGCAATGGGTCTTCATACAGATGAGCATACGTTTGACAAAATTATTGTCAAATGGAAGAATCTGGATCTTCTTGAACAACTGGTAGTAGACGGATTTACAATGGATTTATTAGTTGACGGAAAAATAATACAAAAAAAATATCGATATTTTAGCAGTTCAGCCGGTCAACTAAGAACAGATAAAACAGCTTTTCTGTCTGAAGACGTATGGAATCAAATCAAGAATCGAATTGAGTGTGGTTTGGATTGGGATACAATTAACGCCAGAGGCGGCGTAAACGTGAATAAAATGCTCGCCTATTGGTCTCTATGCTCTTCTGCTTCAATTCCATGGCCGGAATTCGACATTGACAAAACAATCGTTATTAACGATTTTGAAGCAGAAGTTACAGATAGAATGCTGTATATCAAGCCAGACTACACAACAGAAGATGCTATTCGTACTGTTGTAATTAATCATACCGATGGAGCAGGAATGTATATTCCTGGGTCCGACGTGATCCCTGTCGATCTCGATGGAAAAAACTTTATGATGCGTGGACCGACATTTAAAGGTTTATTGTCTCCTTTCTCGGTTCTGGAATTCTGTAAGAAACACGGGATCGAACCAATAATAAAAGATCGATGGGGAAAAGTATGGAATATTGAAAAAGATAACATACAAATCATCTTCACAGATAGTCAATTCAAATGTGGCAAACTCTTTACTTCATACGAAGAATTTAAAGAGCAATACAAAAAGAATGGTTGTCAGTTTGTTATCGCACAATTCGAAGAAGACTGGCCACCGGACAAAACAATGAACTACCAATTCATTCAGGCTCTTACAAACTTCACCAATGAAGAGATAAAAGAATTTACCGCTAAAACACACAGAAGAATCATGAATCTCGCTAAAGATCCTGCTTCAATGTTAAGTGCATTAAAAGCAAAAGAAGATTCTTATCTTAAAGATAAGATAGCTCTTTCGATATATCCAGAACTTCTGCGTGACGGATATAGCAGAGCCCAATTGAAAGACGTTAAGAAAAGAATGCTTCTTGATGCCAAGTCAGGTACAATCAGGTGTAAAAATAAAAGGTTGTACGTTGTTCCCGACTGGTATGCGGCTTGCGAGCACTGGTTTCTCAATCTTGAAAAACCGGATGGGCTGCTTGAAAAAGATGAAGTAGGATGTTCAATTTATAAAAAAGACTACGAAAAAGCTGACGTGTTAAGATCTCCAAGCTTGTATATGGAACATTGCGTCGTCAGGATCTCGAAAAATCCTGAGGTATATAAGTGGTTATGCAGTGACGGAATCTATACATCTGTAAAATCACTTATTAGTCGCGTGCTCCAGTTCGATCAACGGTCGAATTAAAACGCAGTGAACCCAGAAATCTGGGGTGTCCGAAAGGGCTAACGGCGAAAGCTAAACCGAAAGGCATGCTAACGTTCGTGCTAAGTTCAGACATATAGCTTCACGAAGAAAGGTGAAGTTATGAAAAAAGAAATTGAATACAAAGGAACACATGTTATTGTTTCGGATAACGGTACAATTATCTGGAATAATAAAATTAGAAACCATTATCTTAATGGTGATGGATATCCTTGTGTCTCAATCAAAACAGATAAAGGATGGAGAATGATAGGTGTAGCAAGGCTTGTTGCATTAGCGTTCATTCCTAATCCTGAAAATCTTTCGGAAGTAGATCATATTAATTTCGATAGAACAGATTTTTCTATCTCTAATTTAGTTTGGATTTCACACAAAGAAAATGTTCGGAGAAGCGTTGTGAACAAACCGGATATACGCGGAGAAAAGAATCTAAACTACGGCAATAGAAAATTAAGTCAGTTCTATAAAGATCATCCGGAAATCGCAAAACAGAAACAAGGCCGACCTGGAAAACAAAATGGCAGGTATATTAACGGCCGCTATATGTCTGAAAAAGTGTAACGACTATCCCGAAAGGGAGTACATGACTGGTGAAACTCCAGCGTGGAAGCGCTGCGGCAGCGAAAGCTGTATGAAATAGTCTAATCCCCTAATAAATATCGGGAAACCGAGGGTATAAATGGTTGATGGAGATCAGCTTAATGTAGTTGTAGATCCAACTATTGTTTCTGTTGCAGAAAGGAATATTAAGGAATTTGATGTTATTCCTTTATTCTATGATGCAACAAAAGCTCCAGCTGAAATGATCTCAAAAGAAACAATATTTAACGGTCTTAAGAGAGCGCACCAGTTCTCAAACATCGGTGAAATAAGTAATATGTTAACCCGTCTTTGGAATAGAGATAATCCGGATAGACATGCTGCTGCATTATTGACTTATCTGAATAACCTTCGTATAGACGGTGCAAAAACAGGAAGAGTCAATGAATATACTAATTATCCGGAAACAGAAAAACAAATAAACAAAGCGACGGGTGGACCAAATGGAAGAATGCCTTATTTCTTCCAGTTTTCTAAAAATGGTCGCCGTGACATCACAACTCACCGCAAAAAGAAAAGACAATGGGCGAAACCAAACAATTCAACAATGAATCGGATCTGCAAAGCATTCGATGATATTGGAAACATCAATATGAATTGGGCTGGTATCCCGGCGTTTAATTGGCAAATGCTTTTGTCTGAACCGTGTCTCCACAATCGTATGGATATAATTGAGGAATTCTGCGATCTGGATAATATTAAAGTGTCCTTATCTATTACCAGCGCAGAAGAAAGTCCCGCAGAAAAAGAGCTTGTTGATAATAACACGATTATTGACGAGCATATATTCAATACGCTTACGAAAAAGTTTGGTTCAATTAGTATTTGCTATCCGTATATCGTAAAGTATTTATTTGCTGGAGACGGGGCTGCAAAATCATCTCATAAACAAACTTTCTGGCGAATCTTTGGTGATATTGCAATCAAAAACATTAAGAACAACCTGAGAGATTGCACCATCTGTCCTGAATGTGGTGCAAAAATTCCTTCGTGGGCTACGTCCCATACTTGCCCTAAGAATATTCAGGGGTTCTATGAATGTATAGATTGCGGGAAACTTTGTGAAAGAATCAACTCGCGTCAGCAAAGATGCCCTGAGTGTCAGGAACATCACCGTTACGATCTGAGACATATCAGTCGAAAGAAAACCCAGAAAGAAAAAGAGGAGCGTGGACGACAATTTACTACTTTCTTGCGATTACGGAACAAAAGGATGTAATAAACGGAACATTTTGGCCTGCTTACGTATTATGTCAGTCTTATACGACATCTGAAAAACGCTCTGGTTACAGAATTATAAAGATTGAAGATGGGGTTCAATTAAGGCCAAATCCAAGATTGCTTTTTACTGAGACGACTGGTCATGAGGACATGATTAATTTCATGTCCTCTTACCAGACTCAGGACAAGAAAGGTAAGCATTATCATCCGCATGGTTTTCTTTGTTGGTATGGATGTAACAAATACGGAGAAATGAACGGCTTCATTCAACCAATTAAACGTGTGCCTGAATATGTATGGATTTTCGATTTTCAGAATAAAGGCTATCAAAGACTGAAAAAAGATCAATCCGTCGTTCCTAAGTTAAACGACATCGTTTCAAAGGAGCCTCGCGGCTCACCGTACGAAATGGCAAACGTAAAACCCATACTGAGCCAAACTTCAAAACGAGAAATTAAAAGGAGAAACAAAAATGCCAGCAGCAAAAAAGACAGAAACAAATGACACTCAACTTCAGAAAAACGTTCGGTTTTACCACAGATTCATGGAAACTCCGAAGGACGCACAGAAGTCGTTTAACAACGGTCGATTCAGCGGCACGGATATTAATCCGATGTGGCGAATCAAGATCCTTACTGAAGTGTTTGGCCCGTCCGGATTCGGATGGTGGACTCAGAACGTCCGTTACGAATTTGTGGAAGCAAATGTAACGCCGCCAGATGCAAAACAGGAACAGAAGGAGACTTCTGTGTTCTGTGAGCTGGAACTTATAGTAAAAGATCCTGAAACCGGAGAAGTAAGTCAGCCAATTTATGGCGTAGGCGGTAACACATACATCGCATGGAGTAAGTATGGCCCAAGAGCTTCGGACGAAGCTAAGAAGATGGCTTATACTGATGCTCTGTCTATCGCCTGCAAGAGTCTTGGAATTGGTCACGACATTTGGTATTCAAATGATCGCACGAAGTATACGATTAACGACACTTCTGTTCCTCAGGTAGAAAAGACTGCAGAAAAGACCAAACCCGTTATTGCAAATACCGCAGAACAGTCAGTTGAACACACTGTTGATACGGCAACAGTAATTGATGAAATCGCAAAGAAGCTTGATGAAATCGGAACGAAAATGAGCACGAAAGAAGAAAAGCTCGCGTTTGCAAAAGACAATATTCTTCCGATTATTGGCAGCATGAATTACAAGAGTTGCACTGATATTAACAAACTAATTGCGTTGAGAGATAAGCTTAGTGCATAAAACCGTCGGCAGCTTGAAACACAGCTGCCGACTTTAAATTATCTATTGATAAAAGGAGATAAAAACAATGGCAAATAATGCTCGTATTAGTTTATTCGGAACGGTTCTTCAGGAACCCACCAACAAGCAGGTTAACAACTCTACCGTATTCTCTATGCGCGTAGGAGTGCAGACAACCAAGAAACAGGAGGGTTCTCAGTGGCCCGCAAGTGATGTTTATGATGTTGCAGTATGGGGCAAACCTGGAGAAGCCCTTATCAGTAAGATCAAAGCAAAGACAAAGGTTTGGGTAACAGGAGATTTTATGGTTGGCGAGCCATGGAAGGATCGCCAGGGCAAAGAACATCTTTCCCTTCGAGTTAACGCATCTCATGTGGTAGTGACAAGTGGCGGAAATTATACAAACAACTCAAACAATAATCAGCAGGCTCCCGAAGTAGAAGAAGAAGCTCCATTCTAAGATTGTTCATGCTTAGGAGAAATCCTCTCTTGGTGTCATCGGGAGAACTGTAACGGTACACGTCGAAGCGCGCGCCAACAACGAAGGCGGCACACCCCGGCCTTCTGTTGGCGCTCTTCGCAGCGAAATGTGCTGCGAAGGCTTCCATACAATTTGAAATTCAGATGGCATCTTAGAAAAGGAGATTTTTATGGATAGCATTGCAAACGCAGTTATCGATCTTGCTAATAAACACTTTGGAGAATATAAAATAAGAAACGGACAGGTAATTCCAAACTATTGTCCTATTTGTCATGGTGGAAATAGTCACGATAAGGAAACGTTCGCAGTCGGAATGTATAACGGCGCATTCAATTGCAAACGTGGAAGTTGTTCAGGAATTAATGGAAGCAGAGATGGAAACTTCAAACAGCTTTGCAATTATTTTGGAGAAACAGCATTTGAATTTTCTGCTTTGCCGCAGTCTATTCGTGCGGCGAAGAAGGTTTATGTTAAACCTGATCCTGAGAAGCTGCATCCGATCACAGATGAAATAATCACTTACTTTTCAACTCGTGGAATCTCAGCAGATACACTGGAAGACTTCAAAATCTGTTCTGATGAAAAAGGAAATATTGTATTTCCATTCTATAGAAACGATGAATTAATCTACGTAAAATACCGGAAACCAAAGAAGCATACAAAAGAAGATGGACCTAAAGAGTGGCAGGACACAAACACAGAACCAATCTTGTTTGGTATGGATAATGTTGCATACAACAAGCCGCTGGTAATTACCGAAGGCGAAATTGATGCGTTGTCTGTATATGAGGCAGGCGTTCATAACGTAGTGTCTGTTCCGTGCGGCTGTTCGAACCTTGAATGGATTACTCTTTGCTGGGAATGGCTGGAAAAATTCAATGAAATTATTCTCTTTGGTGATTCAGATGAACCCGGAATGGAAATGGTTACAACTCTGATGAAACGGCTGGGCGAAGACAGGTGCATGATTCCGAAAGAATATCCGGAGCTGGTTTTTAATGGAAAGCCGTATAATAGGATCTGCAAAGACGCCAATGAAATATTAATGTGCTACGGTCCGGAGGGATTAAAAGCTCTTATAGATGCTTGCGAACCGGCTCCTATCAAAGGAGTTCTGGATGTAAGCACAATCAACTATGTTGATCCAGCAACAGTTCCGAGGATTATGACTAAGATCCCCGCACTGGATAATATGATCGGCGGCTTTGAAGAAGCAGGCGTAACAATTGTTTCTGGAAAAAGAGGAGAAGGCAAGTCTACTATTACTTCCACCTTTGCGCTCTCTGCAATTGAACAGGGACATAAAGTTTGTGTTTACTCTGGTGAGCTGTCGTCTAACAGGTTTCTTGAGTGGATTATGCTACCCGCAACAGAAAGCAGGTTTGTTTCCTATCGTACTGATCCAAGATCCGGCAAAAGAATTTGCTACGTGCCAAATGAAATCCAGCAGAGAATCCGTGATTGGATGGCCGGAAAAATATATTTGTTTGATAACGGATATGTGTTCGAAGAAGAACAGTGTACGGCTGTGTTAAAGTGTTTCGAAATGTGCGCAAGAAGGTACGGTTGTGATCTGTTCATCATTGATAATATCATGAGCCTACTGACTACGGCCGACGAAGAAAACAAAGCACAGGCAAGATTTATGGCAAAGGTAAAAGCATTTGCAAGCAAGTTTAAAGTTCATGTAATCACGATTGCTCATCCTCGTAAGGAAAAGGCGGACTCCACTTTTACGTCAGACAGTGTATCGGGAAGTTCGGTGATAACAAATCTTGCAGATAATGTATTCTGTATTGAAAAGCCTAATATTCGGGTTACCAAAAATCGTTCTTTCGGAGAGACTGGATATATTCCCTGTGACTATGATCCTGTAAACCGAAGAATTTATCAGAAAAGTATTGGCGACAGAACAATCTACGGCTGGGATCATCATGGAATTAAAGAACCAGAAGATCAGGCTTGTCTGCTTCCGGAGTTCCAGGTTCAGCCAGGAGAAAATCAATCAGCACCATTTTAAAACTAATGCGGTGGCGGAATAGATAGACGCTATACCGGGTAGGATGAAGTGTTTGCGTCCCGGCATGTGAGACTTCTAATGGCAGCTTGGCTATACTGCAAGCATGTGAGGTGACAGAAATTCAAATCCTCACCCGCATTTTCGGAGGATATTATTATGAGTGTTTGCATTTCTAGTGACTGTAAAAAGTATAAAGAATGCAAAAAAGCAGCAATAAATAACGAAGGAATACATACAGCAACAGATAAAGCGCGGCACGTTTCAGGAACAAGTAACGGAAAAAACGAATACTGGTGCGGTGAAAAAGGCAATTATAAATTATTCGTTCCAATGAAATAGGAGAAGCTATGCATAATATTGAACACTATAATTATCCTGAAAAAGTAAATAAGAAAGAAGTTCAGGCAGAACTTAATGATTATGTAAGTCATGAAACATGGCAGGAAGGCGGCGGTGGAATCGACCCAATCCGTTGGAACGATTATGTCTGCTCTTCCTATAAAGAAGCTGAAGAGTGGATTAAGAAACACGATAAAGGATGGTACGATCAAGTTGCTGTCAAATATTATTCTCCAATTAAAACAAAAACGGCCAAAGTTGACGAACTTGAAGTAAAGATTCTTGATTCTTATAGGATTTATACAGAACGAAACAATGCATGCTATCCTAAAACAAGGACTTCAGAATTTATCGGATGTTCTAAATGTAAAAGCCGTCTGGCAACTAAGTATTTATCTGGGAATTTCTGCCCGGTTTGCCGTGCAGACCTTCGACCTGAATCAACACTCAAGTCTATCATCGCAGCCGAAAATAAATGGAAAAACGCCGTGAAGATGAGAGAAGAATACATAGACAAACATAGCAAGAAAGAAATTCGATGGCTCGTAAAAATTGAATATCATACTTAAGGAGCAGATTATGTCAATTCATATTCAATTTGAAAATGGAAGTAATCCATATGTTCGGTATAATATGACAGATAATGAATTTACGGAAGAACTTGAAAAATGGCAAAAGAATTATAACCTCATTCTAACTTCTATGTTTGGAACAATATATTCATACATTGCTAAGGAGAAAACATGAATAAAGACTACATAAAAAGAGACATGATTATCTTTGGTGGATATGATCGAAAGTCTTATATGGGTGGCTGTAAAAATTTCCATTGTTCATATGCAACAATGGAAAAGCTTGTTGAAGAAAATTTTATAGAATTGGATGAATGTCAGAATTATTCTCCTTACACAAGAGACTTTATGGACGTTTTAAAAGACGTTGACAATGTAGAATTTACTGGGTATGCAATTAGCCCGGACAGAGAAGATTATCGTGTAACGATCGACGGTGTTGATGTTGAAATACAAGATACAGACTTTGATACAGTAAGCATTCTTGTTGAATCTTTTCGCGGAGCGGATGAATTCAGCCTGCAACACGATGGACACTCTTATTATCTTCATGCCTGGTGGGATTAAAAAGGAGGTTTTGTTTATGAATGTTTTTTTACTGATTGAAGAATATGAACAGGATTCTTTTTTTAATAAAAGGAAAGAACCGGCCTCTCCGTTCAGCAGCGTTGTAGGTATATATGAAGACAAAAACAAGGCAGAACGAGAAAAAAAACAATTTGAAAGCCAGAAAGAGACTGATGATCAATGTTCTTACTTCATTGAGGAGAGGCCTCTGTTATGAAGTATATAGCTACAATTATTACAGAGGAAAACAGAATTACGGAGATTTTCCTACAATATCTGAAGCAGCCCATTGGCTGGACGCAGAATGTAACAACCCAAACGCGACAATGTTGATCGAATCTTTTAATGAAAACGGAATTAAAAAAGACGAATTCCTTTATACGAATAGAATAAAGTGACTGAAAAATAGAATTACAATTAAACTTCCTATCATGAAAGAAAGAAGACGATGCCTTTGAGCTTATTAAAAACAAATCACAAATATAGTTATTCACAATTGTCTTCATTTTCAGAATGTCCTTTTGCTTATTATTTAAAACATATCGAAGGCGTCAACGAACAATCTAATGGATTTGCCGAACAAGGCAGCCTTATTCACGATATTTTAGATAAATGGGCAAAAAAAGAAATTAGAAAAGAAGATATGGCAGCAGAATATGAACGAAGATACAGCGACGAAGTAGTGACGCTGTTTCCAAGGATGCTTGCTGCAAAAGGATATTCAGAAAAAACATATCTTCAGGGACTGGAATACTTTAAAAATTTTGATGGTTTTCCAGGATATGAAGTCGTATCAGCTGAAGAAAAATTCGATCAGCCAATTAAGTTAACGGACGGGACAACTCGTCCGTTTATTGCTTTTGTAGATCTGATCCTTCGGGATGAGTTTACCGGCGGCTTAGTTATATTCGATCACAAATCAAAGTCATGGACAGAATTTCGGAAACACAGAGACGAGATGTACAAACAGCAATATCTGTATTCATATTTTGTTCATGAGAAATATGGCGAATGGCCTTCTGCAACAGCTTTTAATTTATTTAAAGAAGGCGGACGCAAAGATGAACAGGAATTCTCAATGGATGTTTACAATCAGACAATGCAATGGGCGACTGATGCAATTCACAATATAGAATCTTATGACGTTCTTGACTGGATGGAATGTAAGGAACAAAAGATAAGTAAAAAGACAGGAAAGCAAGAACCAGATATGTTCTGCAGTGCGATATGTGGAGTACGCGGATCATGTCCTAATTCTATAGCGAGGTAAATAATGTACAGACCATATACAGATCATACAGCTGATTACGCAACGGGATCAGCAAATGCAGAATGGCGCAGAATGGCCCGATTAGCTTTAAAGATAAGAAGCGGGAGATGCAATCCGGATTGGGCTGATGAACAAACAGAAAAGTTTACAGGTATTTTTAAACGTCTGTTGACAGATCCGCTTACAGAAGTTGAAGAAGAAGCAAGAGGATAACACTATGTTAAACGGAACTAAAAAACTCTTTCCGACTGAATATCAAAAATTTAAAGAGGCGATGATCAAAGCGGCTGAAGATGATTCGCTTCCTGTTATGTTACAGTTAAACGATGTAAAAGATTATGCATTAAAAGATTTTGAAGAAGCTTTTTTCGAGTTTAATCAAGACACTGGATTGGATATTTCCGGTATGTTCTTTTTATGCAACGATTGTGGTAGGCTTCATGTCGCTTTAGAAGTCAATTACCCGGAAGAAGAAGAAAAAACATTATTGCAATAAGGAGATGCACGTTATGAAGAGAACTGAAATTTCTGCGCCGTGGGTAACTTTTTTTAACGAAATAACACAACTGTTTAAAAACGATCCTGAGGTGAAGGTATCGTACGACAACGACTCCAAAGAAATTAAAATTAACGTAACCAACTACGAAAAAACACAGGCTCTTAAAAAAATACTTCCATCTACAAAAAAGTTTGGAAATGTATGTGTTCGTATTGTTATTTCTTATGTTGAACGCAAGTTGATAACCGCTAAAGACATTTTTGACGCGGCATTCAAAGGTAATCCGGCTTTTAAATATACATTTGTTTTCGATACAGATACAAACCCGATTACATATGTTGTTTTTGCAAAAGAAGTTGTCCAGTATTGGAATGATGATATGAGTGATCCGCATGGTATTACCAGTACGCTGTATCAAAATATTGCAAAGAATGTATTCGAATATGACGGAGTAATTTACAGTACTGATTCCGATTCAAAAAGAATTGTTCAAAAGAAATATTTTCAGAATCACGCAACCAATGAAGAAGTGGAAAGATGGGATTGGTATAATGGCCCAGGCTCTTTCCACAGCGGTGCTTCTATCGACAAGACTTTGCTTGAAAAAGAAAACCTTAATAAAGAAGCAACTCCCGTGAAAGACGAAAAGACTTTCAAATCTATTTTTAGCGGGAAATAATCAATTAATTGATTTAAAGGGTAGCATCGGAGTAATTAACCGATGAGATAATGCGCTCCTTCGCAAGCCTTTAAATATACTTCTTTACCAAAGGAGTGGTATCGTATGAACAATTTAAAGAAATTATACCCGGAAGAATATAAAATATTAAGGCACAAATGGGGTTCGATGATAACTAGATGTACAAACCCTAATAATAGAAACTATGTCAACTATGGTGGACGTGGTATTACAGTTTGTGACAAGTGGCGAAAATTTTCTAACTTTTTTGAATGGAGTTTAGATAATGGTTTTCATCTTGGATTAACCATAGATAGAATAGATACTAATAAAGGATACGAACCTAATAATTGTCGATATATAACAAACGAAGAACAACAACGAAACAGAAGAGACAACAGATGTTTTATCGATCCATTTGATAACGAACAATTATGTTTAGCCGCAATAGCAAGAAAATACAATATTCCAGAAGATACATTTCGAAAAAGAATTGATAAATACAATATGCCTTTAGAAAAAGCTTTAACAAAACCGTTTCGTGAAAATACTAGATGGCATATATTGGTTGATCCGATCGATGGCGAACAACTATGTTTAACCGATTTAGCTAGGAAACACGGAATGTCGCCTTTAACACTAGATTTAAGACTTCGCAAAGAATGGAATCTTGAAGAAGCCATTACAAAACCTATAAATAAAAGGGTGACACGTAAAAATGTTACAGTTTGAACCATATCATGTGCACAGTTGTTATAGCAACGCATTAACACAACCAGATTCTACTGTATTTATTTCTGACTATGCGAAAACATACAGAGAACGAGGCCATAAAGTTCTCTGTATGTCTGAACATGGAAACAGATCAAATGTATGGGAACAATTTGATATTGCAGAGGCGTATAAGAATGATAAAAACAATCCTTATACGCTTACACCTCTGGCTGCTGCTGAAGTGTACTTTGTCCCAAATCGTTTGCCGGACGCAGATGGAAAGAAAGACGGCAGAAATTTTCACCTAATCCTTGTTGCAAAAAACATGGAAGGATTCTACCAGTTAAATGAAATATTGTCTGAAGCAAACCTGAGCGGATATTACTATCATGCAAGGGTAGATTTCGATCTGTTAGGGCGGCTTAATTATAAGAATTTTATGTGCACAACTGCTTGCGTGGCAGGTATTACGAAAGACGAAAACTTCGAAAGACTGGCCTGTCAACTTGGCGAGATCTTCCGGGAGAATTTCTATCTGGAAGTGCAGCACCACCCTCAGCAGATTCAAAAAGAAACAAATATGAAAATACTGCGGCTTTATCAGAAATACAGATGGCCGCTGATTTATGGAACAGATTCCCATTATATAAATAAAGAAGATAAAATTCTCAGAACAGAATTGATGCTTTCAAAAGGAATCAGTTACGGCGATGAGGATTCTTTTGATCTTTACCTTCCAACAGCACAGGAAGCGTATAATCTTCTGGAAAATCAAGGCATCCTTACAAAGGCGAAAATAGAAGAAGCAATGGAAAACACATTGATTCTTCGTGAATTTGAAGGTGTCAACTTTACGAAAGAGAAAAAGATTCCAAACGCATTCCCAGATATGTCACTCGAAGAGCGTAACAAGCTTTACAAAACAACTTGTATCGATGAATATACACGTAAAGCAGGTGCGCCAACCGAAACCGAAAGAAAAGAACTTGAAGACGAGATGAATGCTGTAGCCGATACAGGTACGGCTGACTACTTTCTTCTCTGTAAGCGGATAGTTGATCGCGGAAGAGAACTCGGCGGCATTATTACGAAGACTGGAAGAGGCTCCGGTTCTTCGTTTGCAACAAACTTTTCACTAGGGTTTACTTCTCTGAACAGGCTTCACAGTCCCGTAAAGCTTTATCCTGAAAGGTTTATTTCTAAGGAAAGAATGGCAGCTGGAATTTTGCCTGACTTGGATATCAACTTGACAAACGTAGAAGCGTTTGAAAGCGCCGGACAGGAAATTCTTGGCGAATACGGTTGCCTGCCGATGATTAACTACGGCACAACCAAAACGCTGTCGGCTTTCAAGATGCTCGCGAAGGCAAGAGACCTTGATTTTACGCTTGCTAACGAAGTATCCAAACAAATTAAAGCTTACGAACTCGACGTGAAACATGCAGTCGAAAACAACGTAGATGACCCTGATTACAATGTAGACGACGACGTGCAAATCGATTCCTATGTGGAAGAACAGTATCTGGATTTAATTGATGATTCCAAGAAATATCAGGGTATCGTCCTTTCGTTAGGCCCGCATCCGTGCGCTCACCTTCTTTTAGATAAAGATATCCGAAGGGAGATTGGTGTTGTTCGGATTAAAGGAGATAAGATCGTCGCTTATATTGATGGTGCTACAGCAGACGCCTACGGATATCTGAAGCTGGACTTACTGCGTGTGACTGTCGTTGAAATTATCGCGAAAACGTTCAAAAGGATTAACCTTCCTGTGATGGACGTGGACGAACTTCTCAAGAGAGTTAAGAACGACAGCAATGTGTGGAATTTGTATGCCAAAGGATATACACAGGGTTTAAACCAGTGCGAACAGGAGAAAGCCACGCAGCGTATTATGCGGTATAAGCCGCGCAACATCGTTGAACTCGCAGCGTTTGTGGCTGCCATCAGGCCTGGTTTTAAATCCATGCTTGAAACATTTATCTCCAGAACTCCTTTTAAGTACAATATTCCGGCGCTTGACGACTTGCTTCGGTCGAAGGAGATTGAAGACTCCTTCTTACTTTATGATGAACAGGTGCTTTCTATATTGATTTCTGCAGCTATTAAAGCTTCAGACGCCTACGTGTGCCTGAAAGGAATTAAGAAGAAAAAGTTCGACAAAGTGGAAGCATTTAAAGAAGAGTTCAGGAAGGGCTACGCTGCGTATCTAAAGGAAACCGAGCATGCAACAGACGAAGAAGCACAAAAGATCGTAGACAACATTTGGGGTATTATTGAATCCTCTGCGTCATATCTTTTCAATGCGAGCCATTCTCTGTGCATGGCATGTGACAGTTTATATGTTGCTTGGTTAAAAGCTTATTATCCATATGAGCTTTATGCTACAATGCTTCAGATTTTCAGCGAAAAGAAAAACAAAGACAAAATCGCTAATATCATCTCAGAAATGAAGCGATACAAAGACATCCAGATCACTCCCGGTAAATTCGGGCAGGACAACAGAGACTGGCTAATCGACAAAGAAAATCATATGATCAGTCAGAATCTTGCAAGTATTCGTTATATGTCTCCGCAGGTTGCTGAAGATCTTTATAATCTTAGTAAGCAAAATGAGGTGTATATCGGATCTGAGCTTAAAACAGATACATTCACACCAGAAGCAAAGAAAGAAATCGCTAAATTGAAAAAGAAGTTAAAGCCGCTTCAGGAAAAAGCAGAAGCCTATCTTGCAAACGGCGGCGACGAATTCGATGGGGAATTTCTTGCAATGTACGACGAAGGATATCCGCTTGAACAGGAAATCAAAAGGATTGAATCTGATAATTCGTCTTATCTTACACGCGGCGGAGAAGTAAAACATTACGTTAAACTGGATTGTTTTACAAACATTCTTCGTGCTATACAAATGAATACGTGTTTGGACACGCGACAGATTGAAATTCTTATCGGATTAAACTACTTTGAGCAGTTTGGAAAAACAGAAAAACTAATGAAAGTATTTAATGAATTCTTTGCAGGAGACAAAAAACTAACAAAACAAATCAAATCTTTCGAAGAAAGACTGACTTTGTGCAGGCAATACGAAAATTCATTAGATGACTCCGACCTCCCGGCCGGCTTACGCCTACGCTATGAAATGGATAACATCGGTCTGTGTCTTTTCACCAATTCCGATGCTCTTACGAACGTATATTTCGTCACATCAATTGATGATAAGTATAGTATTAAACTAAACTTATATAACATTAGAAGAGGAACGACCGGAATAGTAAAAGTAGCAAAAAAGGACTACCATCTGGTAGGAGAAGGCTCATGTATTAAAATTGAGAGCTACAGAAAAAGTCCAAAATACACATACAATAAAGGCGTTAAATCAATCGTGCCGGGAGAAACAGAAATATGGGTAACAAATTACAAGGTAATACAAAAAGGTGAAGCAAATATTATGTAACAGCTTACCTTACAAAACGACTCCCGTAGTGATAATTAATGGAGGTTAAAGTCATAACAAATGAAAAGAATTTATGGGATTCCAAGCGCTTTCGGAGGACAGGATTTCTACGATGACACAGGTCAGATTGTAGGATATTCTATCCCGGGTATAGGTGGCGGCAAAGATTACTTTGGCTACAACGGCGAAAGAGGTTTCTCTGTCGACTCTGTAATCAGCGGTTCAGATTATTACGGATCTGATGGAACAAGAGCGCATTCTGTTGAATCAGTGTTCGGAGGCGAAGATATCTACGGAGATATTTCTGGCTTCTCTATAGACTCAACATTTGGCGGCTCTGACATATTTCTTGACGACTAACCAGTAGTGATAAAGGGAGTCCCTATAAAGAAAGAAGGGACAACCTATGGGCTATATGCTGCCTTTACGTTTTATAAAAGTATCCACAAAACCAACAGTATCTATATGTGCTACGCGAATTGTTGCTATGATGTCTACTGATATATATCAGGCAAGACGAACAATTCACGACGAAAAAAAAGCAGGCTCTTTAATTAACGCTTGCGGAACAAGCGCTGCAAAAACAGCAATATTGCTGGACAATGGAGCTGTCGTTTCATCGCCGTTATCTATCCCGGTCTTAATGAACGCTATAGAAAAATCAAACACGAAAGCTATCGCAAAAAACAATGTGCGGCTGAAAGTATATGATGTTCAGGATGAAGAACCTTCTCCGGATATCGATGATCTCGTGTCTGATATTTCAGGTTTTGATGAAGATGACGATTTCGATAGCGATGAAGATTACGATGAATAACGCTTAGGCGTTTTCATAATTTACATTTTCTCAACGACAAAGATTTAAAAGGAGAGATCACACATGAAAGAAACCCGCATTCAGAAGATTACCCGTGACATCGCTGCCTACCAGGAAGCCATCGAAAATGCCGAAGGCGCACTTGCAGAAGCAGAACGCGAACTTAACGAAGAACTCGACAAGTATTGTGATGATGTAAGCATCGAAGACTATCCGGAGTATAATAAGGATTAAAGAATAAGGATAAGGAGCCGCCCAAAAGCGGCTCCGTTTTTTAAAAAAAGGAGAAATAAAAATGGGCTACTATGCAAGTTATGAAGGCCATATGCGATTTAATAAAACTCCCGACGATAATATTCTAAATATTATTACAGACTGTTTTGAAAATCATGACTATGATGCAGACGGCCTGGGTGTAAGTGTGTATGGCGACGATAAGTATTATGAAGATT